AACAATTTGAAAATAACCTTCACCAATAACGTGTGTAAAGTAAGGAAATGACCATTCCATTATTTCTTTGAGTCTTTCTTTTGGAATACCTTGTTTTATCACAAGCATTTCAACTTCATAAAATTCATAGTGTCTTCCAACCCACACATCATTTAATTGTTGAATTGTATATTGTATTTCACCTTGCCATGGGTCGTTAATAAAGAATTTATCGTTTTCATAACCGCTTACAATAATCCAATGTGGAATACCGTGAGTAAATGTTCTAACAATTGGTAAATTACCGCTGTCTATAACTGATTTTAAATGTTGGAATGGTTCTTGTGAATTTACATGGTGAGTATATGTCATACCCAATGAATTCATACCTTTTTCAAGTCTTTCTGGTGGGGTACCAGTAATATTATCAGTACCACATAAATCACAAATTTCCATGATTGAGTAATGCTGTTTTTTAGGATTTTGTGGAAGTGCTTCGTAAGCCATCATAATACATGTTGGTCCGCAGCTAATTCCGTTTGGTTGTGTGTAATGCTTAATAGTCTGTTTCATAATTAATGTCATCATAGTCATCTTCATCTTCATCATCGAAGTCTGAATCTTCTTCACCTATGATTTGTTCTAAGAACCCCTCACCTATAAAAGTTCCAAATTCATTGTTAAACAATCTTTTTAATGCTTTTGCTTCATCTAAGGATATTTCTTTAAATTCAACTCTAGATAATAAATCTTCACCATCAGAAAATTCTAATTGAAATTCTTTATCCTCACCGAATTCGTATACGAAATCCCATGTAATGCTTAATGCTAATTCTTCAAAGTTTTCAACTTCTCTGTCGTTCATGACTATGAAACCACTAACTTCGATTTCATTTACCATGCTACTAAATTTTGCCAAATATTTTGCCATTATTAATAATTTTTATGTAAATATAATAAGTTTAAAACTAAAATAAAGATTTTATAACTCATTATTATTAAATTCTTCCTCATCATTTCCTTCAAATATAGGGTTTTTGACATAAAAAGAATAATTACCAGCTTCATTACCAAAAAAATAAACTTCATCACCACCTATTATTTTTTTAGGTATATCAGTAAAACCATTAGCTAAATGGAAATAACCTAAACCTTCTTTTGCGTTATAAACAGCTAAATCCATTCCTGATGTGTTTCCAGCATCTGTCGGTATTACAACCCCAGAAACACCAGCAATAACTTGTTTTAATTGAGTTGTTTTAACTCTTTTTGCTGCTTTTTCGCTTTGTTCAAAGACTAAAGAACCACTTATTCTAATTTCATTCGTATATCCTATTGGTGAACCAGTTTTATAACCAACTGAATTTGGTCTATATATACCTACCATACCATTTTGACCATGATTTCTATGGGTAAAATTTGTATGTACCCAAACTGTTTCACCTAAAAGCTCTTCGGCATCAACATAACCATTAACTGGTTTTCTACTTTCAAAATATTCTTCATCAATGGTTTCTTTTATTAACCCTTTAGTGGCTAAATACCTTTGTTCTGATAGGATATTTGCTTTAATAATGTTTAATTTTTTATCAAATTTACGCATAATTACTTTTTTATAATAAATATGCGTAAATTATTAAAACTAAAGTTTATACTATTATCTTTTTAAAGTTTTCAGTTTCAATCTCTAGGATGGCTTTACCCAATTCTGGACCAGGTTTCAAACCTTTTTCTCTCATTACATCATCACCAGTTACACTCAACTCAAAAGCCAAGAAAGAATCCACCAATTGTGATGGTACACCTTCACGAGTTGTAAAGTTAAGTATTTGGTCAGTTGTAACACCTGAGTTCTTTTGTTTTCTCTTGATTTCAACCGCAGTATCATCATCCAACTCTTTCAAAGAGATAAGAAACATGATGGCTTTGATTTCATCTGTTGAGTATGTCAATTTGTTCAATTGCTTTGGCAAGAATGTTTTATCGTTACTTTTAAGTAATGATGCCATAACAACAATCGGGTCATCTTGGATAATGAATCTATGATTAACTATCAAATCTGGAAATATCCAATCAAATAAATGAAAAATCTCTAGAGTAAATAAAAACTCACCTATCGACTTAGCCGATTTAAGACCTTTTAAGAACTCATCTCTAATTCTTTCATGACTTATACCTTCAAGACTAGAATCTTCTTTCAAAGCCCATAAAATATCATTATCCAAATCACTACCAAACCTTTCAGCAAACCTAATTGCTCGTAGGATACGAAGTCTATCTTCAGAGAATCTATCTTTGGCTGAGCCAACGGTTTTGATTACACCATTTCTTAGGTCTTCAAGTCCACCAACCAAGTCAACAATTTCACCAGCTTCAATATCGAAGAAAAGTGCGTTGATAGTTAAGTCACGTCTTGAAACGTCACCTTCGATAGTAGTAAATTCTACTGAATCTGGTCTACGACCTGAACCGATATCTTTTCTGAATGTTGCAATTTCAAAATCACCTGAATCAGTGAATACATTGATTACACCGAAAGCTTTTCCAGTTGCAAGTGTGGTAAATCCAGCATCTTGCATCATTTGTTCCACTTGGTCTGGTTTTGCGTTGGTAGCCAAGTCAAAATCTTTAGGGTCTTTGCCTAGCACAGCATCACGAACAGCTCCACCAACTACGAATAATTGGAAACTGTTAGCTTTGAAGATATCTTTAATAGTAAGGATATCTTGTGGTAGTTGCATATTAAATTTTACTCTCTGTGTCATAATTTCTATAATTTGACTGCAAAGATATGATAAAATTTTTAATTACAAAATTATTTTGGTAAATTATCTAATATGTCAATTAAATCACTATAATATTGAAAATCTCTATTATTTCTAACCTTCATTTGCATATTATTTAATATATGTCTAGTTTTAGTTATATCATCTAAATTGTTATCAATCATATATTGTTTAAGTGGTTTAAATTCTTCTGTATCTGGTATTTTATCTATTTGTGAAATTTGATGGTGATTAATTTCCTTTCCAGTTAATGTATCTATTTTTGTAATCCCAATAACATTTACAAGGTTAAGATTATTTATTCTATATTCTAAACCATAGTTACCATTCCAAACAATACTTAATCTATCATTTAAAGTACCAGGTATTAAACTAAAACAAAATTTTCTTTGATTACTTTCGGAATTATCATTTTCAATATCATTAAGAATACTAACTAATTTATCACGAGTAAAGTCCAATCCTGTTTTATTTACTTCTTCTAATAGACCATCAATACCATTGTAAAAATAATTTTCACATTGGTCAACCAAGTGATATTCATCACCTAACACTTGTTTGGCAATATCCATATTTAAATATAATAAACGACTTGGGTTTGTGATGTTAAATTTAACAATTACTGGGTTATTTACTTCACCTTTCATTAGGTAACGCATTGCGTGTTTATAATCATAAAAAGCGTATAAACCACCACCTTGCATATTTCTAGTACCAATTCTTAAGCCAGTTTTTTTAATAGCTTCTACGTTTGATTCAGATGTAATATGATAACCAAATAACATGTCTGCAGATGCATCGTATTCTTCACCCATTAACCCTTCCCTAAGTAATTCTTTAACTAATTTCTTGCTCATAATTTTCTAATAAATCGTTTATTTGTTTTATTTGTTTTGGCCAAAACCAATTTTCTAAATATCTATACCCTTTTAATTTTTTTAACATTTCAATACCTGTACTATCCCATTCATTGTCAATACATTCTTTATTAAAAATTTCCATATTAAAATCATCATTAGGTTTAAATAACATATCTTTTTTCTTATGATATTGTTCACCTCTATCTGAAAGTCTATTATCTGAATTTCTTTCTGGTTCATGACTTTCAAATTTATTTAAAAATTCTTGTCTAGAAATACGTTCCATTGTTTTTGGGTTATAACCATGTTTACCAGATTCACCAAAAAACACTGCTTTAATCATATTTGGATTAATATTACCTACAAATAATGCTTGTCTTTCATTACCCATTAGAGCTGCCGCCACTTCTGGTCTATCAGAATCTCTAACAAAAGGTATTGCACTATTACTAGCTTCATCCCTTGCTTTAAGGGTTCCATTTATTTTTCTATCTTCAGCATCTTTCCAATATTGGGACATTTGACCTTGAACAGTATATGAACCACCAGGCCAAACAGGTGCTTCTAAATCACCTACTTTAACACTTAATTCCATAATAACTTTTATTCCTCTGCTACCACTTGGATATGTAAATTTTTTAGCTGTTTCATAATCTAATGTTACAAATAATCCATTAGGGTTATTATTGCTTTCGTATGAATAAATTCTTCTGGCTTTTTCTTGACCACTTAAACCAAATTTAGCTGCCATTATAGCATCTTCGTATTTATTAAACCCATGGTACACTCTAATTGTTTCATTATCATGTAAAGGCGATTCATCTTCCATAGATGTAAATTTACCTTTATTATAATTGTAATTAGGGTTAATAACTCTAATCTCATTGATTAACGATTCTCTAAGTAATTTTTTAATAGTAAATTTACTCTCAAATAATTGACCATGGTGCAACAGATTTAAAAGCGTATCTAAATCCATATCACCAGAATTATTATCCATAGTTACATTATATGGTTTTTCAGCACCTATATTGACTCTATTTACCATGAGTTTTCTTCCTTTATCAATTTGATAGGTATTATTTAACTCTACACCATGCTTTTCTAATTCTAATTTATCATTAACAAATGTTTTTATACTAACATTATCTGTTTCATCAAAATCGTACTCAATATCATTTAAATGTCTAAGAATAGCATCCAAATCATATTCATCCATAGTGTCAATATGGTCAAAAAAATGTTCTATTTCATACTTATCGATGTTATATGGATTTTTTTCATAAACATAACCTAAATATACCCCACGACTATCCTCACCATATCTTAAAGTCTCAAGTGTTTTTTTCAAAACACTTGGTGTTACATCACTAGTTAAAGCTTCTTCAAAAACTTCACTATAACCACCACTAGCCATGTCATCAACACTAGTTTCCAATATAAAATCCCAGAATTTATCACTAGCTTGTTTTAAAAATTCAAAAGGTCCAGAACCATCCATTATGCTATCAAAAAAATAACTAGCAGGTACTGGTCTATCCGTGGCATCCATAAGTTGATTGCTTTCGAAGTGTAATTGATATTTCTCATCATTGTATTTATCAACCAATACGTATAGCGGACCATCAGAATTATAATTATCAAACATGTTGTTGGACTCATCAGCTGCAGTACACCATTTAGTACCTTTACCGATAAGACACGATGCTCTTTCAGTTTTAGGAATCATAATTAACCATTCCCCATCTTCATAAACCTTATCAATCTCATTTTGTTTTATTTGTCTAATTTCGTCTTTGTTGCTGGTAGCCATTGTATCGCCACCTTCTTCAAATTCTTTTACAACATCATATAAATCATTAAGATTTTTAAATTTGTTTATGTCTCTGGATTCTACTGGTATTTTATTGAAGAATTTATCAAAAAGTTTTAAGTATTCTTTTGCTTTATAAAAATCTTCTTCTTTTAATTGATTTGTTCTAATTAAATTGTATAACCAAGTGAAATAACCTTTGTTAAAATTATCACCTCTTCTAGGGTATAAATCATTCAATTTATTGAATAATGATTCATCACCTTTAAGTGCTGGAAATTTTTCTACATTTGAGTAAAATTTAGTCCACGCATCATTAACCGTAATCTCCGTAATAAGGCTTTCTCTTAGTATTTCTTTAATTATATTCTTCATACTAATAAATATCGATTAAAATAAAAAAGGGCCCATAAGGCCCTATTTTTTTAATATCTTTCCAAGTCTTTTAACTCGTTCCCTAAATTGGGCTTCTGTACCGTTATTATCAATTATTATATCAGCACATGATTTATCGATGTTGAATGAACTTACATCTTCCAATGGAAGTCTTTCACTCGCATCAATCCAAATAACCAAATCAAAAAGGTTTTGATTGATACATTCTTCAATCTCACCTCTATCTCGCATTCCAACATAGCAATCAGCCATTTCTAAAATACCTTTGGCAAGTCTGGCTTTATCATCTACGTTATAATCGCAAATCATTTCATACCATTCTTGTCTATGATTCATACGGTCCTCAAAACATTCAATCGATGTTGTGTATCCGTATTTTTCTTTTAATTCATCATAAATGAATATATCAGCTGCAGCTTGTGATGATGAAATGAAGGTTAATCCAAATTCATCTCTGAGAATTTCGGCAAAGGTATCCTTGCCGTGTCTCATATTCCCTATAATAAGTAATTTTGGTAACATATTAGTCTTCTAATTTTACATAAACATCAAACCCTTTTCCATACGAATCACCACCGATGTTATCCAATTCAACACCATCGTAACTTACTGAATCAACAACGTCACCATGCTCATATAAATCTGTACGTATTTCAGAATACATAACGATTTTTAATTTATTGATATCAAATTCATCCGCTTCAAATTCAGCTTCAAATAAAGTACCTTTTTCAGTTGTTACACAACAAATAGCCATGTCTTCATCAGTGTTGCCATCATCAAAATATTTGTAATCAATAACTTCTGGATATTCTTCATCTAAATCTTCATGAGACATATCTAACACGTCATTTGAATTCTCATCCGTAACGGTTAATATAAACCCAGCAAATGGTCCAGTTAAATGAATAACATCATCAATTTCATTCCATGGTGCAATACCATAGTCTTCTGAATTATTCATAATTTCTTCCAAAGATAAATCTTCATCTTCAATCAACGATTTAATGATTTCTTTTTCTTCTTGCTCTAAATGGCCAATGGTCAATTCTGAACCTAGACCATGAAATGTTATAGTATACTTCATTATTCTTCGTCTTTTTCTACAATTACACCAAATTCTTCACCAGTGATTTTATCACGTCTAATGTCTTGTTCTATCATTTCATCCCATAATGAACCATTTTCTTCATCACCATTTTTAAACATCTCCTCTGAGTTAGATTCAATGTAATCTATAATTTCTTCATCAGTCATACCTTCTAACTGTGGATAATCATCAACGTTGATAGTGATGTCTTCTCTAATCATGTAACTACAATATGATTCTGTAGCACATACTTTAAATGTTCTTTTTTCTGCCATAATTTTATATTTTTATTTTTTTATAATTTTATCAAACTTACGAAATACTTTTTAAACTACCAAACTTTTATAAAATAAAAAAGTTCCCAAATTGGGAACTTAATTAATTATGATAGTAATTCGATTTTACCTCTAAGCACATCTTTCAATGATGCTGTTTTGTTGGTTATGTGGTCAACTACTATTGAATCTTTCACTCTATATGTTCTACGTTTGTCGCTTCTATCACCTTTGCCGATTTGGTCTCTTCGCTCTTCTACGCTTTCTTCTAAGTGTCCTGTTCTATAATAATCGTTTACACGCTTTGTAAGCTCTTTTAACGCATCTTCTTTGTTCTTGTGTTGATTTCTACCATCTCGAACTACTTTGATGCTTGTGGCTATGTGTGTAACTACTACACATGAATCTGTAGTGTTTTTATGCTGGCCACCATTTCCCGTGCCTCTGGTTGTTTCTAAACGATATTCGTTAGGGTATAATTCTACCTCTTTATAATCGTTTTCTTCCATTATTGCTACGGTAATTGAACTGGTGTGAACACGTCCCTTCTTTTCAGTTGGTGGGACCCTTTGCCAACGATGATTTCCTACTTCATTCTGGAATATCTCTTTTACCTTTGGGCCGCTAAAGACATAGATGGGCGAAGCCGCTTCTTTCTTCGACTATGCTACATTCTAAATTGTTAATTCTTGCCGTCTTGGTGTAGATGTCTAACATCTGTTCCACCAACAGCTTTGCATCTGTTCCACCTTCCGCATCACGGATTTCTAAATGAATCTTTTGTCCCATTGGTTTTTGTTTTTAATTATTGTTATTAATAAAGAAAGCCCATATTTCTATGGGCTTCTTAAGTTTCAGAATAGCATGTTTGGTTTTAATTTTCAGATTTAAAAGTTTTTTAACTTGCTGTAACTATTCTTTATTTCTTTTACCAGCACCATGCCGTTTCATGGGAATTAAAACCGCCAAATTGGGGGTTTGCTAATAAAATTAGTAGCGGAGGAAGGAATCGAACCCCCGACCTCAAGGTTATGAGCCTTGCGAGCTAACCACTGCTCTACTCCGCATTATATTTTAATTATGTATTTTTAGTCTTTCTTCATTATTTACAATCTTTTTAATTTGATTGCAATTACAACAAAGAACTTGGTATTCATCAGTACCTGCTTTTAATTTTTTTAGAACATGTGAATAATAAGCACCGCCTATATCTTTCCTTTCTTTAGTACCACCACCAAATTTATGGTCGATAGCTAATGCTCTATCATCATTAAAACCACATTCTATGCATTTACCACCTAAAAACTCTAAGATTTCTTTTCTTTGTTTTGCAACTCTTTTTTGTCTACTAATTGCATCACATCTTCGTCTATCTTCAATGTTTTTATACATGTTTTTAATTTTATTAGACTATCGTAAAGGACTCGAACCTTTTTCCAACACCCCCAATGGATGCCGCACTTCCCTAGTGCTCACGATAATATTGTTGACCAGAATCACTTTGTTTTTCCATAATAAAGTGTTGTTTGATTGCTGAACGGATTCTTTTGTCAATATGTGTATCTCAAGATGGTGGTTCGCTTTTATTTTCCTTGACTAGCGTGTACATGGTAGTAGTATTTTAAATGCCCTCACAACATCTGGGATTTTGCCACTTTCGTGTTGGATGTATGAACTCATGCTATTTCAATGTGGTTCAAGAACAACTCTGGAGACCCTTACTCCTTCATCTGATTTAGTTTGTTTTAGTTTCTTTTGCAGAAACCATCTTTTTAGATATTTTTTAATATGTGTATGAACGTGTTTTTATTAATTATATGCAAATCTACTAATAAATATATGATATTCCAAGTTTTTTTGCAACTATTTTTAAATTATTTTTCAATGTCCTGATTTTCAGGTTCTTGTGGTATAATATTTTTTACCATTTCTTTAACTATAACAAAAATATCTTGTTTTTCGTTAAGCATATGAACAACATTAAGAACTTCATAATATTGTTCATTCATATAGACATATTCATCTCTTCTTGGGATGATAACCATTTCTACATTTCTTTTTATCGGATGCCATTTACTGTTTAGAATTGACACCGTATATTTAATTTCATTCATAATATAAATATAATATATAAATGTATTTTGTAAAGTATTTATATATAACATAACATCATCTAAAATCTAACATCATGAAAACACAAAACACTAAAGGTTGTGGTTGTAAACCACCGAAAAAATAATCAAAGGGCTATTAAGCCCTTTTTTTATTTGATAAATTTAACCCCCGAAAAAGCGACTTATCAGGGGTTTGTTATTTCTGTCTCAAAGGTTATTGTTGAGCAGAATCATTACGAGTGGAGATAAGGGGAGTCGAACCCCTGTCCAAAAGCATTCACAAAAGGCTTTCTACATGTTTATCCAATTCATTTAACTGGCAATCTTTCAAGATAGTGCTGGTCCCATATCTATAATGACCCGTATCCGACTTAACCACTCATACGAAAGTGGGTTCTAGTGATTTATCACCATCAAGTGGATTACCACCATTTGCTTCATTTAGGCTGCAGCTAACTCTCTTGTTGAAAACACTGATGCTTCGTTCAAGAAATTTTCTGATACGTTAAATACGTTGTCAATTCAATCTTTTAATAGACAGATTAAAGTGCTTCCAATCTAGCACTACATGCTTACAATCTACGACCATACCCTGTCGATACCGTTTATCCCCATAATATTTAAGAACTTGTGATTTATAAATATGTGGATTTCATTAAAAAACCCACATATCTTTAAATCTTGTGCAAATGTACTACATCTTTTTATTATATGCAAGTTTTTTTGTAATTATTTTTATTTTTTCTTTGTTGTTATTATATCGTCAATGATTCCGTATGCTTTTGCTTCTTCAGCATCTAACCATAAATCACGACTTGCATCTTCTAGCACTTGTTCTGGTGTTTTGTCACAATATTGACCTAACAACGCAAACAATTTAGTATTATATTTTTCACCTTCTGCAATTGAACGTCTGATATCTTGAATGTTTCCAGAAGCACCAGTTGATACTTGGTGAAGCATTACTCTACTATTAGGCAACGAATAACGTTTCCCTTTTGTTCCAGCACCCAATAAAATACTTCCCATACTTGCTGCCATACCAGTGTTAACTGTAACAATTTCAGATTTTACGTAGTTGATGACATCTACAATCGATAACCCAGATTTAACTGACCCACCAGGTGTGTCAACATGAAGTGTAATGTCTTTTACTTCTAAATTATCCAAGAACATAAGTTGTGCTTGAACTACTGTGCTCATTCTATCATTAACTGGACCAGCTAACCAAATTATACGGTCCATCATCAAACGAGAGAAAATATCCATTTGTGTTACACGCATTTCTCTTTCTTCAAGAATATATGGTGTTAAAGATGCATTGGCACCTTGGAATCCAGATAATACTGTTGGGTTGTAAATCATTTGTTGAATACCTTCCCATGTATTGAATTCATAATCAGTTACACCGAAATTCTCTTTGGCATATTGTTTAAAGTCATTTGTTAAATTCATATTTTTGTTTTAATTTTAATAATTTAAATTTGTGGTTATGAATACTGGTGTAAATTCACCCATCCATGCACCGATAATGTTATAGTCGAAATATTCAAGTGCCATACTATATTTAACACTTTCTTCTGTTTGACCTTCTTCGATATCTTCTGGTTCAACCTCCATATCTTTCATTAGAATTTCAATAATTTTTTCAACATCATAAGCAACAACAGGGCCGAGGTTAATTCTCTCGGCCATGCCTATAATTGCTTCATCGAATCCATCACACAATAACGCTTCTGGATTAATTTCTGCTATTTCATCACGAGTCATTAAGCTTCGGATTTTTCAGCAGCATAAAGAGTTTTAATGGACTCTCTAACCACATTCCAAGTTTCAAACGTGAACTTAGAAAGGATACCAGAGTATGCAATTACGTCTGGTTTTGTTATTACTAGTCTATCCTTTTCACTATCAAAATGGATGCTAGCTAATGAATCTTCAACAACTATGTGTTTTTGAGCATCAGTTAATTGTTCGAAAATCTTTTCGTTCAAAACGATTAATACATCGTCACCAGTACGGTATTTCAATAAATCGTTTGCTTTGTTAACCTTGAAAAGTTCTTTCGCAGTGTTGTTTACAACAACGGTAATGTTAATGAATTGGTCCAACCCCACAGCCTTGATTTTTTCGTCATATAATGCTTGGGTGTCCTCAAATGGTTCGTCAAATTTTGCCATCTTGTTTAATTTAATTTATAAAGTAATTGTTATTTTTAATATTAGCAAACTTACTACTAATTTTCTATAGTACCAACATTTTTTTCTAGTTTTTCTTTTAAATCTATTAAAACTGCTTTGGTATCATCATCTAAATTTTTAGGTACTTCAACACCTAACGTAATAAGTATATCACCTCTTTGGTCTTGATTTAAGAATTTCATACCTTTACCTTGTATCCTTAAATGTCCACCAACATCACTATATTCTGGTACTGAAACTCTAATTTTAGTACCTTCAATAAGTTCCACTTCAACCTTACCACCTAAAATAAGCAAAGGATAATTAACCTTTAAATTAAGTTTCAAATCATTTCCACTTCTTTGGTATTGTTTATGTTTGATTTCTTGGATGTTGATAAGTAAATTACCGCATTTACCACCTTTGATACCTTGTCCTTTTTCAGACATAACAAATGTCATTCCTTCAGCTACACCTGATGGGATATCAACTTCAATTGTTTCTTCAGTAGGTTTGGTACCTTGACCATTACACACACCACATTGAACCTTGTATGATTTACCTAAACCAGAACACGTTGGACATTGCATTTGTTGTTGCATCATACCTATTGGTGTTTGTAGAATCCTAGTATAAACACCACTACCATTACATGTACTACAATCATCGATATCTGTACCCCCATGACCACTACATGTCGTGCAAGTACCATTTCTGGAGTATTTGTAAGTTTTTTTAACACCAGTATAAATTTCTTCTAGTGTTAATTTAATAAGCAGATTCATATTGTCACCAATGCGTTCTGCTGGTTGTTGTGGACGACCAAATCCACCAAATCCATTACGAAATGCATTGAACCCGAATGGGTCATGACCACCGCCACCACCGCCAGAATCTTCGTGACCAAATTGGTCGTATCTATTTTTCTTATCAGTATCCGATAAAACCTCATATGCTTCGCTAACTTCTTTGAATGCATTTTCATCACCGCCTTTGTCAGGGTGTAATTCTTTAGCAAGAGTTCTATAGGCTTTTTTGATTTCACTGGCATTAGCACCCTTTTTTAATCCTAAAACTTCATAATAATCTTTTTTATTCATAGTAATGTATTTATATTTTTGCAATATTACGTATAATTATTGATATAAACAAATAAATTATGGTATTCAGAGTAGTTTTATTGGTAAACGGTAAATATAAGAAGACTTTACATAGAAGCAAAACTAGCGAAACAGCATACATCAATTTTCATTCTTTGAGGGAAGAAAATAACAATATTATGTTCCCTAGGAAATTCATCAACTCTAATGGGTTGAAACCAGTAAAATATCAAATATGCGTAACTAAAATCACCGAAGAAGGTGATACGTTTCGTATTCTTAGAGATGGGTACGGTAAATTATATACCGAAGAACCTTTAGGTGATTGGACTATACTAGCTTCAGCTGATTATAATATTGAAGAAACTTTTTGGATTTACGGATTAGAGAATAATAAAGATAGACCTAACGTATCTGAAGTAGTAAAAAGACTTATGATAGGTGCTCATGGTAAAAAAATGGTTAAACAAATAATTGTTGTATATAATAAATTGATAATACACAACGAAGACCAATTTGATATGGTTATTTGTAAGAAATTGGAAGATGCTCAACGATTACACCATACACTAGCCAAAATTGCTAAAAAACAAAAGATTAAGAGTTTATTGTTTATGGGTACTGCTAGTCCAGCTAACATTGGTAGGATGTATGATGTAATTCATGATAACACTGGCTGGCCATATACCAAAATAAGACGTACTAGTACAAGACCATAAAAAAACCCACATATAGTGGGTTTAAAAATTTAAAATCATATTACCAATACTTATTGTTACCGCACAGGTAACAATATCATTTGCACTCATATCTAAAGGACCAAAATCCATTGATTCGAAATAGCAATTAGTAAAAATCCATTGTTCAACAACAACACCAGTTGGGTCAAGCAGGTCAATTGAAAAATCAAATGGGTCTGCTGCTCTTTCACGTAAAATTATATTTAACCTTTGTGCTATCGATGGACCAATAGGGTCATTAAAAACCAATGTCATTGGGTCATATCGAATTTCACATCCATCAGGACCATCTCTTAAAATATATGTTGATGGTCTGCTAGCTCTTTGTATTACCCATTGTTGTATCTCAAATTCTTCTGGCATATTTACCAAAAATCGATTTTGCCTCTTTGGTTCATACGCAATATGTCGATTAATATCTCTATTTACAGGTGGATATACTTTTTTTGGTATAACCCATTTTATTTCATCAGAAACTGATTTTTCCAATCCATTTCTTTCAGCCCATTCTTTTACTATATTTACACACACGTCTTCTGAAAGAGTAAATATAGTAACCATATTTTTAACTATTTTATCACCAGTTACAATATTACCCTCACCATTAATACATTTATTATTGATAATCCTATAATATCTATCTAGATAATTAATTACCATTTGATTTTCTTCCATTAGCTAAATAAACCTTCAAGTCTTTTTACTAGATAGCTAATTCTTTCGTTGTTTCTATCTAGAATTAATTGTTGTTCAGGTGGGATATTCCCAGCGTATTCTGATTTTATCTTTGAATTTACTCTTTGTAAATGGTCACTCTCTCTAAGACATTCGTCATAGATTAATGCTTTGTTTTCGTTAGTCATTTTGTTTGTCGCATTTGCAATTTCCACCACATTCACATGGGTTATCATCAGGTGTTATTTCTTCATCCAAAAGTTCCATCTCAGCAGCTATTGAAAACTGTTCTTTGATATCCTCTATCATTTTATTAACCTTTTCCATATCAGCTTCTTTCATGATTATTGGATTGATACATTCTATTCTTTCTTCACCACGTGTTGGTAAAAAGAATGCGATTGCGTTAGCATCTTTCTGTGCTATTACGTCATTAACCATATCAACGAATGGTTGTGCAATTTCTCTATTGCTAAGTAATTCTATATCTAAATAGAATACAAGCACTAATGGATGTTGTTTTTCTTCTGCCATTTTTTAATTGTTTTTAAATTCCTCAAATGTAACTTCTTGGATTATATCTTCTACAGCTATATCTAGGTCGAAATTAGCCACGATAAGTTCATTTACTCTCATTGCTTTATTTTCAGCCCCAAGTTCGCTGTAACACTCTAATTTAACGTCATTTTCAATTAAGTAAATCAAATACACAGGAACATATTTGTTTTTATGTATTTTACTGAATAATCTGTCAGATTCTTTAATAAGTATTGATTTCATAGTTTTTATTTTTAATATTTAAAGTTACTGAAAATAAAATTATGTGTAAAGGGTATAAACGAAAAAAACCCACATTTCTGTGAGTTTCTTTTTTCTTTGTTCCAAGATAGGGGGGCATTTACTTCAATAACCCTGTTGAGAAGTTTTCCCATTAAATAAAATTGTTAGAGGATTGGGTTCCTACGTTGCTTAAGTTAGATAATTGTTTTTGTGTGTTTGGTTGCAGCACTTATCTTTTTGAACAAATATATTATAACAGGCTGTCTTGACACATTTACCATGGACTCGTATACACACGCCCACGCACCTACTATTTTTTAAACTGTAATCGCAGCGTAACGCTCTGAATCGATTACATTCATCATCATTGAGTATGGAGTCATTTCTTTACCACCTAACAAGTTAGTTAGTAATGAAGGTGAGAATCCAGACACCAACGCAGTCCCATTCTTGTCGAATTGAACTGGTTTGTTAGAGTCGCTTCTAGAATGGATATTCCAGTAAACAATTTTTGGCATCACATAACCTGCTTCAGCGTACATTCTTTCGAACATTTCTTGAGCAGTAGAGTTCCAATTTCCTCTAGTACCAGCATTGAATTCCATATCCGAAAGGATAAGAATCATTGTTGGCATTTCACTTTCTTGAACATTGTTGTCCACAGCTTTTTTCAAGATTAACTTGAATACCGCTTCAACGTTGGTTGACATATCCCATGCAGCTCTTTGCAATTGATTGTATCTTTCAGAAAGAGAACCTTTAAGGATTTGTAATTGTGGATTGTTCGAGAAAGTAATAAATGCATCTTGAAATGCACCTACGTTTCTTTCAGAAATGTATAATCCCAATGAGATTGCTACATCCATACAAGTAACGGTTTGTGATGTCCCTGCAGGACATGACATTGAACCAGAAACGTCAACAACTGGAAGGAATCTTTCATTGTTAGACTCCAAGAAGTTTGGCAATGCGTTCCATTGAGCGTTAGCCCCTTTCACGTTGTTTTGGTTAAGGTTTTTGATGACATCATATGGGTACAAAGCACCAGCATTGATTTTAGCCTCACCTTTTTCAACACTTCCCAAGTATTCTTGGAAACGAGCTAAGTCGTTTTTAGAAAAGGCTTTCATCAAATCACTCATTGCTTTTGAAGGCAATTTAGAGTATTCAATTTTAGACCATTCTCTAGCACACATCAATTGCTCAACTGTGTTAGAGTTTTCAACAAGTAACTTACGGTAATCCTTTGGAGATAAACCTAAGTGTTTTCTAAGCGTGTTGGCTTGTCTTTTAGCATCACGGTTTGCTACGTTTGGACGTGGCATCCATTTTGCTGTTAAACCATTTTTAGCGTTCAAAGCTTCAGTGATTAATGCTAATGCTTGGCTCTCCAATGGAGTACCGAACAATACTAACATATCATCCCATCTACCGAACTCTGAAATAAGGTGTAAGTTTTTACCAAGAGTTTCTGTACGGTTTTCAGCCAAGTAAGAAATAATATCTTTAAAGATTTGTCTTTCACCAGCACCACCACGTACATCTCTCGCCCAAAATAATAAACGCATGGCAGTCAATGGATTTTCTCCAAATGCTTTCGTAAACACATTTATAAGACGAGTTTTGTCAGCTCCTCTCATTGCTCCAATCTGGAAGAATAAATCTACACAGTGGTTTAATGATGACGAGTTAGTAACCATACCGTTTTCAGTTTGTGAATCTTTTGTTTGCATAGCAGATAATAATGAATTTTTCATAACGTTTAATTTTTTAATCTTTGTTTTTAATTGAGTGCAAATCTACTACATTTATATTCTAATACCAAGTTTTTTTTAAAAAAATTTAAATAAAATTTCTAACGTATTGATTTCTATGGTACTTACATACACCATTTTCTTTAATTGAAGCAATGTGTGCTGGTGATAAATACCCTTTATTGCTATCCCAATCATATATTGGATACAATTCATGAAGCTTAACCATATACTCATCACGTCTTACTTTTGCAATAATAGCAGCTGCCGCAATACACATATAAGTGTCATCACCCTTAGGAACCTTTGTAACTGGAATATCATTGTATTCTTCCCATACGATTCCATCAACTAATATGTGTTCAGGTGTTGTGGTTAAATCATCTAAACATCTATGCATAGTTTTGAACGTGGCGGCATTTATACCAAGTTCATTTATGTCTGTAACTGAACCAGCATGACAAACAATAGAAATAGCATTATCTAAGATAAGTTGATATGCTGTGTTGCGTTGTTTTTCGGTTAGTTTTTTAGAATCACGTAATAATGGAGAAGAAAACCCTTTTGGTAGTATAACCGCAGCTGTAACCACTGGACCAGCTCCGCAGCCTCTACCCACTTCATCTAAACCTACTATATAGTCTAAATCAGTGTATTTTGCTGGTGCATATTCTAGAATTTTATTGTCTTTCATTTTGCAAAGTTACGTAAAGATTCTAAATTAACAACTATTCTTCCTCTTTTTTTATGAATTTGATTATGATACCTTCAATTTCAACTTCAAATTCATCAGTTAGTATCATATTAACGTTTGGTGGGTTTGTTTTATAAAATAATTGTTCATTCATTGTTTTATGTTTTTTAGGTGTTAATACATAAGTTAATGTTAACCCATCTTTGTGTATATTGTCGTTCTCTAGTATTAGGGAAACAGTTTCTATTAGTTTATCGTATGTCATATTAAAATTTAGTAAATATTTTCTTTAACCATATCATGAATTTCTCACGTCTGGTTTTTTTGATTATTTTGGCTCTACCTGGATTTTTTTTAATTTCTTCACCTAACCCTGTTTTTATCTCAGTGATTAGTTCTCTTTTTCTTTTATCGTTGTTTTGAGCCATCAAAACTTTTTCTTTCTGAGTTTCTTTAATCTCTAAGCTTAACTCATCTTTATTTGTTATTAACATAGTTTATTTTTTTTTATAAATATAAGGAAAAAAACCGTTTTGTCAATATAAATATTTACAAATGGCATTATAAACCGTATATTTGAATAAAAATTATGACAACACTTATTTTTATCCTTATTTGTTACGGAGCATGTAACAATTTAATTTATGGTTCTCTATTCCAAGGATATAGAGATTTCTTAGCAAAATTTGGTACTGGTGGTTACAGTTTGTACAAATTATTCACATGTTTTATGTGTTTAGGTACATGGATGGGATTTGCGGTATCTGGTATTCTTTATTACTTTGGTTTTTCTAGTTTAACACCTATGGGTGCTATTACTTTACCATGGTTAATGATTTTTATGAATGGTTTGGTTTCAACTGGTGGTGTTTGGTTAATCCACACGCTACAGGAAGCTTTAGAATCGATTTCAAACGATTAATAACATACTAATACCCTTAAATAAAAAAGAGCCCTTAAAAAGGCTCTTTTTTTGTTTAGTATTTTGAATCGATACACTTATCACAAGCTTCATCTGGCCCACATTCGCAATCAGCACCGTAATCAAGAGTTGTTTCTAGCACTGGTTTACGTTTTGGTGGAAGTTCCACTTTATTTGCAATTTTTTTAGTAGTAGTTTTTTTGTTTTTACTATCTAGGTATTGACGATTTTTTTCAGCTCTAGCTTCTTCAGCTAATAATTCCATATCATCTTCAGTTAGTTCAATTGGGTTACCATTTTCATCTAAATACGCTGCATGGTCAACACTGATTGGAGTTGATTCGGCTTCTTCGTATTCATCATAAACGTTATATTCTTCTGGAACTAAACTTTCTGGTGGTAGGGGTTGTGGTAGTAATTCTTCTTCATCAAAATCATCCATATCAAATTCATTTAATGGTGGAACCAAATCTTCTTCACCAAATACAAATTTTAGGTTTTTAAGCTTTTCTAGAGATGTCCCTTTAAAGACTTCTTTTAATTCAGCAAATTTAACCTTGAGTAAATCATGTTTCTTTTCTCTTTCAATATTAAGCTTAATTGTTTTTTCAACAAAAGCTAATAATTCATCAAGACCAACACCAGGAATTTCACTCAACAACATGAAATAATTCATATCATCATTACCCTTAATCTTTTTGATTTTTGGGTCTTCTGGGACATTCCAACCTTCTTTAAAAACGACATCAACTAAAGGAGTTCCCTCTAAGTATCGAATCCCAATTACATACGGTTGAAGTGAATCAAGAGTCTTTTGTATATTCATAGTTATTTTTTATTTTAGTGTTATACCTGTAAATAAAGTTGATAAAATATACGCAATAGAAATACCCAATAAAATTAAAGATATTTTTGAAATTCTGTACTTAACTGGTGTTTCCTCAGTGGATGATAAGAATGTTTGAATAAAATAATAACCATGTCTAAGTGTTGTTAGACAAGACAAAAAGAAACAAATCATCAAAATTTTATTAGATATTTCTATTAACATAATATTTTTTTATTTATTTTTAGCTGAAACTTCGTTTCTCATTGTTTGAGCAAGTCCTTTAATTTCTTGTAAGGCTTTTCTAACTCTTACACCTGCAGCTTTATTGTCTTTTTCGTAAAATTTCGTTACGTCTTCTTCCATACTAGCTACTAATGCTTTTAAATCATTAAAATTTTCCATTTTTTCTTTTTTTTTAATTGTTATTGTTATTGTTTGTGTCTTCCGAAGTAAACATACTATTAAATTTTGCTAATTTATTTTCAGCAACTAACAAGTTTGTTAATTGATGCTTAGCATTAATTATTTTGATATCTAACACATCGTCAGAGTTAATGGTTTTTTCCAAAGCTTCTTCTGCTTTTAGAATATCTGAAGTTAACTCCATAACCATAATTTGCATAAATCTATTTGTTCCCATAATTGTAAAACTAATACATATTTTATAAAACTAAATAGTAAAAGGGTTTTTTTTATATGATTTTTAACGATTTTTCAAAAATAGCGTAGATTTCTATTAATGCATCTATATCAGAATTAGTTTTAATTCTATGATAATCAAAAATATCCAACCATAATTTAGATATTTTTTTGTCAATTGTTATTTCGTTCTTGTTTACTATTGGGTAATAAACTTCCAGCATAAATTCTAAGAAATATTCATATAAAAGATTACCTTCAAAATCTAAACCTTCTTCAACAAAATTAAGTATTGTTTTTTGCCATGCCCATTCGAAGTGTTTGAATTGGTCATCCAACGAGGTAACATCGTCACCCATATAAGTATCAAAAATAGTCATAATAAGAGAAAGTGCGAAATCACTATATAATTCGCACTTCTCATATTTAATGTTGTTTTCTTTGTAGAATAACATCATATCCTCTTTGGTAATTGGATTGTTGATGTAACCCAAGAAACTACTTTTGTTAAATTTATTCATTAATTATTCTTTTTTATAATTATACTTAAAAGAATCAAAAAATAAATAGTTAAGCTGTTAACCAACCGTAGTACTTTTTAGTTTTTGCTGCTCTATCTTCTAAACCGTGTGTACCACCGTTAACTCTTTTAGTTAATGCTAATATTGAAGCATCGTTAACTCCTAAATCACAGATTGACCATAATTTATTTTTGTCAAAGAAAAATTTTGCAGATTCAAAAGATAATTCAGTAGCTACAATATCAGGATTTGTTAATATATCAGGTCTTTTAAGACTTTCAGAAAATTGTTTATAGTTATCTTTACCAGTTAATTGGATTGCACCTCTACCACGGAATTTATATCCATCTTTTGAAGCTTCATCCCCATTACCCATTCTAGAAGCATAAACTCTAGATGCTATTTTCTCTGGTTGACGAGCATAAGACTCTTCTAAGTTCCCTGGGAAATATTTTCCAAAGATACCTTGTAATCCTTTTGCTGAGTAGTTAAGATTTTCAGTAAATACTTTAAAATCACCTGTTTCATGTCCACACTGTGCAAAGAAATGTGCAGCCCTAGCTGGTGTTAATTTGTAGTAAGCCATTGCAGCTTTAAGTGTTGCAGGTCCAAAAGCCCCATCAGCAGTTACACCTATTTTTTCTTGTAATTTTGATAAACTCATAGTTTTTGTTTTAAAAAGTTATTATTATTATTATTATTCATTTAATAAATATCTTATAAATAAAAAAAGCTACCCGAATGAGTAGCTTTTTTTATTTATAATATTAGTATCCGTGTGGTGGAAAAGGAACAGAATCGATAAATCTATCACTGTCTTGACGTTTTAACATATCCCAAACTTCTTTACTTTTAGAATCCATGTATCCTTCTGGGTTAGGTTTGCTTAATCTTTCTTTCCATGTTTCAAAATAACCAGGGTCTTGCTCTGGTTGTCTTTCAAATCTAGTAATGAAAAATTTACGAAATAAGTCATCTTCTTTATCTTCTTCCTCAGAATATACAGGTTGAGTTTTTAATTTCTCTTCTCTATCTTCTGGAGCTAACTTGTTTAATACATTATCATCACCATAACCTTCTTCATACATACCTTCATTGTACATATCTTCTTCCATCCAGTTTTCGTTAACTAGTTTACTTTTTTTTTTAATTCGATTGGTTCGAATAAAATACCACCTAAGGTAATACCTTCGTTCATACTTATGTGTTTTTTAGCATCTGCAGCATGTGCTGGTTTTGCTTTATCCCATTCACCTGTTTTTGGTGCTGGAGCATAAGTAGTACTTGATGGATTCCCATGAGCAGCTGCTTGTGGTACATCTATTTGGTCCCATTCGCCTTCACCTTCTGATTGGTCACCTAATCCCATTCCTTCACTTTCAACACCTTCTTTAACGTGTTTAGTTGCTTCTGGAGCTGATGTTTTAATATCATCCCATGCACCTGTTTTAGGTTTTGGAGCTTGTGTTCCTTTGTCTGTTGATGCAGAACCTTCTACATGTTTAGTTGCTTCTGGAGCTGATTTCTTAACTTCTTCAAAGTTACCTGTTTTAGGTTTTGGAGCTTGTGTTCCTTTATCAGTAGAAGTAGTACCTTCAACGTGTTTAGTTGCTTCTTTTGATTTCTTTTTGATGTCTTCCAAATTACCTTCTGGTGCTGTTTGACCATCAATATCTTCACCTTCTAAAAGAGCTTTAGTTTTAGCATAGATATCAGTGAAAATTACATTTTCATCAAGTCTAGCATTTCCTTTTACAAGACCAAGAGTTTTCTCAGATTTATAACCCATAAGGTGTTTCATTTTTTGCATATCTTCATTAACCATAGTTTTGTTTGATGCAGTTAATATAGTTGCTTTACCTTCAGAAAGTGTACCTTCCCAACGGATTTTGTATGATTCATTACCATCAGTCATTTCGAAGACTTTGTTGTCTACTTTGTATGATTCAGGTATCATTTTCAATGCGTTTCCAACACCATTGAATTCTTTTTTGAAATTAAGTCTTTTCATTCCTTCTTTTATTTTTGGTTTATTATTATTATTTTCTTCTTTTGATGGTTCTTTAGCATCATCGCTATTGTTAAATTCGTATTCGTCTTCAGTACCATATGGTTTTCCACTTTCAATATCTTTACTAGCTTTTTCTAATTCACCTTCAGATAAAGCACCATGTCTAGACATTGGTTTAGTACCTTTAGGAAGAGTCTCAATATCATCACCAAAGCTCATTACTGCATATTCAGCATCTTGTCTTTTTTTGGTAGCAGCTTTGATGGTTTTAACTAAGTTTTTACCAAATTCAGGGTCACCACCTTGTCCTTTTGCAACAACATTTGCCCATTCTGGGTTGTTACCCATTCTAGAACTACCAGCAATAGCTTCTTCAGCTCTATCTTTAAATTCTTTGTTTGGGTCTCTATCATATTGAATCATTTCTTGGCCATTTCTAATTTCCATTTCATCATGATAAACTTTTTCAGCATCATTGTTGTAGTTGAATTTATTAGTTGGCATTTTGGTTGATTTATCAGTTTTCACGATAGCTTTTTCATAGTCAGCAGCTCCCTTGTCCATGTCTTTAACCGCAGTCTTATTAATCTTTCCAGATTCTTTGTTGACTTTTTTGGTTACATCAATACCAGGAGTGCTTTCTTCGTTTAAGAATCTAGCATTCAATTGATTTTTTATTATTTTTTTATCCATCTTTAATTGATTTTATTATAAATATCTAACTTTTTAATAAAGTTGTCTAGTATTATTTTTTATTCGAAATTATTTGTTTAACTTCTTCTATTGTTTTACCCGTTCTTTTAGCGATTTCTTCAAATATCTTATTTTCAGCTAAAGAAGGTGCATTTACAGAACCTGAAGCTTTTTTCATTTTAAGACTACTAGCACCTGAATTACAACCACCATTTTGAGCTTCTTTATTATTATTAGGTTTAGAACATTCTGGTTGTTCAACAAAAGCACCACCAGCCCATTGTGGGGTTGTTTCAGCTTTTGTTTTTTTACCACCTTTTTTAAATTCACCATTTCTTCCTACATTTGCAAGACCTGGACTATCATATTGGAAATTTCCAGCACCAGCAACACTTAGTGTTTCATAAACAGTTTTAATATCTCTTTTAATAGGAGTACCCATTGGAACAACTGGTGAACCAGCACCCATTGCACTTGCACATCCAGTTTCATCTAATTCTTCTGGTTGGTCCGTTGGATGTTGTGATTTCATCTCTGGTCTGGTACTTAATTCTCTTTGTCTTAACGCCTTAACCTTATCTATTATTGCTTGATTTTCTGGTCCTGTTCTTTTCTTAGGTGATACATCATTCATTTTAGGTCTAGCTTTTTCTCTAGGGTAAGCCTTAGACCAATCAACACCTTCACTCACACCACCTAAAATAGTTTTTATTTGTTCAAGTTTTTTCATGAAATGTGTGTTTAAATTGTACATTTCACTTAATTCATTAACCAAGTCAATATCCAAAGGAATAAGAATTTTTGGTAATTGTGTTTCATTATTATTAAGAAATAAATTAATATCATCTTCAGTCATTTCATAACCTTCATAATCAACACCATTATCGCCAAAATCCAACAAAAAGAATTCAGTTCCTTCATTAAGAACAGCAATACCGTCATTATATACGAAAATATCATAATCTGTGTGATTATAAATTGGTTCTGGGTCTTCTTGGTTATATGGTGCGTTAGGGTCATGTTCAGCCCCTAATGGATAATCTTCTTCTATTTCTTCCATTGGCTCACCAATAAATTCTCTTATACAATCTTCAATAGCCGCTTTAGCTTCTTCTTTAGCACCAAGACTTTTAGGTACTATATAGTTACGACCTTTTTTAACAATAAGACCTTTGTCAGTTAAAACTTCTTCAATTTCTTGGCAAGATTTACCTTTTTCACCAACCCAGTAGTCTGAATTAAATTGGTCATCTTTACCATATAAGTGTTTCAATAAATCAGTAATTTCTTTACTAATTTTATTATTACCACTTTTTTCGTTTTCAGTGATGTGTTTTGTTTGTTTTTTGGGTTTTTGTGGCCCTCTAGGTAAATCAGAATTAGGTGCTTTGATATTAAATTGTCCGTCTTCAGTTACCGCTTTAATATCTTTACCAGCAAATTCTTTGTTGAACCCATTTTGGATTCTATTAATTCCACCTTTAACCATTGGTGCTGATTCTTTAATCAATCCAGCTCTAACTAAACCATTGTATTGTTCTTTTGTTATAATAAGTTTTTTCATCTTTTTAGTTTATTATAAATATATTATATAAAACAAAAAAAACCCATTAAGGGCTTTATTTTGATAATATTTCTATTTTGTTATTTGTTAAGTAATAAATATGTTATTGGTAATGCTAATGCCAATGAAAACCCAGCGATTTTAAAAACTTTTTGTTTGTTTATTTCTCTACTTTGTTTTTTAATAATGTCATTTAATAAAGCCAATTCAGTATCTTTATTTTGAAGAACCGCTTCTAAATTTCCAACCATCATTGCTTGATTTGATATCTTATTTTCCAAAACTTCAATTTTATTAGTTTGATATAAGATGGTTTCAATTCTTAATGAATCTAAATCATTTAATTTAACAACCATTTCATCACAAACTACTTTATCCAAAACATCTTTAAGGAGTATTTTAGCATCGTTTACTTTTACTTGAATAAGAGTATCTGTTTTAGTGTTTACTACCGTCACCCTTGGTTCTGTTTTCAAGGTATTTTGCGAGTGCATCTGCTGTACTGTTAGCAGACAAAGAATTAACGTAATTAGGTATTTCATTTTTCTTTCCATTTAATTTATCTAACTCTGATAATACAGCGTCAGTATCTTTGTTATTTTGTGATAATTTTAAGTCTATTTGACCTAAAATAATGTCTAATTTATCATTATCTTTCTTTAATGATTCATTTTTATTTAATAGAGTAGTGTTTTCTGTTTGTAATGCTTTTATTTCAGTAGCATGTTTATTTATAACATTTTTACCGAATAAAAACATACCAACAACCATAATACCTAATAGTATTATCAACATGTTCTTAATCTCAAAAAAATTAGTTTTGTTCGTTGGCATCTTTTGCTTGTTTATCATCTCTTTCGTTATATAAATATTGGCTAGTACCCATAGTGTCAGCTAATATACCATCCCAAAATAATTGTAAGTTAGTTTGAACTTCAATGTTTAATTTACCTTGGACATTCTCACTACTAACTAATATGTTAGGTTCAGAACGTGCTAATGTAAAATATAAACCAGAATTGTCACTGAAATTTAAAGCAACACCATTTATTACTAACCCTTCTGGGTCAGAAATATAAATACTAGTAATTTTAGCTTGTGATACTCTATCAGTTAAAACTTTTTGTAAAGCTTTAAAACGATGGTCGTTTTTATCTAGTTCAAAATATGAACCATCTAATTGTATTAGCGATGCACGACCTTCACGTGGCGGTTTAGCTGTCCCTTGTTTTGCTTTTGTTTCTTGGTTTTCATTTGGGTCTATAGCTCCCATATCTGGTTCTTCCTCTTCTTTAAGTAAAGGCCTATAACCACCTCTCATGACTTGCATCATTTTTTTGGTCATATCATGCTCATTAATTGATTCTTTCATTGTTTTTATTTTAGTTCAATATTATTTATAAAGTATTCAAAATCAAATGCTGGTGATAAATCAGTATAATACATTTCAATATTACTTTTATATAGAATACCAGTATAATCTTCTAAATCATTCATTTTAACATTATGTGTCATTGCAGTTAAAGGGATATAAAATTCGTTACATAATTCTTTAACTAACTTGACCGCTGAATCTATTTGTTCTTTTCCATAGTGGGCCCAATAGTTATTGGCTCTCCATTTCTTTTCAAATACATCTTGCTCTTTATAAATATAACCTAACCATGAAAGAAAACTATTTTTTTCATCATTTTTTGTTAACCAACCATCATTTTCCAATAAAATAACAATACTTTTATTATTTTGTTCTAAATCTTTAAAATATTCCGATTGGTATTTAGGTTCAAAGTGTTTATATATTGTCCCATGAATATCAATCGTAAATGCGGCAGTTTTTTTATATTTACCATTATAACGATTAACCCAACCAATATAGTGTTTCATATCGTGGTTATTTGTGTTACCAATAACTATTTGTTTTTTAATACTTTCAATACGGGTATAGTTATCTTTAGATAATATGTAAGATTGGTTAATTTCCATTAATCACGTCTAAAAAAAAATCTATTGTTATTTCCATCTTTGATTATTTTATTACTTCCAACTCTTTCAATATTGTTGTTGCTTTTAGGTTGTGGTACATTTACTGAATAACCTCTTTGACCTTCTTTAATCTCTTTGATATCTTCCAACGCTATCTTACCTGAAGACATAATTGGATTATTTGTTGGCATATCAACTGTTGCTTCAGGTATCCAAATATCAGTTTCTATTGGTAATTCTTCTTCTGGGAATGTAAATTCTCCAGTTTCAGGGTTTACGTTTACTCCCTCATTTTCTTCATTTACTCCCTCATGTTCGTCTTTTAATTCTTTCGTGACTTCTTTTGTTGAATCTTTTTTAGGTTCCAAAGGTGTACTTTCACCAGCTAAATCAAAAGCTTTGTTTGTTGCCAATACTAGCGATATCGCTAGTGGGTCAAATACGAAAATAAGTAAAAGTATCAAGTAATTAACAACACTTGCCATTGGAACACCTGTTAGTTCTGCTATATATTTCAATGGTCCAACTTCACCAGCAATATCACTACCTGATTTCATTTCAAGTGCTTTTACATTGTATTTACCTATTGAATCAGATAATACAGCGTTTTTAGTGTTTAAATTGTCAATTTCAAGTGATAGTTTTTGAATTTCAGAATTTGCTGAAGCAATATCACCTCTTACTGAATTTCTATCTCTATTTGATTTTGACCCGTCTATTCTGCTTTCTTGCGAAGTTCTAAGACCTGATAATTGGTCTAAACGTTTATTTTTTGTGTCGATAATCTTTTGGTTATCATCAATATTTTTTTGGAAGATACCTTTTTTACCGTCTAATACACTTAACTCACCTTCATGAATTTCTAGTTTGTTTGCAGTTTTTTGATAAGCATTTGAGAGGAAACCGTAGATACCAGCAGATGTTATAAACATAAGAATAACAACACTAATCGATAAATAAACCCTAAGCGGTTTTGACAATTTATCCCAATAGGTGTGTAAAGCCGTTGTTACAACCAATTTACCAACCTCTAACACTGATGCCATAATAATTACAGCCACACTAGCACCAGCAAATAATTGGCTAAGTCCCCAAACGGAGAAATATGCGGCACAACCAGCAACTGCTAGGGCCATCATTAACATTACATACCTAAATTTTATTTTCATATCTATAAATATCTTATAAAACAAAAATGGGCATAAAGCCCATCTTATTTATTCATTAATTAAGCTATACAATCCGTTAGCATTGTGTCTTAATTTTCTAATCGCTTTTTCTTTTATTTGACGTATTCTTTCTTTTGTTAAATCGTATTTTTCACCGATAGCTTCTAACGTCATTGGTTCTAAATTAGTATTGATACCAAAATAGTTTTCAATGATTTCTTTTTCTCTTTCATCCAACACACTAAGTGTTTTTTGAAGCTCATCTTTAACTCTATTATCAATATCTAATTGGTTTTCTTCATCATCTAGATTTGGAATCAATTCGATTAACTCATCACCATCTTCATTTATTGTTTCATTTAAAGATAAACACTTTGGGTAATAAATCAAGTCCATAACTTCTTTGTCTTTATCAAAAATTTCACCATATACTGGTTCTCTTTCATTGATAAACTCAAATTTAGAAATTTCTTTGTTTAAGTATGTTATTTTATTGATGATGTTGGCTGGTAATCTAACCATTCTAGCATTATCATTAAGACTTTGTAATATTGATTGTCTAATCCACCAAACAGCGTAAGATATGAATCTAAACCCTTTTTCGTGGTCGAATCTCTTTGCAGCTTTAATAAGCCCATAATTACCTTCACTGATTAAATCTGATAACGGTAATCCTTGATTTTGGTATTCTTTTGCAACTGATATTACGAATTTAAGGTTTGCGTTTACCAACAGTTCAACCGCTTTATCATCCCCTTCTTTTATTCTTTCCGCTAATCTAATTTCCTCACTTGGAGTTAATATAATTGATTTTCTTACATCTTTAAAATATTTTCCAATGTTGTCCTCAACATCAAAATTTACATACTTACGACTCATTTACTTTTTCATTTTACTTCTTTTTTTGTTATGTTAATACTATTAAATATACGATATAAACCTCTAAAAGTCAAGTGTTTTGACTAACTATTTTACTAAAAATGGCATTATTTTTTTGTCATTATCAGTGAAATTATCGGCACCTTTATCCAAGATTTTATCGAACATTTCTTTCTTTTCGCTAAGTGTTAATTTCATAACTTCTTCAATTGTTATTTCTTTAACTTGACGACTTTTCATTCTACTCACTATTTTAGCATCTTCAATAGTGTGTAATAATTCTCTGGCTTTTTCTTCTAAATCAACCTCATTCAAGAATGAAAACAAACCATCATGAACATCTTTTTTAGTTATGTTAAACCCAGAATTTTCTGAATTCAAATCAAACAATAAAAAACTTCTTTTATTATCATTGAACCAATCTGTCATTTCACATGGTTCAAAATTAGAAGAAAAAGTAGCGATTAGTATACCCTTGGCATCCAATACGTTTACTTTGGTTTCACTTACTTTTTCAATTTCAGGCAATACATTTTTAGTATCACCCATAATAACTACACAATAGTTTCTAAACTTCATATTTTTATCTTTTAATTTTAACAAATATACAACAAACAATTTGATTAACCAAACTATTTTATTGTTATTTTTGATACGTTACCTGGTTTGCTGACAGTCACCACGTTATCACCCCAATCCTTAACAAGGTCATTGTGTGTGATAAAGAATACTATCTCATACATGTCTTTAATCTTATCAAATAGTATTTTAAGCTTCTCTAAATTATCTGGTGCTACTTTACCCAATACTTCATCAAACGTGATGAAATTAGGCATAGGAAGTGTTGATATCTTGCCTAATACACATCTTAACGCAAGACTAGCCGCTGTTTTCTCAAACCCACTACCAGCTTTTAAGCGTTTTGTTGTATCATCTTTTATCATTAAGAATTGAACTTCGTTTTTGTCATCCATAAATATTTCAACCTCGAAGTCGCAAACGTCTTCCAATAGTCTTTGTACTTCAGAATTAATAATTGGCAAAACAGAACGTAAAACCAATTTACTAATCCCCTTTTTACCGACTAAATCAATATAGATTTTGTAAATCTTATCAACTTCTTCTTCTTTTTTGATTGCTTCTATTAATTTCGTTTTAGTATCAATACTGGTTGTGTTTATTTCAATATCAGAACTAACTCTTTCTAATTTACTAATACTATCTGTTTTCGTAACTTCAGCAACCTTAATATCCGTTTTAACCTTAGCAACTTCAGAATCAATTTTTCTATTCAACTCAATAGCCTCTAGATTTAGATTATATTTTTTTAAATCATTTCTTTTTGATAAAATACTATTTCTCAAAGAACCCATTTCCACTTCAGCTCTATCTTTGTCTAATTCAAGTCTATTTTTTTCATCAACCAAAGTCTTTGTTTTATTTATAGCATTGATTTCATCTTGGATAGTTTTAAGCTCACCATTTATAATAAATATCTCACCATTTAGTTTTTCTATCTCTAATTCATGTTTTGCTATGTGTTCTGAATTATCGACATCATCTAATTTTCTGTTACATGATTGGCATATACCACCAGCAACCAAACCACTAACAACTTTTTCAAGTCTAGCGACTTCACTAGCTTTTAATGCGTTATCAGTTGTTTTTTTGTTAAATTCTTTGGTTAGGATATAGTGTCTATCCTCATCAAAATCAACTTCGCCAATACCAGTAATTTTAGCTTTTATTTCATTACATTTCACACTAATAGCAACACCCTTTGCTGTTAAATCAACAATATCAGTATCCAACTTGGATGGGTTTAATTCGAAGATAGTAACATCAACACTTTCTTTGCTATTAAGCAATCTGTCGTTTTCATCGCTAAGGTCAGACATTTGTTTTATTGCAGCATTTCGAGTTTCTGTTAAAGTAGCTTTTAACTCATTACCTAACACAATCTTTTCTTTATGGTCAACAATTTCTTCACCTAGCGTAATTACATCATAGGTGTTGGATTTCTTTTTCTTAGCAAACTCATTATACATACTTCTAACAGCAGCTTCTTTAAGTTCCAGTATCTCTAAACCTATAAGTCTAGTTAATACCTTACCTGACTCCGTAGTAGTCAACCCTATCAAATCATCTAAGTTTTTTTCAGTAGCCAATACTAGCATTTCGAAATCTTTCTCCGTACCTATTGTTTCTCTAAGCTTTTTAGTTGTTTGTTTAGCATCTTCCTCATTTTGTAATTCTTCAGTATCATCTGGAAGCAACTTATAATAGTTTAACTTATTGGTAACTGTCCAACCACCACCTTTTTTAGCGGAACGTCTCATTTTACGTTCAATGATTGTTTCTTCACCTTCAATGTCAATCATACCACGTACAGTAAGTTCATTTTTATCCGTATAAAGGTTGAATACTTCTTCGTTTCTATCTGTTTTTGTTGTTGTACCATGCAATAAGAATTTAATTGCATCAATGGTAAGAGTTGTTTTACCACCTTGATTTGCTGGTATAGAATTTACTATTGTTAAACCTCTGAGCTTGCTAAAAGGAGCATAGTTATTTTCACCAAAGGATAAGAAGTTATCAACCATAACCCATTTGATAGACCATGAACGATGTTGTGAATCATTTAAATCAACATTTAATTCACCATTAACTTTGTCATCCAATGCTAATATACGATTAAAATCTACCACTTTACCATCTCTTTCAATAACTTCCTTCATAAGGGCTCTTTGATAGTTGATGTCCATGATGTTTTCAATACCAGCACCACTTACTTCAATAATATCCCCTTTGGCGTTCTTTTTAACCGCTTTGAAGTTAACGGTGATGTTGGTTTTAGGGATTCCATACTTATTTGCAAAGTGGTTTATAACCCTAGTTTTATTTGTTCTACTGTAATTTTCTGACCTATCTAACCATTCTACTTTTACCTTAGAATATGGTGGTATTGTACTATTCGCCATAAATGTCTCTTTTCTTTTTATTATTTTCTTCTGTTAACTCTTTTATCTTAGCGTTTAACATATCATTTTCTTCTTTGGCTACCTTGAGTTTTTCAACGTTGCTTTCATCCAATTTTGTTAATCTAGTAATCTCGTCAGTTAATTTTTTATTCCCTTTGTTATCGGAAACCATAACCTTCTTTTCAACCACTTTTTCAACTTCGACAATCTTCTCAACTTCGATAATCTTTTCAACCTCAACGATTTTCTCAACAACTTTTTCAATTATATTTGGTGTTGCCCCAAATTTTTCTACAGTAAAACCTTGTTTGATTAAGGTGACTGTAAATTCATCTATGTTGGTGATTTTATTGGCTCTGCAATAATCCCAAATCTCATCTTGTATTTTACTCGGTATCTCCATGTTCTTCAAGGTTTAATGGTTCCATATCACTCAACAAAATATTTTTAACATCTTCATCTGTTTGGTGAAGGAATTGTACATCATTGTTCTTCTGGTCAACATAAATAGTCATTATTGAATTATTTTTCATAATGAATGTGTTTCCATCTTTATCTAAACAAAACTCACCGTTTACTGCTTCGAAATGGTCCATATCTTCAGGTATTGAATTTATGAATATTTTTAATTCTCCTAGTGTCATAATTATAAATTTGTTATTACTTCTTTCCCTTCATCTAAATCTTCGAGGGATTTTATTTTAAATTGATAGAACGGTGAGTTATTTTCAACATCATGTTCTGTAAATGTTTTAGTTTCAATATCCCATAGTAAAAAACCATGTTTGGTAACATTCTCACCAAAGTTTTGTTGAATCAATGAACTTGGGTACGCAATTACCGTACCTTTATGATTAAATGTTTGTCTTTTGTGAATATCACCAAGCATTACCATATCACACCCTTCAAATATCTCTAACCCAGCTCCGTGGTCAATCTCATACCCAATATCTGTCTTAGCATTCATAAGGGCAGCGTGATATAACCCAACATATGACTTATCATCACCAAATTGTGCTCTGGCCGCTTCAATATCTGGTCTTTTGTTTTCTTCAAAGATTGAATAAACACACCATACGATATTATCATCCAAATAACACTTAGATTCCTTGAAATAATTTATTTCTTTATCTGGCAAGAACTGAACCATTGGAGTAATCGAATCCATACGGTCTTTGTTGTTCTCTAAAAGGTCATGATTACCTGCAATAACAACCACAGAACCAAATTCTTCTAGTTTACGTAGAAACCATGTCCCTAACAATAATTGTTCGTTAGAAATAACAATTTTTTGATGAACAAGGTCACCAGCAACAACTATTCTCACTTCTTCTCTTTTATAATCAGCTAACAAATCAGTTAGGTCTGAAAACAACTTGATGAATACAGTTTTGTATTCATCATGAAGCCTCATTGTTCTGATATGGATATCGGCTATATGTACTACTTTTTTTATCATTATATTACAAATAATTTATTTTTTGCTCTAGTTACAGCTGTATACAAAAGCTTATTTCTTTCTTTTTTGTCCATAATACGTTTGATATCGCAATTGATTACGATAGCATTATCAAATGTACTACCTTGCGATTTATGAACCGTTAAAGCATAGTTATATTTCACATCAGCGTATTTACCCAATAAATTGAAGTACTTAACCCACGCATTTCTTCTTAACATTGGTGGTGCTTTAGCTGCTTTATCTTTTAATATTTTTAATTCTTTTTGGTAAGCATTTTCAGATTTTTCTGCCAGTAATTTTATTACATGTGTCGTACCATTCGATAAAACTTTAACAGCATAGTATGAAAATCTAAAACCAGTTGTTTCAGTTTTCATTTCATATGAAAGAACCTCAAACTCATCATTGTTGTTCAATAAAACTCTTTTTTTACTATCCGTGATTGGTTTGTTGCAAACCATTTTTTCACCAATATTTAAAATACCACATTTATCACCATAAATCATTGCTCTGATTTTATCATTGTAATAATCAACAGCTTTGTTGGTCCACGCTAAGACCTTAACAAAGTTAGGGTTTTTATTAAAGTTTTCTGATTTAAAATACTTCTCTAATAATGGCATTTCGGTATTTATCTTCAAAAAGATAACACCATTATTCTCCTCATCAACTAAAGTTTCTTCTTTAATCTCTTCGTTGGTTCTAATTTTCTGTGCAATTTGAATAATTGGGTTATTACCAGCTTGTCTAATGATTTTGGTTAAATTAAAATTATTTTCCAATTCTTCAGTAAATAATCTAGATTCACCACCGTTTACTGGTGGTATTTGCCCTCTATCACCAATGAATAACAATACAATTTTGTTGTATTGTGAACTATCTAATAATTGTTCATATAATTCATTGTCTAACATCGATACTTCATCCACCAAAACAACATCAAACTCGTCAATAGTCCCACCACCAAATTCTGCTTTGTATTCTTCTTTACCTTCATGAGTTATTACTCTTTTTAACCCAAGCAATGAGTGAAGCGTATTAAACTCTACTCTAGAGTGTGTTTCACAAATTGAAGATAGGTTTTTTAATACTCTCACCGCTTTATTGGTTGGTGCAGTAATCGCTATTCTAATGCTTTTGTTTTTGTAAAGAATAGCTTCAATTATTTTTGTTACTAAAAAGGTTTTACCAGTTCCTGAATAACCAGTTAAAAGACTTTGAGAAAAAGTACGCAATGGAATATTGGTAATTTTATCAAATATCTCTTTTTGTTCCTCATTTAACATTGAGACATCTGGCTCAACATTACTAGTAACCACCTTTGCAATTTGTTGTTCTTTGACCAGTTCTGGTAATACTAAAAATTGTTCGTTCATATTTATTTATTTATTTTTCATTATGTTATAGTGATGCATTTCAATTAGCTTTTTAGCTTCATGTTTCAAATACATTACATGAATCTTTTCGAATGATTCTTTTACTTTATCCCAATATAAAATGACGATTTGACGACATTTACGCTTTGGAAACTCTAATTCGTACATATAAGCATAAACACTTAATTGTAGCGTGTATATCGACCATTGACACGATTGTAAGTGGTCAAATGGTTTGTGTAGTGTCTCATATCCATAAGGATTAAAGAAATTGAATACTCTATTGGTTTTGTGGTCAAGAACATCGAAATAAACATCATCGATATCGATAATTAAATCCGACATACCAGCCAATTCATATTCTTCAGAAAAAAGAATACGTTCTGGCCATACAGCAATACCTTCATCAATTTCCAAGGAATTATAACCATCAATTACTTTTTGTTCAAATTGACCTTCTTCATTGTCGGCTGGAAAATACCATTTATTAGCCAATAAATAACGTTCAACAATATCGTGCACCATAGTACCGTAAATATTGGCTTCATCATTAAGCATTTGCCAATAATCTAGTATTTCTTGTTGTGTTAAACCGATATATCGTTCTTGTTTGTTAATATCTTGTTGCTGGGCAATAGCCGCAGACACAGCTTCTGAATCAAAGTGTGGTTCAATAGATGATAATGTGGTAGTTACTGATTTATATATCTTACCAGTAACTCTATGATGGTATTTGTGTTCAATAGGCTCTAAATAGACTGGGCCTTCCCATAATTTCGCTAAACTCATAAATTTTTCTTGCAAACTTACTAAATAATTACCAACATAACAACATAATTTTAATAAAAATCCATAGGACCTAATTTATGTGCACTTTTTAGTAATTTCACAATACCTCCGTTACCTAATTTTTCAAATATCTTTGATGGGTCATAGTCATCTGGTGGTACGCAAATACGAATTCTACCCATCAAATCACCGAAGCTTAATTTTCTGTAGAGTATTTTAGCATCTTCATAAGCATCACCATCAAGTAGTATCACGATAAGACCTTGTGCATTGTCATGTAGTTGTTCAATTAATTTATTTGATATGAATTTACCTAGCAATGGGATTGAATTTGGTGTAACAATATGGTCGGTAACACCTTCCACAATATAAATTGTTGCATCCCAATTAACTTTACCTTCATTAAAGATAATTTCTTGTTTTTCAGCGGTAGGGTTGATATACTTTAACTTATTATATTCTTTAGGAAACCATCTAGCAATAAAATAATTTAATTTACCCTCAATGTCATAAGATGGTATTATTATTCTGTTATAAAAAGGTCCTTTGGTTGTAAACCCAATATCAAATTCTTTAATAATAGAATCATTGATTTTTCTGCTTCTCAAATAATTTATAGCGGCATAGTAGTTATACTCTTTTCCAGTACATTCTGATAATTTTTGATAACCTTCTGGTAGAGTAACGATTATTTCTTCACGTTCACTATTAAGCATAACGTCAGCATCTGGCTTTACCAGTAAATAATCTCTAAGGTTTTTGGGTGTTGCATGTTTTTTAAGTAGCTTAACTACTGGGCCATGCATGTGGTTGGTATCAGGACAAGCCCAACACTTAAACATATTTCTATTATAGTTTATTTCTAGGTTTCCTTTTCCATCACCATCTGGTAAGTTTTTTTCAGCAGAACACACAGGACAATCAAACGCTATTTGTCCTGTGTCTTCATTGTGTTTTCTGTGGTCACCTAAAAATGACTCTAATATGTTAACTAATAAACTACTCATTCCGCAAAGGTACGAATAATTATTTTATATTTACAAGTTTCTTTGATTAAAATATGCCAAGCCGCATACATAGGCATCTGACATATCAAATGTTTCTTTTTTAAGTTTGTTTTTCTTATCAAAAAACCAAGTGATTTGTGGTTCAAGTTCAGCAACTTTTTCCCAAAGAACATATTTTTTATCAACATCAAATGGATGTGCTCCAAAAAGAACTGGTGAATTTTTAGCTATTGCTTTTGCATCTAATTCTGTTCCATCCTTTTTAAAGGTCCTTACAGCCATCAAATCTGGAAAAGCATACTTACGAGCATCATATGAAGAAATGAAGCTAGGAACGACCCCTAGGGTGTCATAGACTGATTTAGATATCATTCCATTAAATCGTAAAAGGGTTGCGATTGTATAAACGTTATTTGATTGTAAAAGAGGTTCTTCAATTACAACAGTAGTGATATTAAAATTTGCGTAGTTTTTAAGAAATTCTTCTTCAAAAATTTCTACCTTGCGGAATAATTCTTCCATCTTACTAGTTGGAAGTGGTTTTACTTTAGGACTAACATGGTGAAGTAATTTTAAAACACCTTTGGTCCCATCATCTTCAAATAATGCAATACCAATAGTAGATGTAGATACGTCTAATGCTAATAAAAATTCTGGTTCTTTCTTCATATAAAAATTTTTATATAAATCTAAACCAGAATTCTAAAAAATAAATACTATAAACTAATTTTTATGCCTAACGCAATAAATTCATTAACATTTTTAACAATATGACGGTCAGTTTTAGCCACCGCAATAAGATTACCTAAATCATCGTATAACCCAACTTCACTAATTCTAGGGCTATCAGTAGAACCTATTGTTGAATTTGTTGACGTACCAAATTCACCTCTATCAGCAATACATGTAACGTTTTGATAAATATCTGTTGATACACTATTAAAAGTTATTGTACTAGCAGTTGTAGCACCAGTACTTAATACACCCATGTTGTTAATAATTGTTGGGTGCGTTAATACGATAATACCTTTATCTAAATAAGCAACGCCAACAATAGTATCAGCCGTAAGAGCCAAGTTGCTATTGGTTTGGAAATTAAATAATGATTTTCCGTTAAGACTAAATGGTTTATTTGTATTCCATCCAGTTCCCCATGATGATGTTGGATTACCATTAGGTTTTTTAATATCATCAGAAAATAAAAACGCTACGTTGGTTTCAATTACTTGAGCATTAACTGATTTATCATAATAATTAGCATCTTCAGTAGTTAATGGGATATTTTTATTTTGGAATGTACTATAAATCGTATAAGTACCACCTGTTGTTGGTACAACCATTTTAATACTTTTACCATCTATAACTTCACCGTATGTTGCATTGTTAATTCCAAAAACTGCAATGTTGGTAGCCGCTAAGCCGCTAAACGCAGTGTCACTATAACCACCATTAGTGTTAGTTGTAGCTGTATATGTGTTATCAGCGTTTGAATTTAAAGGTAATCCAAAAGAATAATATAAATTAACTAGGTTATTTGTACTAAAAGTATTTCTATCAATAACCAACCTAGTTATATTTGAACCACTAACAGTAGTAAAACCATTAGATATCATTTCAGTTACAACAGTTGAAGATTGTTTTTCAACACTTTTTTTCGTAATACCATTTCTATTTACATAAAGTAAACTTTTTAAATATACATTATCTGTAACTCCATTACCAATTGAATTCATTGGCCCAATATTACCAGCCAATGCTGGAATATCTCCACTACTCAAAGAAAATGCTGCATTATAATTGGCATCTGAATCTCCAAGACTAAATGATGTTATTAAAGCATTATTGGTAGAAACTAATCTTTTTCTACCTAAAGGTGTTAACTTAGCTACTAAGTTAATTGACGGTGTTGTGTTATTAAATCCCATATTAAAAGTCCATGCTTAATTCTAACATTATTGTACTACTTCCAGGTAATAAAGCAACTGGATTGCTAAGTTTTCCGATACATACAAGATTTTTATTTGTATCGTAAATACCAACTTCACTTATTTTAATGTTAGCTGGATTTGTTGCCGCATCTTTGCTTCTAGTTGGATTGGATGTGGCGTTGTATAAACCAGAATCTACACTGATATCAAATATCGTTTTGTAAATTGTAGCACCAATATAAGTGTTTATATTTCCGTAGAATAATCTTTCATCACCAAATTGTAAGATACTAGAATCAACATTTGGTGCCATTGACATCGATGCTGTAATATCGAATGTAGTTGCTAACGCATCATTTATTTTATTTAAAACAAAGCCATTAACTACTGGTGTTTGATTTTCTAATAATTTAGGGTCAATTGTTTGACCAGCAACACCAGTTATTGCGGTAGATGTAAAATTAAAAGTTTTCCAAGCATTTGTAGCTGGTCTAATCGAAGGGTCAGAAACTTTTTGGTAAACCAATTTAAAATTACGTGCATGGAAACCGTATCCATCATAATTAGCCGATTCAATTTTACGCATATACGGCAATAAATCTGTACCTATTAATCTAAAATCGATATCTTTAGGTCCTGATGTTAAATTGGTAATTTTAACATATGATTGACATGGAATACTAGTAGTTAAACCACTTACGCTGTTAATATTTTCTAAACTATATGTTAAGTACATTGTTTCGTTAACATTTAATACACCTGTTGAAGTTCCACCACTTGGGGCTGATAAATTAGCTGACAATTCTGGAAGTGTCCAGTTTCTATTTGATTTATATGATAATGCAGAAACAATTTCATCATTATCAAATACTATTAATTTTAATTGTGGGAAAACCTTTCCAACTGATGTAGCAGTTAACCCTGAAGATATCATAGTAGAATCTTCCAATAAATCGATGTATTGAATACTACTAGTTCCTATTGTTTTTGTACGTCCTGAAGCAATAAATTTCATACCCATAGTTGTTCCACTAGCTGTTCTGTAATTTCTTCTATGGTACATCAATTCTGGTAAAAATACTTCAACTTGTTTGTTTTTAGTTGCATCAATGTATAAATATTCACCATATAAGTTAGATATGCTATTGTTTGTAAAATGAACAATAGATATAGATTTTTTAACACCATCTAAATAACTAACACCGTTGGTGTTGCAATAATTTGTTGTTGTATCATCTGATACGTCTGGAAGATATTCACTGTAAGGATACATAAAACCTAAAAACGGATAAGAACCAAATTTAGTAAAATCTTCGTAGGTAACTAAATCACTAATACCTGCTGGGTTTTCTCTCCATACATTATTCATATTCCAAACTGGAATATCGTGACATGTTATATTATCGTTGGCTTGGAATGAAAGAGTACCTGTATCCCAATAAGCTGTAGTGTTACCTGTTGCTATCGTGTTATAAACTTCACCACCCTTGTAAACAATAACTTGTGATGTAACTGTTTGAGCTGAATAATTAGGTAATTTTCTATCTAGAGTTACGTTTGTAGCTGTTTTATCTTGAATTTTAAACCATAAATTAGGTATTGCCTTTGTTGATTCATCGGAAGCTATATTACCTAATTTTGTATTGGTAACTTTAAGTAGGATTAAATCACCCACAGAAAATGCTGTAGTTGCACTTAAATCTAATGTAGTTCCACCAGTTAATTTGGTATTAAATAATGTTTGAACATACGGTGTATACGTAGCACCAGTAAGTGTTTTATATGTTCCACCATAACTATCAAAAAACCCTCTTTCTTTTGCTTGATTGTTTACAACTGCTTTGATTACGTGTTTATCAGCATTTGTTAAAGGTCTATAAGGTGTTAAATCATTACTAGGAGTAATGAAATATTTTAAATTTGGTTGTTGGTCAAATGGTCTAAGTACTCTAGTTGTTGCTGATAATATTGGACTAGTAGGGTTAGCATCAACGATAGATTCCCTAGCGTAATTTATTTCGGAATCTCCAATTCCATAAAAAGAAAAATTTAGCTGTCCTGATGCTAATAGTTGTCTACCAATTTCTGTTAGTTTTATACTAACAAAAGGGTTTGTGCTGTTTATAATGTAACTCATGTTTATAAATATGTTTTATCTTTATTTTAATAATAAATATACAATAGTAAATAATATTAATAACTATTAATAGAATTTGTTTGAATAATTATTGGTATAGTATCGCTATATGTTGCAGCACTTATAGAATTACCACAAAATGTTATGTAATTTTTCTCATTTTTAACTCTATAATATAATTGAGTCCCAACTTTTCCACTAACACTAAATGGAATTCCGTATGTTGTTATTCCAATTAAATAATCAGTTGACGCAGTAAATACTGTATTATCAAACAATGCTGTATCACTAATTTCTAACGTAAATAACCCATTCGCTTTTTGTGGTGGTGTTTCTATTGAAAAACTTACCAATGGGTTAGTTGATACAATACCGTTTACTACTGAAGCTTGTGGAAAATATGCTATAGTGATAACATCACCAACAACTAAATCACCTTCCAATATAAGTCTTTTTTTATTAGAAGTAGATTGATAATAATCGATTTGATTTGCAAGTGTTACACCATTAATCATTACAATAACTGTACTAAAGTCAGTAGGTTCCACACTAGTATATATTTCAAATTTATTAGAATCATTGTTATAATAATATTTGTTCTCACCTTCACTACCCGTATTACCACTTATTGTTGGTGCATTAACAAAAATATTGTCTGACATTAAACTATTTCCTTCACCGTTAGCAGTATGTAATACTGTAATTATATCGTCAGGAAGAATATCATCATTAAGAGTTACTACGGTTCCTGAAAAAGTGTAGTCTTCTATAGGTGCCAACACCAAACCATTTAATGTTACAACAAAAGTACCAGAATAACCATTTATAGCAAATGTTCTGTATGGTTTTGGTGGTAATGCATTACCATCTTCATCAAGTTCAATCACTGGTTCTTTACCTAAAATTGTTTGTTGTTGTAATGAATTTGATGGTAGATTATTTGTACCATTAAGATAAAATAAAGGTTTATCAGGTTGTTTTATTGCTTTAAAATAATAATCAGTATTTCCATCATATAAACCAAACTCATTACCAGTTTTATAAAATAATGTATCGATATTTTTTCCAAGTCTGCTGATAAAATCAGTACAAATAGTAAAATCATAATACGCTTTAATCAAGTATTCACCATCTAAAGACAAACCACTTATTGGTATGTCTTGTATTGTGCTGTTTGTACCACTAAACGTTGAATATTCTATCTTATCTGACTTATAAACTGGTGTGTTATCAAAAGAACTAACTGAATCTAAATATGGATAAATTTCATATTTAAATTTTGCATTGGTTGTTAAAAAACTACTAGTATTTCCCGTAAAATCAAAACTTAAAGGTATTGTAGTAGCTGTACTTATTACATACGTACCACCAGTAGTTGAACCAGTACAATTTATTTTAGTTGCACCACTTACATTAAACAAAGGTGCATTAAATACACAGATATCAGAAGACATGTTAATATTAACATCATTTCTGTTTCTCAAAGCACTATTGTTGTTTTGTACGTATATTTTTTCTTGGTATCTCATTAGTAGTCTATTTGTAATGTAAGCATATCTATATTATCTAAATTTTTTAACCCATAACTTAATGGACTGATAATAGATTGAGTATCTTCTGTTTGCATAAGGTTTTGTAAATACGCAGTATAACCACGTAAATTGATATAATCCTCTTGCTGAATTTGTCCTATTATATTTGTTATACAATAGACGTTCCCTATAAAATATGGCTTTACACTTGCTTGTATGTTTTTAATTAATTGTGGCATATCTATAAATATTAGTTAAGGGATTAAGATTTTATAATAATCCAATTTTATTTTTTGAATTAAAACATCAACTTTAATACCTAAAGCGTTTTGAATTAACCCCGTGAAATTAACACTATTGTTACTTTCATATATAAGTACATCATAATCAGAAAATTCATCCCAAAAACCATGATGGAAACTACCCCAAACATATACATCAACTGATTTGCCATAGTATTCGTCAAAAAATTTTTTTATTTTTATAAAATTTTCTTTAGCAAATTCTGGCAGGTCATTAAAATCTTGCAATTGACCTCTAACTAATCGTTCCCTATTTTTGTATGATATTGTCTTCATATTATTCAATAACGCTATTTGTTGCCGCATTGTAATTTATTCCGTCACATATAATATTTTTATACAGACCATACATCCATGGGTTATCATTTTCATCATATACAGTATCATGAGTATATGTCATGGTTGTTTGACCTTGTGCGGCACTTTTTGTTGTTATTTTAATGCTAAACGTATCATTAATTGGGCTTATTATATACATACCACAACTTGCATTATTTGATATTAATAGGTCACCATATGGTTTATCTATCAATGAATTTTGAGCTTTATAACCTGTTAGACCATACTGAAGGAAAAGTGCATTTAAGAATGTAACAAAATTAGTATATGTTTTAGCAGGTCTAGCAGAGTCACATCCTAAATAATTCGTTGTGTTTGCATCTATCCACACTAAATTTTCAGCATTTAAAGATATATATGGTGCATCACTTCCTATGTAATCATCACTATCATTTACTCTTAAACTATCAATTCGGATTTGTGTATTCTCGTCACTAGGAAGTATTTGGCACATATATGTTACCATAAGTTGTACACCATTTTCTGGCATTGTATACCAACACGCTTTTTTAGGTTGTAAATCCCTATATATAGCAGATGCTCCACAACAATTTGCATCAGTTACTACGACACTATAATCTTTTGGGTCATTTACTAATATTTCTCTTGTTGTTGCTCCATTACTCCACGTATATGTGAATGGTAAAGTTCCACCAACTGTTTGTGCAACTAAAAGTATCTGACCGTTATTATCACCGTTATTAATAATTGCAACCTCTAAAGTACACTCTGTTATATTTGTTTGTGATGTAGGTTTATCACCAACACAAATTATGTTGATACCAAATTGACCAGAAACATAAATTGATTCGTTACTAGGGTTAAATATACCATATACAGCTTTAGGATATAAAGTTTTAACCTCAATAATTGTATTTGAATTATCTACTCTCGTTAATTCTCCATAACCAATATAAACATTATTGTTTGATGGTGCATAAACACCACCCGAACCACCTACATTTAGTGTAGTTAATATTGTATCATTTACTGTATTGATAACATACAAATCATCTCCACCAGTTAAATATAAATTTTTATTTGATGGGTTATAAATAAATTCATCTGAGGTAATATCAGCAACATTTATTGTGTTAATAATATTATTAGTAGTTGTATCAATTACAAATATTCTACCTTCAAGTTTATTATAAACATACAAATGTTGATTGTATGCTACATAAATAGCCGATAAAGTATTCATAAACCCTACGCCTCCTGTTAATATTGTTGTAATAACTAAATTAGTTACTACATCAATAACAGTTATTGTTTCATTAACCCCGTCACCTCCTGTATTTATAACATATAATAACCTTAAATCAGAATTATAAACCATTTTATCTGGACCAATACCTACAGGAATTGTTGCAATTACTGAATCAGTTGCTGTGTTAATAACACTAACATTATCGTCCTGTGAATTTGTAACGTAAATGTAATTATTATATGTTACATACATACCTGTCCTAGGATAACTTCCTACAGTAATAGGTGAACCTATTACTGTGTTAGTAAGGGTATTAATTACTATAACCGTACCATTATTGTTATTAATAACGTATAATTTATTATTTGTTGGGTGACACACCATATAAGGAGTACCATATCCAAGTCCTGTTATTGTATTAGTAATAGTATTTGTTAATGTGTCAATAACTAAAACCTCACCACCAAAATCAATAACATATACCTTAGTATTGTTTGAACTATTAACCATGTAACCTAAATTACGCTGTTGACTTAATAAATCAATATTTTTATCAGTACAATAAACACATGGTACTGGCTCTTCAGGGTCTACAATTATTGGTTGTGGTATATTAAAATAACTTATAAATTCTGAACCAGAATTCATTTGTGCAATATACATATTATTACATACTTTTACAGGATTCTTAATTCTTGGTCTAGGTCTAATTTCATCTAAAACAATACCGCTTGGTATTGCTTGTGTAGGTCGTTCTGATGCTGGTAACAATACTAGTTCACCAGCAGAATTAGACGTATACCAATCAGGGGTATCTTTTTTACTACCCCTTAAATCCGTAGATATAACATTAACCCCTTGAGATAAACCATTAACTCCATTGATTGGACTCAATACGTGTTCACCAATAAATGGGTTGTTACATAATAAAGTACTGTATGATTTATATTTGAATTTTTGCTCATCAAATATTGTGTTTGTATATATTTTAACACTACCCCAAATAGTTGTTGATGGAACTACTTGTTCAATCAAATCAATCCAATAGTTTCCAATTAGATTAGAAAATCTATCCATATTTTGATAATCAAATGCTGAACTAACTGTACTACAATGCTCTGAACTATTTAAATATCTTTCATAAATTGCTCTAAGTGTTGGATATGATGATATTGTTTGTCTGTTTTTAGCATCAATAAATTGACCAGTCATAAGATTTTCAAATTGTTCAACTGTTGTAACACCTGAAATAGGTTCTGTAACAAGTGTATGTAAATTTAAATTAACATCCCCACATTTAGCTTTTTGAACTTTACATCTTTGACAATCCTCATCCCAATAAACTTCAAAGTCATCAGGTTGGCTAGCAGCTTTATTATAGGTTTTTAAGTCTATATTTAAATACTCACAACACTCTCTACCATTTTGATATACGTTAGATAGGTTGGTAAATGTTGTAGAATTTTGAAAATAAAATTCTACATCACCATTAGGTTGTTGCACTAACCAATAATAATAAACAATTAAAGCTGGTGGGAATCCTGCTGTTGTTTTAAATTTAAAACGTAAAATAGTACCACACTCAGTCGTTTGAATAAACTCAGCCATTGTATTTGCTAATATACCATTATAATCAGTACAATCAGCTATTGTTATAGGTGTTCCTGAGAATACTATTGTTTGCCCATCTATATATGGATTATTGTCTGTGCTAGCTATTGTACTAGTACATTCATCTGTCAAAGCACATGGATTGTCATTTAAATAACACCATACGTCAGTTTCTATAGCTGAAGCAACACATATGTCCAAATCAATTTCTTTTGAGTTGATTACAAGTCTTTCATCATTTACATCATAATCAGTTTGTCTAATAGGATTGTTTCCGTTGCTTTTTGAAATAAGGAACTCTCTGTTGGTTGGTGATGTGTTGTCTATCCATGATTTTTTATTATCGATTACTCTTTGTAAATCAAATCCTGGATTTTGTGATATTGTTATGTCGTTTCTGTCAACACTTCTACATGATTTATCCAATACTAAATTATCTAATAATAGACAAAAATCAACACATGAAAAATTAATCTTAAAACTAATTTTTATTTTTTTATTCGTTATTAAACCTATTATTTTTGGGTCGCTAATAACTGTTGAATAAGTTAACCATTGAGAAGCAAAAGCATTATACGGAATATTATTTATATCCGCACCAGGTACTGAACTTAAAGCATCAATCAAATCTTCAACTATTGAATTACAACTATCAACATTTGGTTCAACATCCTCATCTAAAGATAGAGTAGTACAATTAGATAGACCAACATTATCTTTTGAAGGGTCACCACAAATATAAAAACCACTGTTAGGATTATTTATTAAATAATCATATAAATTGGTTGTTGAATCAATTGCTTGGAATGTTGCTGCTGAAAATACACTAGTAAGTGAATTATCGGCATTTACAATATCTAAATGCATTTCTACATCTAGTGATTCTAAAGCATCAATCATTGATGTACAACCTTTTGTTGAAGTTGATTGTATTTCAAAAGTTTCTCTCAATATAACAAGTTCACCATTTAATGTAGTTAATTGTGTTTGCAATGTATTTAACTGCGACATTAATTCATTTATTTGAACCAATATTTCTGATTTGGTTCCAAAAGGGACTTTACAATCTCTAAATAAGTCAGCAGCATTTTTTTGATTTGCTAAAGCAATAACGTCAGCACATGTATATGAATTAGGATTACCTAGTATAAAACCTTGGTAGCTTCCACCACTAGCATTTAATATACCTTCCCAAACTTGTAAACCCAAGTCAGTTAAACAGTAATTAACATATATGTATGTTGTTGTTGAACCTTTTTGATAAACATCTAAATTCGCTGTAAGGTCAGTTGCCATTTCACTAAAACCAGATTTATCAAAAGCTGCAGCTTTGGTTGTTGTAGTTGTTCTTGATGTATCTATCGTACAATTAAGTATAGTAATTACACCATTTGTTATTTGAATTGCTTTTCGTGTAGCTCCTATAAACACAACATAAAAACCATTAGAAAAAAACGTACAATCATTAGTTCCATTAATCGCATACATATACCCACCATCCACAAGATTAGTTACCTCTACTGATTGTCCAGAATTAGAGGATATATTTCCTGCTGCTGCTGCACATGCTAATGTAGCACTATTAGTTATATTAACACCATTTATTGTTGTATAAATATTTATTCGTGTTGTAGTTGGTCGTACACAAGTTGTTTCAACAACTGTACATGATTGTGTTTGAGTTAGTACTGGACATGGTGTACCACCATTAGCAGGTTGTGTTATTATTGTTCTAGTTTGTGTTTGGAAACCATTTACACATGTAGAAAATGGACTCCATGCTGATACTTGACAATTTACTGGGTCAGGTGTTGTTATTACCACAGGAAATTGAGCACATTCCAAGGAATATGGTGTACCTAAATATTCTTCATTAAGTTTAACAATCTCACTGGTAAGTGTTTCTATATCTGCATTGATAGATTCAATCTCCATTTGTGTTTTAACTATAGTTGTTTTAGTTTCTTCTCTAAGATAGGTCACTACTGTTGGGTTAGCAATATTTAATAAATCTTCACATTTAATTTTTAATAAGTAATCAAAACTAATTTTTAAATCACATTTTTCTTTTTGGAAATCATCAATAAAAAATAATGTCCCATCATTTTCTTTAGGGTTAATAATAAGATTAATAGGTTCACTAAAACCACATGTATTTTTTGGTTTTCCCCATCTACATGTTTGAGTGTTTATATCAAAAGTATAAGTAGGGTCTAATAGTTTACAGCATTCAAGAGTTAGTTGCACAGGATATAACCCCAAGTCAGGGTTATTATAGTACACACTGACTGTTCCATCAGAATTTAATACTAAACCCTTTCCATCAGTGGTTTTTGCTATTTCATCTTTAGTAAGACATTTAGCTATTCTTATGTCTGCTACCGCTTTTATATCCGCCATTATTTATATTTATTTTTATTTTATCTTTTTTATTTAAGACCTATTGCTTCAGCATATTTCAAATATGTTTCCATATCAACATCGCAACACTTAACTTTACCTTCTATTTTTTGTTTAATCCATATAGCCATGGTACCAAAATTACCTTGTGCTAAATCTTGTAAACCATCTTGGGTTAATCTACATGCAACCCCTACTTCACCAGTATACGGGTCTGTTATATTAGGTGCTAATTCAGTTAAGAACGCTACTGATGGTACACCTGGACAATGTGACCCATCTGGAGTGGTAATACCTAGACTACCATCAGGTTTTATAAACTCTAAATATTTAACACCACTTAATATTATTGGGTCAAATACTAACTTCCATTTACACGCTACATTACAACCACATACACTTCCTTTTATGTCACCTACACGACAACACACATAACCAGTATTTGATAGTTTACCATCGTCATTCATTGTACTATAAATAGTTGGTATCCCACCTTTTGCTTTACAACATTCTTTAGTTGCATAAATACTTTGATATGTCGATGGATTACCGTCACCATCATATATAAAATCACCTTCTGTATTATAACTATAATATATAAAATAATTATAACCCAAGGGACTTTCTTTTATTCCAGCCACATTTTCACAATTTGCAGTTTCTTCCCCAGCTATAATTTTGACGCATATACTTAACGCATCATCATCGTCAGGATTGCTGCACCCACAATCAGATACTAATGGTTGTGGCATTGGGTCTGGTATAATTGTGCTTGTTACAATAAGACAGTTACCAATATCAGTACCATCATCATTCATTGTATCAACATATAATGGTCCAGTATAATTAGTAATAGTACCAATGTCATAATTTGTAAATAAAGCAGTTGTACCAGTTGTTATTGTTTCTGCAGTAAGTGTAACTGCAGAAAAATTAGGTATTAACCCTTTAAATTGATTAATATATGCAAACCCACCGTCATATGGCCCTAAGTGAGGATTATTACCTGTAAGGATATCCTGTGTTGAATTAGCACCACCTGTTTCTCTAAACCAAAGACCGTAGTTTTGATAATAAAGAGAACCAGTATCAGCCAACGGGTAAGGATAACCATCTCCATCAATAGGATATATTGATAAATCTGTGTTATCTAAACCATTTAAATCCAAAGCAATTTTAAATAAATCAATATCTATTGGTGCTTCTGCTTTATAGATATATTCATTAAATGTAACTAAACCTCCTGGTGCACCAATGAATTTAAGTAAAAATTCTATTGATTTACGGGCACCTTTTGATTTCCATAACCATGGTGAATTTAATATAAGTCTTCTCCATAATTCAATATCAGCTTCAACTGGTGTTAAACCAACTGATTGCCCTTCATATGTAGATTTAGCAGTTTTAACATAACTAGCCAATAAACCATTTTCAACCACTGATGTCATTAATTCCCATCCTAGAACTCTAGCTAAGTTTTTAACGTAAATATCTGGGATATTATTTAATTTATTATAAGAAACTGTATTTGCAAATGAAATTCCTTCAATAAAATTATTTATTTCATCAAAATTTCTACCATATATTCTTAATGTTTTAGTTACTTTTTGCCCAGTTGAATCTTGGTCCAAATCATATAAATTCATTGGAGCAGTATCAAATGATGATATCGAATCAGATACCAAAACTCTATTCATTAAATCACTAGTAGATAAATCGTTATTTGTTGCTATATTTAATAATTGTGTTGCATAATCAACATAACTGCTGGTATCAAAATCAATATTATAACCATCACTAGTTGGCCAAGTTACCGAATCAGAAGCATATACAACAACACCACCATCAGATTTAATTGAATAATTAAATTTTGAAGTATATTTAGGCATTACTAACCTATTTAATAAATTAGCTTCAAAATCTGGTAGTTCATTAAAAAATGTTTCTTCTTTAATTTTATTGGGTTTTATATGATATGAAATATTAGATGTTGAAATACCTGAAAATGGGTCACCTTTAACACTAAAATATACATAATCATTTGTAGAATATGTTGCACCAGTAAAATTCAATACTGAATACTCGGTATTGTTTATTAAAACAGCATAAGCTGCATAATTAGCTGTTACATTTCTTAGATTATTACCAGCATTAAAAGTATCTAATATACTACCATTTTTAAGTATATTTAATTGATATCTATTGACGATGAAGGTTGTATTAACTCTAAAAAAAGCGGTATCACTAAAATTATCGTATTTGTAACTATCGTAAGTGTTACCAATTATTGAATTATTGGTAGCATCTAAAGCAAAATTTGTAACATATAAAGATGCTGGCCAATTTGTTATTATGTTTTCTAATGAAATCCTAATAAATTCACTTAAAGAACCAAATTGAGCATTATATTTTAGGTTAGTTTTATCTAAGTTAAGAAGAACACCTGCATTATCTGTAAGTAACTTATTTGCATCAGCAAGAGTTAAATCTAAATCAGTTAAAGATATAAAATTAGAAAATTTCTTTGTGATAAAAAATTTATCACTTTTTGGGTCCATATTTGTGGTAATATTGAAATTACCCATTGTAAACAATGGAGTACCACCTTCGCTGGCTATTTGTAAACCAACTAGGTCAGGACTAAAATTTCTATATTCGATACCATTACCAAAAAGCTCTCTTTTTGCATAACCAGGTATTACTCTAACTCTAGGGTTATCACTCATTATTTATAATTATATTTTTGTTACTTTATCAAATGCTTTATCAAAATCAACACTTTTTCTTTCTTCTCGTACTTCAAATAACGGAGTACCAGTATATACGTCTTTAATTTCGTATAAGTTGTATTGTTTATAAATATCATTATTAAAATTATAAATAGTATAAATTCCATCATCAAGTGATTTTGATTGATTTCCAAACATAGCAAATGCAAGTGTCTCAATATCATGTTGTACCATTTCAACTTCAATCATCAAAGGATTGAAAAATGTATTGGTAATAATGACTTGTTGATTTGGTTGTCCAATAAATGGAAATACATTTGGGTTGATACTTGCTGCTGAACTTGGTGTTACAGTACAATATGTAAGTGTAGAGTTATCATTGAATCTATAACGTATGGCTTTTTGACTCGTGTTAGTTAAGTTTTGATTAACTGGTTCTGCTCTGTTATTAGACGTAATTACTCTATAAAAATTACTTATCTTCGCATCAGCTGTTGATGTATTGCTGTTTATATATTCAATTCTATAACCTACCAAACCATTATTTTCAAATCTATTGGTAAATTGTGTTGGTACACTAGAAATGTCAAATATAATACCTTTGGTGTCTGGATATGCGGATAACACACCTACATCTACAATCCTAGTACGAATTTCAACTGGTTTAATAATAATAGTATAAAAACCTTTGGTATTAAATGTATCTGTAGGTAGTTTAAGTGTATACATACCACCAAAAATTTCAAAACCAGATACTTGTGATTGAACTTTATTTGGGTTATCAATTTTAATTAAATAATCACTACTTGGTGATAATTTTTGTAACGTTACATTACCAATACTATCTCTAGACGCAGTAAAATGATAAAATATTTCTACATCTTCTGGTGTTATATCTGCTGGTCTTACTATACCGTATGTTCCATTTGCCATTTTATTCTTTTATTAATTTTTTTTTATTGTTTATTTAATGTATATAACCCATTACCATAACGTGCAAATTCATTTAAATTTGTTATTTCTGATAACCTTAAATGTTTGTCCATAACTGAAGTTATACCTCTTTCTATAAATACTTCACTTTTAACTTCTGGTTGAAAAATTACACCAAATAAATATTCTTCTTTTGTTATTGCCGATAATGAAGTATTTCTCATATTTATACCTTCACAAACATAACTAAATTGAGTAAGTGGAATTCCACTTGTTAAACCATTTAATGTTACTTGTCTAGTTTTACCTGTATACTCAATATATTGCAATCCATTAATTTGTGATGATTGACCTAGGGTTGCACCAGTAGGTGTATCAAATACATAAATTCTAGGTTCAGCCATTGAATGAATTCTGCTAACACCTTTAACAAGTGCGTTGGCATAATTATAATACTCAACTCTTTCCATATCAAAACCAACTTGAAAAGGATTGCTAGCCTTATATGACCTTAAGTCTTCTATTTTACTATCAGTATAACCCGTAATTTTAAAATTTAAAGAGTTAATGGCTGGATAATTATAATAAAGACTTACACCTTTATTTGGTAATCTTAATGTTGCAATTTCCCTACTTGTTAGATTAAGCGGATTGAGTGTAACTATATCACCATTTATAAAATTAAAACTTGCATTTAATGGTAGTAATTTTTGTTTTAAAATTGTATAATCAGGGACTGAACTACTTTGAGTTTTTGCTGAAAATTCCATATCTGCAAAAATACCCATGTTATCCATAGATTGTGTTAACATAATATTTATGTAAAAAGTAGTCGCTGTCATTCTACCCCACTGTTTATTAGGGTTACCATTTGAATCAACAGCTCTTCTATCTGTACTATCTTCTAGTAATATCGTTTTTCTAACTAATTCCATTATTGTGCTTGTATTTGATATAGATTTATAATCACATCATTACTAGCATGTGATACGTTATTTGGACTAGTATCAACACTGCCAGAAGGAGTTAAATTCCCATGGTATGTTTCATCTATTCTATAGTAATAACCTGTAATATCTCTTGTTAATATATATCTAGTGTATAACTCATTAACCACTTTATCTATTTGTAAAGGTGATGCTGGGTTGGCAACCATTAAATTTGTTGATTTACCAGTTTTAGCATTTTTGAAGCTAGCTCTCATATATAAATACTTAGATTCACCAATTTTTAATTCATCTCTGTAATCATACAGATAATATCCTTCTGAAAACCCTAAAGGTTTTAGGATTGGATTTTTAACAATAAAATGTAAATTTACTTCATTTGCTGGCACTGGTTGGCCAGGTATACCAATAACTGAACCATATATTTGTATTTGTTGACTTTCAATACCTAATAAATCATTATCATTTAATTTAGAATAAATTGTTTGATAACTAATAAGTCTTTGTGTCATTGGATTAGGTGAATCAAAAAATGCCATATAAACAAAGCTTTCTTTAAAACAACTTTTTAGATATTTTATATCATTATCAGCAAAACCAATAGCTTTGTAATCTGTTGACCCAGTTAAATCTAAATTATATGAAATTGTTACAATAGGTTTATTATTGGTACCCAAAGGTAAAAATCTAACCTTATCATAATCAGAAATTGGATTGATTGCGTTTTCAACTTGTACGTCAACAAATATTTTGTCAATTAGTTCAGATTGACCAATTTCTTGGCTTTCTAAACTAACAGGTATGTTTATAGTAGTCGCTGTTGCGGCACTACTTATTGAACTTAAATTTATTTGGTATCTATTAACAAACATCTTCTTCTGAATTAATTGTAAAGTTATCAGTTATTTTTTCACCTATTGGGTCTGCTGGAAAATCTGTATGAAATAAATCCCACGTATTGAATGGGTCTTGTCTTTTTAAATAAAAACAAAAATTATCGTATAAATAATGTGTACCATTAAGAAATGGATAATCCAAAGGTTTAATGCTAGATTCAGAAAAACCTAAATCTAACAAATCTCTCCAAACAAATCTCCCATCACCTAAATCAATCGCATAACTTGGCATATCAACGGTTCCAGCATCACCCGTTTCAATATAACTAGAAAAATCTCTAATTTTAAAAGGGTGGTGTGATTTATAATAATAACCTTCTTGTCTTGGCCCTAATGTTACATTTTCAGTAATTGATGGTGGTACAGAAACTTGAAGCATATTTACTGCTTGTAAAGTAGCTGGTGTTTCTCTATTTACGGTATTAAATCTGTGGTGAACATCAGCCAAAACAACCTCTAACAAAGTATTTGAATTAAATTCAACCAAATCACCATAAAATAAATTATTAGTAATTAAAACATTAGATTCTAAAGGCGTGTAAGAAACAAAGGGTAATGGTGTACCAAGTGTTGATGGTTGACCGTTGTGTATTTTATTGATAACTGGTAAAGCTCTTAAATAATTAAAACCACTTCCATTATTGTTAAAATTTTCTACAAACGGAGTTTCTATCCCTGATGATACTCTGGTAAATAAACCGTTGCTATCTGTTTTAATAATAGTTAAAAATATCTCACTTAATGGTCTTCCTAAATTGTCAACCAACCCACTAACATCAATATCTTCATTAAAAGAAAATTGTGTAATTTTATCGTAGTATATATTTTCACTAAAACCTAACGCATATGTTTCATAATCATCTGTTTCAATGACTGGTGCTTGTTTGGTTTTTATTTTTTTAAATCTTCTAAAATAATACTTAGAATCAATACCATTTATTACTTTAACCATTCTAGTATCAAAATCAATAACACCTGTATTTGGTAAATCTAAAACAAAATAATTATCTTTTAAATCACCATTATCTAATCCTGTTCTAATAACAACGTGTTCCCCATCAAAACCAGTACTACCAGTAATTTTAACAATATCACCTATTTTAAGGTTATGTTTGCATGGAACACCAAAACCAGTCATGGGTCTAGTTGCAATAGTACTTGCAACTTTATCAACTATCAATAACCCATTTCCAGTTGTTGGACTGTAAACCATGTAATGGGTTGTGTCTGCAGATGCTGGATAAGTTATTGTTAATTCCCAATTTTTTATTTGTGTTGTTGCATCACTAAGTTGTGCAGGTGTTGCTTGAAAAGGAGCCGTATCTGGAATAAACGAAAAACGTTGTCTTTTTGGTTCCATATCAAAAAAATCACAAAAACCAGAACGTGTTTTGTCTGGATTAAAATGACCAAACCATCCATTAATATCAACCAAATTATTTTTTAATGATAATTGATACGTGTAATCCGTTTTATCAGCAACATCGTTATCTTTTGGATATGATGTGTCCAAAAATGCCAAATCGTTAAATGTAGACCATGTAAATGCGTTAAAATTAGATGAATCGTTTAAATTAAATAACGCATTTGAAACTGTTGGGTTTATCGACCCAACAATTCTATAATAACTACTGCGATTTCTTTCAACATCAAATCTATCACCAGCGTTGACAGTTTTATTTTTTTCGTCAGGTGGTAATAACCTTTCTTTGTTATTAATGTTGATTTTTAAATACGTGTCATCATTTACATCTTTTTTAGATGTAAATGCGTTGAGTCTTTGTTTTAATCTTTCTATATCCATTTTATCCTATAATTTGAATTACACAACCATTAGCATCGGTAACCGTATTAACATAAACCAAACTATTGTTAACAATTGTACGTGGCACACCAGAACTTATTGGAGTACTGGCACCAAGTGTTAGGGGAGCTATACCACCAGTAACTGTAAATATATGTGTATAATTACCACTACTAGGTCCTGTTGTTTGTATTGAGGTTAAGGCCAATGTAGCTGCAGGTAAAGCAACCCTAGCATTATACCATGTATTTGCGGCATTTGTTGCGTTAGCTGGGAACGTACAACCTTTGTTATCAGTTATTCTAACGTAAAAATCAACGTTATTATCACCAGGTCCTTTACTACCTGTAAGTGTTACTAATCCATTGTAATGAGTTAGTGTTTGTGTAGTTGCAACAGTAGAATCTACTTTATAATCAATAGTATAAGGTGCTCTGCTAGTAAAGCCCATATCTAAATGAGCTAAACTAAACGTATAAGTACCAGTGTTAGCATTACATTGTCTTTTGTTGTTATAAATAGCTTCTAGTGCTGGTGTGTATTGAGTAAGTAAACCATCCATAATATATGCTTTACCAGCAGGAATCATAGGTGGTAGTCTTATTTCATCAAGTTCATACACTAATTCCTCAGAATAACAAGGGTCTATACCTGGACGAGGGAAATTATCAACCCAAAATCTAATTAAAACTCCGTCTGTAGTAACTAATCCCTGACCTATTGATAGTACATATCTAACACCAGATGTTGGTGATAATTGAATATCTACCCATGTATCACCAGCATCTAGACTATATTGAACATTTGCTTGAAATCCAGGAGGACCTCCAGTAGTAATATCAAAAGGTATATTATGGAATAATGGGTCACATTGTTTTGAGGTGTCAGTAGCATTTGCTCTAAGTATTGTTAATAGTGGATTTTCTTCTATTAGTGAATATGTTTGTGTTGCCGCAGAACCAACAGAATCAACAACTGTTACCGTATATGACCCTGGTGCTAAACCAGCTAAATTTAAACTAGTATTTTGATAACCATCTGGACCAACAATATTTGTTGTATATGGTGGAACACCACCATTAATTTCTAACTTAATGGCACCAGTATCTTCACCAGCACAATGTATATTTGTTCCAGTGTATCTAATATTTATAACACTAGGACCTGTTATTGTTAAACCAGTTGTTATACATTCAGCAGGTGGTACTGCTGAATCGTAAATTCTCAATGTATAACCAATCAAATCACTAGCTAACCCACCTAAAACCAAATTTGTCGTTGCTAGAGCAGGTCCACCAACACCAGGAACAGTAACACCTTGTGAAGTTTTAAGTGTGTAACGTAATGGTGCGACTCCACCACCAGCATTTCCTATCGTTATCTCACCATCTGTTGCGGTATCAATACTTAACAATTTAGAAACAAAACTATAACAGTATAAAGGTGTTGCCCCATTGACTGAAATAGTATCTGTAATTGGTGTACCTAATGCGTCTGTTGCCGAAATTAAATAAGTTCCAGGATAAAAACCACATATGTTTGGCGTAGTAGTGTTACTATTTGGTACAGAACCTGTTTGTGGTGTTATATTTAACGGATTACCTTGTGGGTCATTTAGTCCAGTGATTGTGTAATTGAATGGTCCAGTACCACCAATAAATGAAAAATTAATGCAACCAGAACCACCACTTAATATATCTGGGATAGAATTTGATTCAATTACAATACTATTTCTTTCTGGTTTAATACAAGCAGCAAAGAATTTTTTATTCATTTTATCCAAACCAGTACTACCTGGTTCTAATCCAAAATAAAAATAATATGAGTGGTCTGATTGACCAAAAGTATTATCACTAGCAGGTGCATTGTTAATACTTATATTTCTAAAACTAACATAATCAGCACCATTAGGTCCAACAGCAGTTTGATTGTAGTCACCTGCATTCTGTAGATTAAAGTCAGTTGAAAATCCTGCTGGTGGTATAGTTAAACTAGTTAATCCAATCCATGGTGTGGCTGTTTGGTTTAAACCATAGAAAACATCTCTAGTCCATTTACCAAAATTATCATCAATATCTAACTTACCAATAATGCAATCAGCTTGATTAGTTAAAGTATTATTATCAGTTGGGGAAAACGTTGCTTCGTCAATATCAACACCCATTTCACAAATATGTCTAACATTGACACATTGTCTAGGGTCAACATGAAGACCTAAACAATTAATATCGAAAAAATTACCACACGTATTACCACCAATATCAACCATACCAGTAGTTTCTACCTGTGTTTTATCATCGGTTAATTCTTGAGTATCTGGTGGTACTTTAAATGTTGTAGGTATTAATAATTTTTGTATTTTAGGTATACCTTGCCAATCACATTCAAATACTGAACCTAAATTAACTATTTCAGTTGAAAATAGTCTAAGGTCAGTACTTCTATTTGTTGCAGCGTAATAAAATTCAGTACCAACTTTTTTGATAACCCCTTCATTAATACCAATACCTCTAGTATTTTTTTGTGAATCTTTACCACTTCTGAAACAGGTGTCCATCAATAAACTACTATAACACTTATTATCAGCAGTACCATTATTATTTCCATCAACACCACCACCTGCAATATCTTCACAATTTGATTCACAGAATTTTTCTGATTTATTTTTTCTTCTTTTATATTTTAATAAATAACTAAATAAACTACCATTAACCCAATCATTATAAAAATCAAATTGGAATAAGTTTAGTGTTCTAGCCATTTCAAAAGCGATACAATCACTTAACCCACAATCTGGAGTACCATGACCGAAACTATCACCAGGATAGTAAGTAGGACAACCACTTTCGTCACATAAAGCACCAAATCCTCTACTACTACTATAACAACCAGGTGAATAACTATAACCATCATCAAATGGACATGATACTGCAATACACGCAACAAAATTAATACTATCGGCAATACGACAAGCAAAACGGAATGGTCTCCACTTCCATATCTTAATACGGCAAAGAGTTTTGAAAAAATCTTTAACAATACCTAAAAAGAAATTAATAATAGGAAAAACAATATAATTCATAAAGAAAATTACAAGGATAAGAATCCACATAATTAAACAAATAATAAAAAATATAGGGTTATTTTCAGTATTTACTCTATTATAAGGAAAAGCCACTTTGCCAGTGTTTTCAACATCTTTAATACCTGTTGCTGCTCTAGTTAAAGCACCAGTAAATACGTTATTTCTTTGGAACCTACTAATATAATTACTAACAGTATATATTTTATTCCAATGTAAATCTCTAAAACTAGTGTTTTTTGTTTTAGCACCAAACTCATAGTCAATCTCAGATAGAACTTTAGGGTTATTAGGTACTAAATACCTAGCCCTTGTTCTAAGCCTACCTAAACCACCATCATTAGTCATACCAATGTTAAATCTTACTCTAGCTCTTGTTGGAATCCCTTTATCAGGGTCGTCAGATAAAATAAGATTACCCTCTTCATCGGTAACCATATAATCTAAATTCATTGGAACTTGGTATGCCCATGCACCTTTATCATCAATAAGTTCTGACCCATCAACATTAAATTCTTCAATTTTATTATCGAGGGTTTTTCTAATCATACGAATAGTACCTTCATTGGTCATTTGTTCGTCTAAAAGACCCAATTTTTTTCTAGGTCTACATCTTTTGTTAACACTATGTTTATCTTTATCACCAAATATACTACCCATAAAGATAGCCGCTGGTGTTATGTCATAATTTAAATCTAAATCTAAACGAGTAATACCTATTTCATAACTTTCTTTATCACCCCAAAATGGTTGTACGTTTACACCTGCATCCAAGCTTTTTACTTGCATTAATTTATCTAAATTGGTTCCAGTAGAAAATTTAGTAGTTGAATCAAATCTAGAGATACTAGCACCTTTAGAAATCATATCATAAGGTCTTTGTGATGCAATACCAATATCTGAAATATCTGCATCCAAGTGAACATTGTGATTACCTAGTGGTACGCCAAAAATCATAAAATCACCAGCCTGATTAGTAGTCGTTGTAAATTTATAATATTTACAATACACTTCTAACATAACATCATTATCTAAAACTTCTCTTTTTGTTGGGAAGGTACCAATTGATGTAAAACATTCATTTTGTGATTGAGAATCTTGAGTTAATAGATTATATCTGATACCATCACTATTTTTATCATTGATTTTTTCATAAGGATATAAACCTCTTTTTAAGACATCATTTTTATCAATGTTATCCAACGGTATAAAAACACTTACTTTTGCATTTGGAACACCAAAACCACCGTTGATAATTACTCTACCAACGATGACACCATAATCAGAAGAAAATCGTTTATAAACATCTTCTTGATTTATATTCAATGATAATATCTCTAGAAAATCAAAATCTTGTTCTAGTTTAACCTTAATATAGTTATCACCACCATTTGGTGTTGTTCTTATTCTTATCGCTTTTGACATTATTTATTCTCTTTATTTGTTATATCATCTACACCTATTAATTCAAATTCATCTGGGTCAATATCTTCCCATTCTGCATCATCATCATCGTCATCATCGTCATCATCATCGTCAGCATTATCTTTAGCTACTTTTTTCATAAATTTAGATAATGAAATAAATAATGGTTTGATATCTATTTCCTTGGTCATTACTATTAAATTAAACATATAGTAAGCAATTGCCACCATTATAATAGGTAATAAAACCATAGCAACTAAAAAACCTATCATTTTCATTGAATAATGAATAATATTAGTTGTTATAGATACTTTAGGTTTATTTTCATTATTATCTAACAAGTTAGTTGGTGTTCCTTCACCTTTTTTTGCTTTACATCCGCAACTCATACTTTTATTTTTTTAATTTTTATTATTTGGATTAATATAACCTAAATAATGAATAAGGAAAGATTATTTTACTCTAACTATGATATCGGTAGTTGGGTCTTTAATCTCAAACATACTAATCGGTTCACCAAAAAGGGTATAATCCGTTATAATATCTACTTGTCTAGTATTAACGTCAGAATATGGTTGGGAAATTTCATTAAGACTATATTTACCTTGTCCCACTTTATTATAAACTCTCAAATCAATTACGTTTAATACACCAGCAACATTATTAATAGTTTCTATCAATGATGATAGATAAATATTATCACCCATTTGATATTTGTTTATATCCATATACGATTGTATGTCTGAAATTACCTGACTAATGATTTGACCTTGTGGTTGTTTTTTATCAACCATTAAATCAACTTGAAAACCTAAATTAATTATTCTACCATTGGTGATTTCAACGTAATCATTAATCATTCTAAAATCAGCTAAATAATTTGCTATGTTCTCTCTAAGAACACTAGTTGAATTGTTTGTTAATTTAGATTGAGCATCTAGGCTAAGAATGTAAACTTTAATTTTATTTTGTTGTTCAAAAACACCACATCTGAATGGTACACCAAAGTTACCAGGCATCTGAGCTATTCTAGTTTGATAATCTTTAATGGTTACAGCTCTATTTTGTGAAGCAAAATTATATCTTACAAGATTTCTAATTTCTTCAACACTAGGTTCATTTTTACCACCTAAAGCTGGAAATGCGTTATTAACTGTAAGAGAAGCTTTAACAGCTGCATTTATCAATGGTTTAGAGCCGTTAACATTCATGTTTATTAACCCTACACTAGTTAATACGTTTGGCCCAACGTTGCTTTCTGAACCACCACCCACTCTATATTTGATAAACATAGTAGTATTAGCTGTTGGTGTAACACCTAAAGACATATTATTGATAAAATCACCAATTTGATTAACCAAAGCAATATTTGTATCAAAATCACAAAGACTACTAGTATCTTGATTACCACCACCTAAAATAATCTTGGTAAAACCTAAATCTGTATATTCTCTAATAAATTTTTTATTTGTTGAAATATACTTTCCTGGTCTTACACTAGTACTATCGGTAATTCTAGAATTATCTTCTATAAAAACTTTATCTTCAGCTAAAGCATCCATTTCAAACCATCTATTATCTAAGTTTAAAAAATCATCAAGTGTTGGCAACTTTGTAAAGTTAGTTCCTGGTAATGTAATGATTGACTCAATTGAAATTACGTTATCTTCTGGTAAAACAATCTCTAAAAATGGCCTAACATCGGCACTAGTTAAAACTCTTTTAAAAACTTTAGAAGAACCATTAGATACAATTTCTCTTTTTGTTAAAGTATAATTAGATAAATTACCGTTTGAATCAACATTTGGTATTATAAGTCTATTAGGTATTCCGCTTATATTAAACGGATTACTAAAATCAATATCATTATTAACTTCAAAAATTTTACCAGCTCCATTAACTTGGGAACCTGTTCTAATAATTGGAGCGTATGAGATATCAAATGAATCACCTAACACTGGAACGGTTACTGAAAAATCTACAATCGTTACACTAGGTCTCTTGCCTGGTATTTTTAACCCAAATGTTCTAGCCATGGAAAGAATTGATTTTCTTTCTTTAGCGTAATCAATTTGTGTTTCTTGAAACATTCTATCAGTATTGGTTGATAACATATCACCAACAGCCGCATTAAGCTCTAAAAGCATCATACCTACCGATGCATCATTAAAATCTCCAAAAACATCTGGATAGTATTGTTTAACCATATTCACCAAATCGCTACGTATTTCAGCGAAGTTTCTAGAGGTATATTGTATTCCTGTATTTGCCATTATATATTTATTATTACTAAGTCTTGTGTAGTAAAGACATCATCTGTTATTGTATATTTTATTGTAACTACTGCAGCATATTCACTTTCAGGGGATTCAACTACTGTTATTCCATCAACACTTAGTTTAGGTAAATATCTTTTTATTACTGTAGTTATTTCTGATTTAATATCTGCAAGTGTTAAACCATCGTTGGGTTCGAAGATAAATTTTAATAAATCTGTTCCGAAATCTGGGTTGTAAAGTCTTTGTCCTTTTCTAGTTAAAACTAAATGCATAAGGTCAGCTTTAATAGCTGATGCATCATCAGAATTTAAATCTAAAAAAAACCCTTTAGGACTGTCTTTAAATGGGTAATTTATATTAATATATTTCATACTTATTCTTTTTTAGATAAATATGATAATAAATTATTTTTATAAGTAAATATGGCAAATAAAAAAAGGGACCATTTAGGTCCCTTTGATTTTGTTATGATGAACAACCGAAGCATTCAAATTGACTGTCTTGCGGTTTTTCTGGTTTATTCTTATCCATATCGATTGCTAAGTGTTTCGCTTTGTTATCGACTGATTCACTTCTCAAATAATATTGACCTGTTTTAAGCCCTAATTTCCATGCTAGTGTATGTGAAGTAGTTAACTTCCCAACTGTTGGTGTAGAAAAGAAAATGTTAAGACTTTGTGACTGGTCTACAAATGGCCCTCTCTCAGCTGACATTTCAATAAGAGATTTTTGTGATATTTCCCAAACTGTTTTATATCTCTCTTTAATATCTTCATTAATTGTTGGTATGTTTTGAACACTACCATCATTTTTCATCAATTCTTGTAGTGTTTCTCTATTCCAAATTCCTTCTTCTTCTAATTCTCTAACCAAGTGTTTATTCACCATTGCAAACTCACCACCAGTTACTCTACGAACATATAAGTTAGATGTGAATGGTTCGAAAGCTTCATTTGACCCAATTACACGTGCAGAACTTGCTGTTGGTGGGCATGTTGTAACCAAAGAGTTTCTAACCCCATAAATTAAAATGTCTTCTCTTAATGTTTTCCAATCATACATTCCAGATAAATCAGCTTCAGTTAAACCCCACATTTCCCATTGGAAAATACCTTGCGATATCGGTGAACCTTCGTAACCATCATAAGTTAAAGCAGTTTCTTTTGCCAAGTCGCATGATTGTCTCAACGCATTGAAATAAATCGTTTCGAAGATTGTTTTATTAATCGTTCTAGCTAATGGACTTGTAAAAGGCAATTTAAGCAACGCAAATACGTCAGCTAAACCTTGGATACCAATTCCTAGAGCTCTTTGCTCTAAACCACCCTTACGACCTTCTTCGGTAGAATATTCGTTTACATCAATAGCGATATTAAGTGATTTTGTTACTGAACGAGCAACACGACCTAATTCGCTATAATCATACTCCCCATCAACAACAAATTTTTGTACTGGAATACTAGTAAGTGTACAAATAGCTGTTGTGTTGGCATCTGTTACTTCCATAATCTCACTACATAAGTTACTAGAGTGAATAACACCCATATTCTTTTGGTTCGATTTGATGTTTGCTGAATCTTTAAAACACATATAAGGCATTCCGCTTTCAATTTGTGCTTCAAGTATTTTCAACCACAAATCATGTGCTTTGATTTTGGTACCAATACCCATCTCTACAGCTTTATTATACTCTTCTTCATATTCAGCTCCGTAAATTTCGTAAAATGGTTTTAAACCAGCTACTTTGATGTCATGGGGACAAAATAAATACCAATCAGAATTTGCTTCTACTGCTCTCATGAAATTATCTGGAATCCAAAGTGCTGAAAATAAATCTCTAGCCCTAAGTGTATCATCACCAGTTTTCTTTCTCATATCCAACACATCAAAGATATCTTTATGCCATGGTTCTATATAAATAGCACATGAACCAGGTCTTTTACCACGTTGGTTCCAGAATCTAAGTGCTTCATTTACTACTTTAAGATATTTGAATATACCACCTGCTTTACCGTCAGAATTACCAACATTGGTTTCTTTAGAACGAATATTTGAAACTGCTAATCCAATTCCTTCAGCTTTAGAAGATGAAATAGATATTCTACCTAACATTCCTAATAACCCTTCAGTTGAATCATCTGGAACAATTGATAAATTACATGATGCAATTTGACCAATCTTTGTTCCAATATTGATTTTAATTGGTGTTGCTGGAGATTCTTTTTGATTGCTTAAATCATTATATTTTTCTATAAAATCTTCAGCATTATTAGTTACCATAAGAGCAACACGAATATATAATTGTTGTGGTCTTTCAACCAATTGACCGTCCTTTGTTTTCAAAAGATAAATGTCTTTGAGTGAACACCATCCAAAATAATCAAAATGAAAATCTCTTTTATAATTAATCACTGACTCAATAAGTTCAATATTTTCTTTTACTTTATTGTAATAGAAATCATTTAACAATCCAGCATTGTATTGTTTCTTGGTTGCTTTCATAAAGTTATCTTCAGTTTCTTTATGAAGCTTACTAATAGCTATGTTAGCTGCCAAGATTGAATAATCTGGGTGATTCATTGATAATGATTCAGCAACAATCGAAATCAAGTCATCAACTTCGTTTGTGGTCATGTTGTCTGCAATACCTTGCGTTACTTTCAAGAACAACTCATCAGGGTTAACTTTTAACCCATCTGATTGTTTTTTTATTCTTAGTAAGATTTTATTTGGATTAAAATCTATTTTTTGTCCGTTTCTTTTTATTACTTGCATATTTTTACTTATATTTCTTCATCAAATGAAATAGCACCAGATAAATCAGCCGCTTTATACTCTGAGGACCTTCCTTCAAAGAAATTTTGTTTTGTTTTAAGTGTGATTTGATTCATAAATTCAAATGGGTTTTTTGAATTAAATTCTTTTTCACAACCTAATTGAATTAATAACCCATCTACAACAAATTCTAAATATTGTTTCATCAAATCAGCATTCATACCAATCAATGAAACTGGTAAAGATTCAGTAATGAATTCTTTTTCGATTTCTAACGCAGATAAAAAGATTTCACGAATTCTATCTTTGGTTGGTTTGTTTACGATGTGATTGTTTAATAAATGAATTGCAAAATCAGCATGCAATGCCTCATCTCTAGAAATAAACGTATTAGAATCACATAAACCTGGCATAAGACCTCTAGATTTTAAATAAAAGATACTACAGAATGAACCTGAAAAGAAAATACCTTCCACAGCAACAAATGCAATAAGTCTTTCAACAAATGAATCTGATTCAATCCATTTAAGTGCCCATTCAGCTTTTTTCTTTACTGGTGGCATGTATTCAATTGCTTTGAAACATTCATTTCTTTCTTTTAAGTCTTTGATGTAAGTATCAATAAGAAGTGAATACATATTACTATGGATATTTTCCATCATAATTTGAAATCCATAAAAGAATTTAGCTTCTGGGTATTGAACTTCATTTAAAAAGTTAATAGCTAGGTTTTCATTTACAATACCATCCGATGCAGCAAAAAATGCCAACACATTTTTAATGAAAAATCTTTCATTATCGTTAAGTTTCTTATTCCAGTGTTCAATGTCTTTGGATAAGTCAACTTCTTTTACTGTCCACATCGCTTCTAATTCGATTTCATAGTAATCCCATAAATCTTGGTGGGCAATTGGAAAAATAACAAACCTATCTGGGTTTGGTTTTAAAATTGGTTCAATCATTGTTTTGTTTTTTATTGTTATTTATTTATACAAGGTCACTATTTAAAGCAGTGTTTCTATTTAACATAGCATCTAACACTTCATTGGTTCTTTTTTGACCTTTAACCTCTACATTATTTTTATATTCGGTACGAGTAGAAGCTTGTTTGTTTTCACCCATTTCTATTTGAATTCTAGCATTATCAAATACGATATCTTCAAATATCATCCCAGATTTACCAAAACGAGATTTAAGAATAGCCATAGTAGCAGTACTTTTATCTTTTTGGTCTAGTGTTTTAGCTATAGATACTACGAAGTGTCCAATTTGTGCTTTTTTGATTGAACCACCCATTTGGTCAGCTTCAACTACATCTGCTTTGATAGAGCTTCTATTACCTTGAACAGCTGTCCAACCTGCAATATCTAATTCTAACAACATTGTTTCGAATTGTCTCATTACACTACCTTCACCTGCATTTACATCATCGAATCTTCTTGATGGTTCTACTACATCAATATAATCTAAGATTACAACATCTGGTCTAAAACCTGTTGCAATTAATTTTCTAATGTATTGTCTAATAATAGGAATTGTTGTCCCATCACTAGAAAATCTTTTAAGTCTTATCTCACCTAAACTACCTTTACTATTAGCAACCATATTAGCTGCCATTTCTTTTACTTCTTCTTTATGGATTGATAAACTATTAAGGTCAAATTTTGACCAACAAGATAAGTGTTTTCTTTGAATTACTTTTGTACTATCTTCGAAAAATAATTGTAAAACTTTATAACCATCAAGCATTGCCGTATTGGCTATTTTGGTCATCATTGTTGTTTTACCAACTCCGAATGGTGCTAGGATTATAGCTAATTCAGTTTTTGATAAACCTCCATCCATAATTTCATCTAACCCTTCAATACCAGTTCGAATTGGTTTTCTAAAATCATCTGCCAAAACAGAATCAATGTCATCGAATACGTTTATACCATCATCTTTGCTATCACCGTGTTCAAGTGCTTTTCTTAATTTACTTTCTAATTCTTCGTAGTTATCAACTTCACCTTTACTAATAATTTTATTAATTTCAGCCAAAGCTTTCATAAGCTCTTGCTGCTTACAAAATCTCATTGCAGTTTCTTGCACGTAAAGAGTGTCATTAAGGTCAGCTTCTTTTATTTTTCTTAGTTGTGTTAAAGCATATCGTCTTTGGGTATCGTCTTTAACCTCATCTAACAACCTAAATTCCAAACTACCAACATCTGGAATAATATCATCTTTTGCTTTGGCGTTTTTAATTGCACCAACAACAATTCTTAAGTATTCATCTTCAAAGTAATTTGGATTAACAATATCTATGATTGCATTACCGAATTTTCTATCGGTAAGTATCTGAGCGATAAGTCTTAACTGATATTCAGCCCCTAGATATCCTAAATTACTTTTGTCTATTTTTGCCATTTTCTTTCCTTTCTTTTAAAACATTGTTATTATAAATATACAAAAGCATCGAATTAATTCGACACTTTTGCATTATTTTTTACACTCAAGAAATATCTTACATCAGTAATAATTTCTTGAATAACTTCTCTAATATCAACATTGATTTTAGGATTTAAAGTGAAATATTCGTTAGGAAATTCAACTTTAAGTATAGGCATAGTATCTACCTTAACTTCAAATTGAAACACATCACCTTTCTTTGGTGGGGTTTTATACGAATCTTCATTTTGAGCATAATATGGTTTGTAATTATCCCATAAGTAATCGATTGATTTCTTTTTCAAGTAATTCGGAAGAATACCATCTTGTATTCCAGCTACTGAATCACCTAATTCTTTTAGCACGTTAATCCTTTCTAATTCTTTAGCAGGATTAGCTTTATACACTCTAGCAGCTGCTTCATCTAACGGTGCAAAATTTTCATCAAAATCTCTAATTTTGAAATATCTTTGACAGATAATATTATCGTTAACGAAGAAAGAAAATTCAAATCTTTCTATTTCTACTGGTGTTCTTCTTTGTAATTCTATTGTTTGTGACATACTTTTTAAAATTTAATTTTAATTATTTTTTATTTCTCTATCGATAAGCTTTTTGAAAGGGACTAGATATTCTGGGTATCGATATTCCCCAATTTCTTTATCTATTCCATGACTTTTCATCATTTCAAATACTTTTGTAAATTCCCTGTTTTCAGGTAGTAGAGAACCATTTTTAAGTAGTTCTAACGCTCTTATACCATCTTTTGTCATCATAGGTTTAGATAAATTAACCAATCTTTCATTGATTTGATATATTTTATTCCCTTGAACTCCATCAGTAACGGCATCTATGATGTTTTGTAACACCTTAAGAGGTTTCTGTTTTAGTGCGATTCTTTCTTCTTGTTGTTTACTAGCTTGTTCTATAATTTCATTTAAAGTTACTTTTCTTTTTGTCAAATCTGGAAAATGAGTTAATAGTGTCGTTTCACCTAAACCTTTAATTCCTTTGATGCTATCTGCTGTATCTCCAATCATTGACTTAATCAACATTGAATTTTCTAGATTATGGCTAAAGTACGAAGAATAATTGGCTTTACCAACATAATTTTTAAAGTTTAAGAAAAATATTCTAACATCTTCATTTATTAGTTGAGCCATATCACTATCATTGGTGCAGATAGTTATTTTTTCGTTTTTGTTTTTGGTAAGGCAATAATATGCTATAAAGTCATCACCTTCAATAACCTCATCTTTTAATTGTCTGATACATAATTCATTTAGGTAATCCCAAACGATTCTGCGTTGTTTTAATTCTGATTCGTCAATTGGCTGAGTGCCGTTTATGTAGTCTTTACCACGAGCACTTTTGTATGGCTCGTAAATTTCGTATCTTAGTTTCCCACTGAAATTACCATCCCAGAATACATAGACTCTGTGGTACATTTCTTGTTCTAGCAACATACGAAGTGTTGTAAGGAATTGGTATACTCCACCTATATGGAGGCCATCTTTGTTATACAAGTCTTTAGCACCAGAAAAGCCCCGTTTAAACAGGGCATTTCCGTCTACTAAAAGTGTATTTTGAATTTCTTCTCTAATTTCACCATTTTTTGGTGGTCTTTTGTTCATTCTAAACCTTTATAAGGTTAATACTCGTTTTTTGTTACTCTCTGATATCATCTCCTTCAAGACGACCTTCAGTTTCTTGAAAACTGATTTCTTCATCATAACTAACATTTAATGCATCATGGATGAATTGTCTTTTTTCTTTTTTGTAAGCATCTAATTCACTTGGGTTAACATAACCGTGTGGTGTTGATGCAATGCTTCCGTTTCTTTCAATACCTGTAACGTGGTTTTTCTCACATCTGATTTTAGCTTCAGTTCCGAATTGGAAATCTTGTCCCAAAGCAACTGCTGTTAACTTTTTAGTTCCGTGAGTAAGAATACCACCAATATGAACAATAATTCTAGAATTAAAGAACATAAATTCACCACCTTTGTGTTTCACTACCGTTCCGTTCATATTATCTAACCATATTTTTTGAACACAAATCATAGTGTTGGTATATTCACTATCCATACTTCTACTAGAAGGAATTTTAAAGTTAACTATAGCTTGGAAACAACCCATAGCACCTGCATTCCACATATTGTTGCTAGTATTTGAACAAGCTGATTTATAACAGTTAAGTGTACCGATAGAATCCCATAGGAAACACATATTATTGGTAATAATACCATCTTCTTGTTTTTGAAGCATTTCGCTAATGAATAATGAAACGTCTTCGATAACTGGTTCCCCTCTCGTAGGTTTAGTCATCATTTTACTATCTTGATGATTGTAGTTTTTATACATATTGTACAAATCCTTGTTTCTAATCAAGATAAAACCATCTGGTTTCTCAGTAATTTCACCAGTTTCTTCGTTTACAACTTCTTTAAATTTAACACCTACTTGTTTTGCGTGTTCAGTGTTCCAGTTACCTTCAGTTTCAATTACTACGGCTAAATCCCCAATCTTTTGACATCCTGCAATCGCTTCATAAAACGCTGTTGATTTACCAGTGTTTGAATAACCTCTTACTAGAGATAAATATCCACGTGGAAATCCAGGTAGTTTTAAAGCATCATGCCATGCTTTTGATAATGGAACCCATGATAATTCTTTATCTTTTGGTTCTGAGTTAATGTTTTCTGATTCTAAGAATGAATCTAAATCGAATGCTACTTTTTCAATTACTGGTTTTTCATTTGTTTTTTTTGGTTTTACAGCCATTAATATTAATTTTTATTCCTCGTTATTTTAGCAAAAAAAAGAAGCAATTTCTCACTTCTTTTTTTGTTTTGTTACCTTTGATTAGAAAGGTAAATCATCGTCTTCCGCTTCTGGAGTGGTAGACACTGGATTTGTAACTGTTTCAGCCGCTGTTACATTAGCTTTAACATTTTCAACAGCCATAGTCAATTCTGAATCTAATTCATTAGATTCTGCTTCGTTTTCTTTGGCTAATTCTTTTGCTACGAAACATTTAGCTTCTTTATCCCAGATAGGTGTGTACCCTCTAACGATAATTGCTAAGTAATCATAATTTCTTACTGAATAAACATCTTCCCATGTTCTTTCATCAGCTAACCATTCAGCAGCTTTATCTGCATCAGCACTCAAAACATCAGAATCTTGTGCTACGATAGACGAAATGATTGGTAAACCAGTTTGGTTTCTGTTAATCATGATAGTTAAATCACGACCTTCAGTAGGGCTAGAAATATTTTTGTTTTTCTTAAGACCAGATACAACACCGTGGATTAAATCGAATGCACCTTTTTTAGTGTAGTCGTTATTAAATCTCCAAAATTTAACACCTTCGTCTTCGTGGTTTCTATCGATAAGTTTAGCGATATACATTTTTCTAGCATTATATTTTTTAGCTAATTCTTTGTCACCAGCATCACCAGTGGCAAGTAAAGCTTCACGAGCTTCGCAGAAAGGACATGCAGTACCTTTTTCATGTTGTAAACATGGGAATGTTTTCTTTTGACCGTCAACCATTGCTGTGTGGCCATAGAATTCAACTAACGGAGAACCACCTTTTGGGTTTGGTAAGATTCTAATTTCTTTAGTTTTAGATTGTTCATCTTTTTCTAAATCGTAAGTTGTAAAGTAATTTTTTAAGTCATACGTTTTAGCGGTTTCGCTTTTTACGTAAAGTGGTTTGTTGTTTTCTTCGTATTGAGCCAACATTGCCAATAAGTCATCTTCTTCTTTGTTCATTTTTCTAAATTTATTTAATTAATTGTTATTTTTCTAGGTTATGTTTTAGTTTTCTAAAGTTTTTTAATATACAAATATACGAATATTTTTTAAAAAAGTCAAGCATTTTAAGCAACTATTTTACATATTTTACTTATTTTTTACAAACTTACACTTAATAATATCATCTACCAAGTTTTTTATTTAATTTATTTTCATAAAATAAAAAAACCCCTGATAATCAGAGGTTTAGTTTAATAATTTTATTTGTTATTAGATATCTTCTTCATCATAGTCTTCTGGTTTTACAGCAAAACTTTGTTTAATATCCCCTTCACTGTAATCAGAATCAATAGTATCTTTATCTAATATGTATTCTTCTTTTTTATCATTACCCATTACATCATACGCACCATGTTTGTCAGCCCAGTAATCTGTTAATTTTTGAGTATAAGGACCAGAATGTAACGATTGCATTTCTAATTTTTCAACATTGGTTGGATTTCTTTTGATTATTTCTTTCTCAAGAGCTTCAATTTTACCATTAACAGCATCCATACTAGCAATACGTGATTCTAAGTCTTCTAGTTTTTTCATAAGAAGTTTTGTGTTTTGACTTGCTTTATCTGCAGCACTTTTAGCTTCATCTGTTGAATCTACTAAATCCGTTACATCCAATTCAACTTCATCTCCTGCAGGTTCTTCTGCAGGTTCTTCTGCAGGCCCTTCAATTGGTGCCATAGGTGCTTCTGGTGCTACTTCTGCTGCAGGAGGTGCGGCTGGGTCTTCAGCTGGTGCTGCATCGCCTGCTTGAGGTTCTCCACCAAAATCTACATCTGGTGCTGCAGCATCTGGAGGTGGTACCCCTAAATCATTTGCTATTGCATCTGCACCTTCTGGTTCTTCATCAGCTTCGTCTAATCCACCTAATAATAAATCATCATCTTCTGCTTGAGCTTCTTTGTAGAAAGAATATTCGTTTATAAGTTTGAATCTATTAAGTTCTTCTTTAAGTAATTGTGGGTTAAATTTTGTTTTCTTCATTAGAATAATAATTGTCTTCCGTCTTCTGTTATGATTTTTTTGTTGATTCTTTCAACTAAGCTTTTATCGCCTTTAATCACACAAACACCTGATGTACAATCCATGTTTGGGTCTTTGTTTTCAGTATTTAAAAAACCTTCTAAGGCTTTATTTAATTCTACGTTTTTAATATCTTTTTCCATAACTAATTTTATTTGAGTTTGTTATTTTATATATAAATATCGAGTAATCGTTAAAAAACTCTACTTATACTTAAAATCTTAAGTTCTTTATCTTTAATTAGTATAAATTTACCTTGATATTCTTCCCAATCGATTTTAACATCTTTATATTCTATATTACCTATTGATTCTTTAGCTTTTTCATCAATTAATTTATTCAACGCATTTATTGTATATAATGCGTTACCTTTTTTATGTATGATAATAGCACTAGGAAATAATTCTTTGAGGTTTAATGATTTATCTTCTGGAATTGATAATTTAAAAGTTATTATTAATTTTGATTCATCATCTTCGTCTTTATAACAGAATACTTTTTCTTTGCCAATGGAGAATTTAGCTTCTAAATAACTTAGAAACCATTCTAATCTTTCAGGGAAGATAAATGCTGCTAATAAACTTGTTTTACTCATTGATTATCGATACTAAATAAGGAATATATCGAGCTTGGAATTCCATTTCTTCCAAGTTCTTTTTATATTCTATAAGTATCTCATCATTAGTCAAAAAGACAGTGCTAATTAATTTAATTTTTGAAATTAAATTATCAACATCCATCCCAATGTATCTTGCTAATTTTAAGTCTATTCCAAAGATTAAATTATCACTATATAGGTAAACCATATCTTTGTGTATGTATGTGGTAATGTGCTTAAATTCACGTATTTTTTTAATAACTCGTTTGAGTGTTTTTGTTTGGTTTTGAATAAGGTCTACAAAATAGTATGTTACACCTTTAAGCATATCGGTATATACTTTATTGATAAAAAAGTTTAAATCTTCTGTATGTTTATCACGCTTTTGAGTTTTTTTAAATGTCCAATATACGTTAGGTGCTAAACAAATATTTGTAATATCAAAATTAGGATATAGTTTATCTGCTAAGTCTAGACCCACTATTAATGTAGGAAGACCATGTTGTATTTCATCCATGGTCTTTACTACGTTAAAAATTTCTGAAACATTTATTGTGTTATCTGAAACTATATTTGCAATTTTTTTCATTTTGCAAATGTACTACATTGTTTTTAATTAATCAAATTAATTATCTAGGAATATAAAAGTTTTTGGTTTTAATCATTTCACTAATTTGAGTTGCGTAGGAAACCCTTTTATTATACGAACCATCTACTTGGTTCATTTCTGCTAATCTTTCAGCAACTGAATTTGCACTAAAATTAAAGTAACCTAAAGTACCACTTTCATATGTAATATAAAATATTTTAGTTGCATCTGTTACATCATTATTAGCAGCTAAATTTTTACCTGTATATTTAGATTTATCAGTTATATCATGTTTTAAATATTGTATTTGGTCTTTAAAATATGTTTTGTCTAAACCATTATCAGATAACCATTTTAAAAGTGCTTCTTGTGCTGGGCCATACCACTGTACCAATCCATAATCTTTACCTACAGGATTTCTTGCTGTAGGTATGAATCTACTTTCTTGATACATGTTACCCATAATACCTGCAATTGCAGCATCACCATAACCTAATTGTTTTTTAAGTTCTTCATATAGAGTTTTAGTATCTATTTGGTTACCTTTGTGGACACCATCATCAAAATTACCAGTACCTATTATTTTTTTCTTATTGTAGTATTTATTATCTGTTTTTTTAATGTAGATAACCATTTTCTTAACATCTGTTGAATCCGTGATATAACCACCATCCAAAGTAACATCAATTTTTTTTGCACTACTACTTAAATTACCACCAACAAATGAAGCTACGGTTGCTGTGGTTTTATATAATACATTACAGTGGCCACCAGTAGTTCCACCTGCTGGTCTAGGTTCACAAATTAAATCACCAACTTCTGGTTTTATTTTTAAGCCAGAACCTAAAGCAAATGCTTCATAACCATTTTTACCATTCATAGCATCTGTTATATATGAAAAATGCATTGCTGAATTAGGAAAATCAGAATCACCAGCCAACATAACGTATGAAATAAATACTCCACTCCATGGTTGAGCTCCTGATGCATATTCAGTACCACTAACACCGTTTGCTGGTGTTGCTTTTGCATATTCATCTAAAAATGCAACACCATTTTTTTCGTTTACTTTACCATCTTGCCAATTTAAAAGTTCTTTTTCAGCTCTTTGCGTTAATGCTACTTTATTAGGTATTGTACTACCTTCAATTATTTTATTTTTTGGGATATTTGCTCTTAAATCAGCAGCATATCCATTAATCAATGAAGAACCTACAGCACCAACTGTATTACTACCATTAGCTGAAAGATTCATACTATCAAGTATACCCATATAAAAATCAGCACCACTTAACAATTCTGTTTTTGGGTATCTTACCCTACTACCACTAAATACTGTTGACATATAATTAGGTTTAATTGTATGTTTTACACGTGTTATTAAATATGCCCCATGGAACATAGGTATATTATTCAATTGGAAGTGCATCATTGGTTGAATCATGGCATTACCCATCATTTCAACTTCTGCTTTATAACTTCTTACCGAATAAACATTATAAATGTTTTGACCACCCAAACTTATGTCGTTTTGTACTCCTTTATGTCCAATATCATCAGTAATTTTTAATGATTCATCGGTTTCACTAAATTCGCTTTGGTCTAATGTTATATCTTTAAATATGTTTTGATTTTGTTGACCATAATTAACCGAAAATATTGCAACATCATTTTCAAACTCATTACTTGTACCAACAAAATCAGGTGGTACATTAATAATTGAATTATTACTACCACATTGAAAATCAACACCATCATTTGGATATTCGTTATCGCCAAAATCTAAGTGTTTAGAAGTATCGCCAGCATATACACTAACAAAACTAGGGCCACAAATACCATCTTCGATTGCTTCACCATAATCAGGGTACGTATTAAACATTGATTTTAACATAACAGGGTCGTTATAGTTAATAAATGTTGGTAACGGAATAAATGTAAAATGGTTTGACGCTAATAATTGACTAACGGCATCAAACACAGATGTATTAGGGCTATTCATTAAATAATCATTAACTGGTATTGGATTTAAATAAAATAAATCACCAATATCACTAAATGCTCTATCCACAAATCTAAAACTATCAATTAATCTAGCTTTTTCATCATTTCTTCTATATTTTTTTCTTAATCCTTTATCAACACTGCTGTTGGCACCACCGCATTGATAAACAATATTATCTATGTTAGTAACACCACCAAGCCATTTGTCATTTATATTTTTACATGTTTTATATAATTGAAATTTTATCGCATCTGAATCACTAGTACCAAATATTTCTTGTTCTTTCTGTTTAAGGTCATCAGCAATCGCATTTGTGGAACATTTATCTTTAAGCACGTTAACAACTGTTTTAAAATATTTTTCAAATCTATCTACCGTGTTAAACATTGGTGCATACAATTCATTAGTATTTACTGCGTCCCAAATATATGGACTAGCATTTGCTATTACTATTTCTTCTTGTAACATAGTTAAAATCATATTCGCTGGGCTACCAGCTTTATCTGCACCATCTTTATATTCTAATTCAAAATGTAAAACGTTAGTTGGGAAAATTCTATCATGATAGAATGGTGTTATTACTTGATAGTTTTCATAATTGTGTATATTTTGCACTATATGACTAGTAGTAAAGTTTGGCACATTCCCTGTTAATTCACTAAAATTACCATCTTGATAACCTACCTGAAAATTAGTAGGTAAAGCTGTGTCAATAGCATCGATTCTATTATATATTGGGGCTGATGCTGCGTAGAAACCTGCTAACGTACCGCTACTAGTTATTTGTGATGCTTCATTTAAATCATTAAAATCATATACTGTGCCAGTTGTTTTACCAATACTAACTGAGTCTTTATGTACAAAATTAAAAAATACTTTTTTAAATTCTTCTTTAACTTGGTCTGGTAATGATAGAATACGGTTTAATGTTCCATATAAATCAGGTTGCTGCTGTTCATCTGTAAAAATTTGAGATATGCTTTGATTTGTTGCTGGCCATTTTGTATTTGCTATACTATTATCGTTATTATATGGTGCTAATACTCTACCAGTAATTTGCCATACAATAGGGTCACCAGCCCCAGAACCACCACCAGTAATAATACCATTTGAAGTTATCGGATTGTTGCCATCATTTCTCCATATTAAACCACCAACATAAGCTGCCCATAATTTAGGTACATGTACAAAACCAGCTCTAACATTAAATAAATTCAATGTTTCTTTACTTACTAAAGGGTCAGTAGCCCATGGTAAAGAATTTAAAAATAATAACGCTTTAGCATATAAAGGACTAGTTGAATTGCTTTGCCCGTAAAACCATTGATTTCCAAACACACTGATATTTCTATATTCATTATAATTACTAAAACCACCACCACCTATATTCTTAAGTGGGATATATACTTTTTGTGTAACAAAAGGATATGTTATTGGTGTTGTTGAAGAATTATTTAAATTTAAATAATTCTTACCTATTTGACTATATCTATTACCAGAATCATTAGTAACATCGGCAGGTTGAACTGCCAAACCAGCTATAATAGTATAATTTGTACCCCACCACCCAAAATAAAACGGTGAAGTGGGTGCAGCTGGATTAAATGAATTATCAGTTTTATCTGTTTTATCATTATGTATTACTAGACCTGAGGCTTTACTATCTTCTTTATTAAAAAATAAAAATCTTAATGGTAATTTATCTAAAGTACTATCTCCCCAGTCTAAATTTTTAAATTCTTGAACACCCCATGGACCTCCAAAAGCATTAAATTTAGCAGTTTCAGCAGCGGTAACACTATTAATATCTGTTTGTAATCCTGTTAATAATAGAGTATTTTTTGTAACATCCACATCGGCAGGTTTTACACTAGAATCTAAATTCGCATAAGCGTTATAATCATCTATTGTAAACATTTTGATGTATACACCACCATCTATTGGTTTGTCCAAAGTTATACTATTTCCATAATTAGTTAAAAATACAACATCATCTGGACCTGAGAACCCCCAAATACCAGTTGTAGTGTCTTTAGCCCATGTACCACTAAAACCATCGCTTATTGGTAATACTCTTTCACTATAAGTTGTATCATTAGTAGCATTTTTTGGGAAATAAGTATAAACATATGTAGAATCTGTATTATCTTTAAATAAAATATCACGTTCTTTATCATTTATTTTACCTTTTAAAGTTAAAAAACTATCATAAGTTAAATTACTTAACGCTAATTTAAGTGTAATATCATCAATAGAATGAATCATAGACATAGTATCCATTTCGGCCATTTGTTCAACCTCTCTTTCTGTAAGCCAATTATTACCATTTAAAAAAGTAGTAGCTCTAATTAATAATAAATTAGCAACTTCTAAATGACTACTTAAACCAGTTTTACCAATTCTTTTATAAGGAAATGAATTTATGTTAAACAATTTAGTATCTACTGGGCTAATTGGAAACCAAATATTTTCTGTTTCGTTTATTATTTCAGAAGCTTGTTGAGTTGCCGCAGCTGCAGCAATAAAACCCATTAATAAATCATCGATAAATCTTATTTCATCTACATCTGTAGGTATTTCAAGAATTTTAGTTGGTTTTATCTGACCCAAATATTTTTCAACATATGCTTCTTTGTTACCTTGGTCTTTTTTTTCTCTATAACCAGGCCATGCAAGTATTGATTCATCGGTATTTTTAACATTGTTTATATCTACACTTTCTTTAGCAACAAATTTAGGTATTAATTGGTCTAACCTTAACTTATTTGGAATTTTTTCAGCATCTGATGAAACTTGGTATATTGATTCCATAAAAACTTCTACAGCAGTTGTAAAAATTTCTATAATATTTCTCATTGTAGGGTCAAATTTAAGTTTTGTTCTAATCAAATCTCTAGCTTTTACCCCTAAACTTAATCTAGCCGCTTTTTTTGCATCTTCTAATTGAGTAGCTGCTTCTTCTAAAGCTCTTTTTGGTTGTACCATAAGCCAAAAAGTACATATTGTATCATCTTTTATTTTGTCTGTTTCTAAAGTATCCAAATCAGCATTAATAAGAGCCACATTAACTTTATTGGGAACTGTTGCGATAGCATCTCTAATACTTTTAGAAGTGTTATTTGGAAAACCACGACCATTATCGTTACTAGAAACCGATAAATTCATATCAAATAAAGTTACATCTAATTGGACATTTGAATTTTGATTAAATTCAGTTATTGCTTTATTCATTTCTTCTGTATAATCTGCAATAATTTTAGCAACATCTTTAACGGAAGAATCTGGTTTACATATAACTGGAGTTATTTCAGTTGTATTACCTCTAATATCTAATTGACTGCAAAACCTAGTAAGAATATCTTTTATATTGTTAAGAGATGAAGTTTTATTTTCAATGTTAGTTACTTCTATTGCATCAGTATCACTAGCACTTAATTGTTTTACGGATTCATTAATTAAAGCTATTGCTATCATTAAATCATTCAAATTCATAATATCTTCTACACCATTTTCACGTCTAGCATCATTAATTATTTTATATCTTTGTTTACCAATATTTGTGTATGGAATTGCTTTAAGATATCCAATAAGCATATCAGATAACATAGCATAAGTAAACCCAATAAAATTAGCAGTTATTTCAAAATTTCCAGTTTGTGAATTGAATTTTGAATTGAATTTATACATGTGTAGGCAATACTGAACAGGTAACCCATAGTAACCTTTGATTGTCAATTTAAATAACGGATAAGGTAGTTGGAAAAATGTTGAATACTTATTTTTACCACCCATAATATTTTGTTCATTTTGAAATATAGCAGTACCTCTAACATCAACAAACTGTATCGTAACCAAGGGTGCTTGTTGTGAGTTAAAATCAATATCAATACTAGTAATACCCAAACCTTCACCAGCATTACTAGATGTATTATCATCAAATATTGTTGTTAAATCTGTATAGTTTGTTGTTAGTACTTGTTTACCATTAATGTTACTACCATCGATGAAATTAATACTTACACTTTTTTGTGTATCAATTGTGTTTTTTGAAGTCGTTTTATCAGCAGTTAATATGGTTCTACCTTTTTTAAATGTTGTTAAAACAACTGAAATATTTAAATCTTCATTATTTACAGGTATGTTGCTAGATGAATTTTCACCACCAAAATGATTAGGGTCTATAATTGTTGCTCTACCGCTACTGCATCCTATTTTACTATTCTCCATATAATTGTTTATGTGTTATTACCCCCGTACTATATCTACTTAAAGCACTATCATAAGGAAAAGGTATTCTTATAATAGTAGAATCTGGTATGTTAAATTCTAAACCGCCAAATTCTGGATTGGCTAACATAATTAACCATCCACTATAAGGGTTATTATAATACGTGTTGCTCAATTTGTCAAGTCTACTACTGATTTCTTTATATACAGTGTATTTATCTGCAGCATCTAAAGGTATAGTTATACCTGGAATTGGTTTAATTTCAGTGTTTATTCTGAATTTATTATATCTATCAAAATATTGTGCCATAATTTATTTATTTTAAAATGTTATTGCAGAAGATTCAGCAAACCCTGCATTATTTATTGAACCAGTTTCCCATTCTATTCTTAAACTAGAACCATTTTTTTCATATGCAACTTTAACAGCTGCATTTTGAGCGTCATCTAACTCCAAAGGACTATTCCAGAATGCTTCTTTTGTATCAGAACCAATTGTAAATTCATCTTCACTACTATTACTAAGAACAGCACCTTGATTTGCACCATTTGAACGTATTGAAATATAACCTATGTTTGTTTTTATATTATCGCTACTAGTTACATAAACTTGACCTTTATATGTTTTAGGTGGGTCAGGATTTAAATTAATTGATGTTACTTTTGAGCTGCTATTCCAAACTAAATATAAATTTAATTTGGCATCATCAAAATTGTATGCCGTAAATCCAACTAACCCTATTTTACTAATTACTGCTTTATCATCAATTGTACCTGCTGGTGTAGTTAAATCAGCAGGGGCTATTTGTGCATCCCCTGCTGCATTATCTTGTGTTAATACTTCATCAATACTTGGTGGAGCAAATGGTGTATCAGTAAATGTTATTTCTTCTTTTTTATTGTTTGATGACAGCTTACCATGATTTAAATAATAACCAGACGCACTTTCTTTTGCTGTCATAGTCGTAGGTAAATCTTTACCATCATTATCTTTAAGATTCCATGTTGGTCTATCTTTTGATATATAATCAGCTCTTGCATCATAAACTTGTGTGTTGGCAAAATAATTAAATGACAATGCATTTTGAAGTTTATTAATTGGACCCATAAGACTAGAACCACCTAAAAATTTAAATGAAATATTCACGTTAGCAATCATTGGTTGAACACCAATACCTTCTGGGTTTAAATCCCAAACCAACGGTTCATAGTCAATATTAACGCTATCCATAACAATTTTTGTGTTATAAAAATCCCCAATTCTTAAAATACATACAGGTGGTCTACCAAACGCTAGATTATTAGCACCTTGTGCTTCCAAAGTTGGTCCTTGTCTAGTACATTGTAATAAAAATGTAAGCCTTGCATTAAGACCTTCAGGTGTAGTTGAATGGAAAGCTGGGTGAAAATATTTTATTTTTTGTCTAAACGAATCAAACACCAAAGGGTCAACATCAGTTAATTGGTCAAAATATAATGTTTCATTATAGAATCTATCAGTTATTTTTTTGTTATATTTTCTTGTTCCATCTTCAACAATAATATCTGGTTTTTTAAATTTTTCAGCTACTAATTCTTGTTCAAATCTAAAAGTTATTTCAGCTCGTCTGTCTAATTTACATGGTTTTTTATCAATAGCATAAACATCTTTAGGTTTACATGCACTATTTCCTGTTTCTATTTTACCTTGGATAAACTTAAATCGTTTATCTTTTTCAGGTTTTGGCATGTCAGGAAATAACCAAACTTTTAATTCTTCAATTATATTAAGTGCTCTATCTTTAACTAATTTATCGTTTGAAGGTGTAACACCTTGTTGACTTGCATAACCTGTAACATCTACCATACAATGTGGGCATTTTTCAGTTAAATATGTGTTAATGTCAATTAATAAACCAGCTCTATCATTCCAACCCTCATATTCGTTACCATTAAATATTATTTTTGGTTGATAAATACTAGTACCATTAAGTCCATAATTTGTGTTATCAAACCAACCAGTTCGTTTATGTATACCTTCAGTGTATTCAGCTGGGTATAAATCAATACCATACCCACGACCATCACTATTTACAGAATAATCAATATAATCAGTTGATGATGTTCCACTCATACCACTTTCATAATCATATGGAGGTACAGCTGCTTGGTCATTTGGAAAATAAACAGTTAATTTAACATTTGGTGCAGGTTCGGTTTCAATTGTTGTTTTCACTGGGATAGTGTGAGTTAAAGTTTCTTCCCAACTTTTTTCACTTTCAGTTAATCTATTTTTAAATTCTGGAGGGATACAACCAGCCCAAAATGAATTTACATAATGGTCATCTGGTCCTTTATCACCTCTAAATGAATTTGCATAACTAGGGTGGTCGACAAGAATTTTAAATGATAAATTACCACTTCTTTCTGTATTATTATATGTATAAACTGGTTCACCTCTACCAATAAAATTAGTAGATTCCCAACTTACGTTATTACCTTCACTAAAGTTTATATCATATGGTGGAAACCACATAATTCTACCCTTTTTATTATTTATTAAATCACCATCACCAATTTCAAAAGAAGGTAATACAGCTTTAATATCTGAACTAGCCCATGCTAAGTTTTCAATTGAAAACATATATTGTTTTAAATCTGTTTCTTTATCTTTTGTGTATGGTGTTATTTTAGGAAATCCATATGCATCTAATACTGAACCAACACTTTGACCTGGTGTGTCTCTATAAGGTACTTGATTTTTATCATATAACCCATTAATATTTTTATTTGCTACTTCAGTTTCATCAATACCATCTGTAATGCTATCAGCACCACTTCTTACTAATCGACTAACTCTATCATATCTATTTAATGTTGTCCAACTTCTACAATATGTTTCGTCAGCAGTAAGATTTTCAGCACCGTTATATATACCATTAGTAAATAATTCACGTTTTAAAACAGCATTACCTTTTGAAAACCCTTTTCCATTAGCTTGACTAATTTGTGTTGATTTTTTATTCATGTCACCTTTAACAGAAACAATATTTTTCATACCCACACTATTAAATAGTTTTTGTGTTTTAGATAATAAAGATTTTTTATCACCTACAATTTCATCAGGGTATTCAACGCTATTAACCATACCACCACTACTAGTAGTCCAACTAAATGGTATTGAACTAACAACTCTGTTATCATATCCATCAAACCCACCTTTAGGGTTTGGTGAAACACCAAGTTCTTCTGGACCTAAAAACCCTGCAGATTTTATTTTTTCTTCTTTTAAATATGATAAGTCTGGTATTGCACCATCAGATATTGCAAGAATATTTTCAAAGTTTTTATTATCATTTGAAAATGCGTATAATTTAGCATCACTAAGTTGAAGCACACCTTTATTATTAGTAAATCCTGGTGCGTATCCGCTTCTAAAAGGTGTTAATGTTGAATTTACAGCTAAATTAGCTTTAGCATTTGCCAGCAAAGCCAATACTTGACCTTTACCAGTATTTTCAATCATACTGTTAGCTCTTTTAATATTTTCAGCATCACCGTTTTCATCTTGAAATATAGAACCTTCTGAACCTAAATAACTTCTTGGGATTGTAAACCCTAACATTTTACCAGCAAAATCAGCAATTCTACCAACAGTACCAGAAGGTACTGTAATTTGATAGCTTGGTCTGAAACCTGGTAGTGGTTTACCACCAATCAATGCCAACACATTATCTTGAACATTTAACGCTCCTAATAATTGTTGTTGTACGTTAAATGAAGCATTATTAGCCAAAGCCAATGCTAATTGTTGTGCACCTATAGTTCCTATCTTGGTATCATTTAATAAACCAGTAGCACCCAACACACGACCTGCTAGAGAGCTTCTAACGTCAAAATTAGGTACTGTGGTTCCACCAGCACCAATTCCTACACCTTGGCCGTTTAAAACGCTTCCTAAGATGTCTAAACCAGTTGTGTTTAAATCTAGTTGTTGATGTGGATAAAAATTTAAATGATTTGATTCTGTGTCTAACACTGGTTGACCAACTCTTGGACTTCCGTTAACAGCTGTTGATATCGAAGGATACGTTGAAGATATGTTTTTACTCAACAAAAAATCTCTAATGCTTATTGAAACATTGTTGATTGAATTTGAAGTCGTTGGTGTTGGACTATTAGTATTATAAAATAGAGGCATAACTTTTGTTTATATATAAATATTATAATACACAAAAATTAATGAAAATAAATAACTAATTGAAAATGAATTTATATAAAATAAAAAATAGAGCACAATTAGTACTCTATTTTAGTTTTATTAATAATATTATTTATATATATATATATATATATATATTATTTTTTAATTATTATTTATTATATAATAGCAAATTTACGTAATTTAATTCAATTAATCAAGTAATATGAAGTATATTTTTTATTTATTTTTAAAATAATTTATAAATGTTTAAATATCAACAAATTATGTTTTTTGATTCATCATTCTTTTAGTTTCACTATGTATTAAACTTGTAATTTGTCTTATAAAATGTGCATCTTTTAATAAATTAACAGCTTGACCAGGATTACCTGGTGTTGTTACCATTAAATTACCTTTTATTTCAAGAGGTTCAAATGTATGATTTATAGTTGCTGGTATGTTAGCATTTTGATTTGCTTTATTAGCTTGAGCAATTGCACCACCAGGTTGACCAACAAACATATCTTTATTAGTTATTGGTGTCGCAACGTTGCCTTGGACAATTTGTCTACCTTTAGAATACATAGGATTTTTAGGTTTAGGAAAGAAACCATCTTGTATCGGTTGTCCTTGTACTGGCGGTGTGCTATATTGGTCATATAACCCTTTACCAGCACCAATTATCCCACCAGCTATTGCTCCAATAGTAGTTCCTAACACTGGTACTAAACTACCAATTGCGGCACCATATAGTGCATATTCAGCTGATTTTCCTAAAACACCAATACCTTTACCTAAATCTTCATTTCCAGCATCTTTAGCTTTTTGTGAACCATACTCTGTAAGCATTCCAACACCATATCCAGCAGCACCATAAATACCAGCAGCACCTACCGCTCCTTTTACACCACCACCTAATTTACCAGCTAAACCAGTTGCTGCTTGAGCACCACTGGTTGTTGCTAAAAATCCTTTTCCTAAAGCAACACCATTTAAAAGCCATTTTCCTGCATCTAATAAGAATTTACCACCAAATAAAACAGCAAGTGTTCCTTTAGGGCCAAGAGCCAATATTAAATTACCAATAGTTGTAAAAATAGGTTTTAATCCTTTTATAAATTCACCAATATCTTTACCTAAAGACATTAAATCAGCCTTCCAATTTGGGTCCTTCATAAAGTCAGTAACAATAGGGCCAAGAGTTTGATTAATACCATCAATAATTGGTAACATATATGTTTTAACTTGATTTATAAGATTTACAATTTGGTCATCAAAATTTTGAGCAGCTTTTGCTCTTTCTTCCATTGATTTTTTCTCGCTAACTTGTCTTTTTATAAAATCTCGGTCACCTTCGGTTATTTGACTAACTAATTTAGGACTACCATTAATTTCAATAGTTGCTTTACCATTTTTATCTAATTGTGCTGTGTTTGCGATAAATTCTTTCATATCTTCTGGAACACCAAAAGCAATTTGACTTTTAACCTTATTCATTTTAAACAATTCCTTACCTGATTTTACTAAATCATCGTATTCAAGACCTGTTTGTTGTGCAATTATTTTAAGTCTAGACATTTCCAAACTAGACATTTCAATACTACCGTCTTTAGCAAAATGCATAGAAGCTTGAGATGCTTCTGCAATTTCTTTTGTTAAACCAACCATGTCTTCACGAGCCATGTACATTAAATGAAAAGGGTCAGCCATCTTTGCCCAAGCACCACCCATAACTTGTAATTGAGCTGACATATCAACAGCACCTTCAATATCAAAAAGTTTATCACTCATTTGAGCAGCAAAATCCATTTTAATACCTAATTTAGCTGATAATTCGGCCATTTTAGCCAACCCTTTAATACCGTCTTTAAAACGATATTTATTAAGCATTTTTATACCACCAGAAATATTTTTAACAACCTTAGAAGCGTTAATACCCATTGAATGTGCATCATTCATAGTTTGTCCAATATAATCACCAGTACGTTCTGCTGAAAAACCAACTTCTTCCATGTTAGCAGCTAATTCACCAGCACCTTCAGCTCCTAAACCAGTGGCCATAGACATTGCTGCCATAGCTTTAAGACCTTTGTCACCAAGCATAACTGTTCTACCTAAATCCTCGGCATATTGACCTTGCATTTGAGCCAAAGCCTCAATACCAACACCAATTTCATTTGTACTAGCGGCTGTATTTCTAATAGATAAAGAATAAGCTTCACCTTCTTTACCCAAAAGACCCATTTGAAGAGCTGATTTTTTAACAGCTTTCTCCATTTCAAATAAACCAAAACCTTTTAGTTTACCCCAATTTTGTTGTACTAAACCAGGTAACTTTGCTAAACCATTAATACCAGCTTTACCTGTTGCAATTAACGCCATTTGATACTTATTAGCTTCTTTAACGGCTAATTTCAACATTTTTACTTGTCTTTCGTATTCAACGGTTTGGTCTTTAAGATAATTAATTTGTGTGTCTAATTGTGCGATTTGTGCGGCATTAGCACCAATTTTTTGGTTTTCTAACTCTAGAATATACTTATCAGTATCTTTTATTGTTTTTTGAAGAGTTTTTAATTTTTCAACACCTGATAAATAACCATCTAAAGAGGCTGATATTTCAGCCCTTAATTTAGCTTCTTCTTTTAAATCACTTAAACTTGACATGATTATTTATTTTTAACTTTAAAACCTGTTGAATCTAAAAATTGTAATTTAACAGGTATTGCTTTATTTTTAATTTTATTTCCTTTTTCTATTGAATATGTTGATACGTAACAAAGGAAATAATTAGGTATTTTTTCAGTACTAATGTTTTTTGTAACTAAAATTTCAAAATTTTTATTAATATCCGTTAATTTTCTTTGGTTTTTATCGTTGGTATTACCAACTTTAGCTTCTCTTTCACCATTAAAAATTATATAATCAATTTTACCATCGACTTCATATTCTAATTCGTATCTTTCTAAACTTTTAAAAAGAGCTTTATAGTCTTTACGAAAATCTGCTTTTAAAAAATCATTACTACCTCTATCTCTATAAGAATTAACTAATTGATTTGCTATTATTATACCACTACCTTTTGGTTTTGTACCACTAATTTCACCTTTAAGTCTTTCTAAAAAGCTAGGCTGTTTGTATAATGCTTTTCTAAATATATCATCACTTGCATACTCAGCTTCAATATTATCAATCATTTCATCATAATCTTTTTCTTCTTCTGGTTTTTCAGGGGTGGTTGGGTCTAATTCAACTGGTTTAGATACATCATCTGGTTCAGCAGTAGGTGTTGGTTCTTGTTCTGGTTGTTTATTACCACCAATATCAGGTATTGGAAGAACTTTTCCACCTCTTTCAATGTCTAATTCATGAACATCAGCTGTTTTAGGTACATATTTTTGTGTGTTGGTGTCTAATTGATTATAATTAAGTTTTTTATTTTGTTCATCATATGAATCAAAACTAAAACGTATTTTATTACCATGATTATCTCCTAAGATTTCATTGCTATTATGGTCAACATGTTTTATATTAATAGTATAATCACTACCAGTAGCTGTTTTAAATTTTAAAACGTCACCAACCTTAACAAAATCTAATGTGTGGTTAACATCAGTAGTTTCAAACAAGAATTCTTGTAATTTATTATATTGAGCTTCTGTAATTATTATTTTTTTCTTCATATCAAAGTAGTTTGTTTATAAATATCATATAAAATAAAAATACCTGCAATTAACGCAGGTATTTATTAATTTAATGGAATATCCCCATTTTTCATTCTATTCTTTAAAGCATCACCACTTACGGTTGAACTGCGATTGCCTTTAGAATTTGATTTTAATGTTTTTGTTTGTTCTTCTTGGTGTTCTTTTTGTTTACTAACGTCCCTAGCTTTAAGACTTAAGAAAAATCTTCTTTCATAAACAGGCAACGCTAAAACATCTGAATAAGTAAAACCATCCATGTGTTGGGTACAAATATATATTTCCTCCAACAAGGGTGCTTTATACTCGGAAGTCAGGCCAAAAAAATCCGAGGTTAAGTGGAAGAAATGTATCTACGGAACCACCTCCAGGGGTCCCAACAGTAATATTTAAATCAATTCCACTTTCGATTGATTCGACATATTTGTTAAAATCTTTACCGTCTTTAATTCTAATTGATGAAACAAAATCTTTAATGTTGTTTTTATCTCTAGAACCATTAACTTCTACAATCATTTTTTCTAATAAATAAGTTGATGAATTATCAACCAATACACCACTTTCTTTTTCAAATTCAACCAATTTATCTATTTCTTCAACATCACCACATGTAACAAATCTAAATTTAATATCTGCTTGTGATAATTTAAAATAGTATGAAAACAATCCTTCTTCATCTGGTTCTGCACCTAAATTAATAGTTTTAAGTTCATTTAAGTTAATCTCAGTATCAAATGGGTCACCATTTTCATCTAAAAGAGTTACTGGATACATTTCACCATAACCTGTTGCTCTCAACCAAATCATAATAGCATTTCTATCACCAACTAGCAAGTCTTTATATCTTAATTCTGGTTCTAGAATTTTTCTGTTCATAAGAATGTTTAAGAATTCACCGCTTTGTAATAAATTAGGACTACTAAGAATGTTCTCATCAGCTGTGGTCATATAACTAACTCTAATATTTTGTTTTTTGTTTCGATACATTTTACCTTGTGAAGGCAAAGGTATAACATCAAAAGGTGAATTATAATTAGGTTGGCTTATCTCTAAAAGATAAGGATTAACACTGTTAGATGTAGGTGCTACTGGAGTAGGTTGTACAATAGGTTGCTGAGATGGCACTGGACGAGGCGTATAACCTTGTTCGTAAGTTTGATTGTTTGTCATGTTTTCTTCGTAAGAATTTGTTTTATATCTTCTGTTAGTAGCTTCTTCAGCTAATTTTTGATAGTTTTTGGTTTGCTCAATATTTTTTTGTAGTTGAGCATCACGAATTTCAATTTGCTCTTCGCTACGTCTTCTAGAAGATTCCATATTGATTTTTGTAGTACTTTCAGCTAAATCTGGTTCAACAACGTTACCATATAATTTGCTTTGTTCCAATTGTTTAGCTGTACGTTCTTGCATTGCAGCTAAAGCATCGGCATGTCCGATAGGTGTATCTGGTAATTTTGTAGGTCCCATGTATATTTCGTTGGCTGCTTGGGTTTTTTCAGCTTCAAAAGCTTCTCTTTTAGCTCTTTCAGCATTAGACGAAGCCATTTGGTCCTTTGTAGGGATTACGTTTGGTTTTTTTTCACTCATTTTTTAAAACTTATTTTTGTATTTAATTATAACTATTTAGAAATAAATATAGTAATTTAAGTTTTTTTGTAAATGGTATTGTTATAAATAAAAAAACCATCTATTTCTAAATGGTTTTTTTATTTTAATATGGTCCGTGACCGTAAGCTTTGTCCATATCTTCATTGAAATTTCTATCCCATGTGTATTCATCACTAACTTTAGCAAATCTACTATCTTTCTGATAATCTATTCTACCGTATTTTGGGTCAAAATAACCAACTAAATCAGCATATAAATATATTTTAAATTTATTGGTATCCTCATCATATATAGTACCTAACGCTGGGTTTGATTTAATAAATTTATCAAAATCATTTTTATCCACTATTCTAACTGATTCAAAATTTTCTTTAATAAGTCCTTTTAATTGTAAGTATCTTTGTTCAGTCAACACATTAACTTTTTGTAGATTTAATTTTCTATCTATTTTTCTCATTGTTTTAAGTTTATTATAAATATAAATATAAAATAAAAAAACCACCTATAAAGATGGTTTTGATATTTATTTTCGTTATGAATTAGAAAAGTAAGATTGCTCTGTCAAATCTAAGTGTTGCAGTAACTTCAGCGATACTATCGTCATCCATTGCTAAATCACCAAAACCTACGTTAGTAAGCATTGTTCCGTCTAACAACCATTTTTCGATAACTACCCCAGTTGGGTCAAGCATTTCAAGTTCTACTGGACGTTTGTAACCAGCAGCATAACCTTGACGACCTGTAATAGATTCAGAGTGTAAACGTACCCATTCCATAATTGCTTGTGTAGCAGATGGCCCGATTGGGTCACGGAATGTAACATCAATTGATTCCCATGTAAATCTACCTAAAACCCATGTAGATGTATTAAGGAATTGAATTTCAACCTCGTTTTGAGTAATTGAAGGTCTAGACGCTGTAGATAACCACCATTGTTGGATACCTAAATCGGCAGGGAATGTAATTAACCAACGATTCTTTTTCTTAGGTTCGTATGGTAAGGGCATTTTCATTAATAAATCAGCCATGTTCTTTTTGTTTTAAGTGTATTATTATTATTTATTTATAAATATGTTGTTTTTATTTTTTATTCTAACTTAACATAATTTTTTTAATTCTTTTTATTTCTTCCATCAATCTTTGGTCTTCAGTTTCAAACAAAGAAGGCTGAGCAGGTGTTTGTTTTGTTGCTCTTTTTTTAGGTGCTGCTGCTGGTTGAACTTGTGGTTCCGCAACTTGTTTTTGTTGAGCTTGTTGTGGTGTATATTGTTGTGACGTATCTTGTCTAGCAATAGTACCACCTCTACTTTTATGTAAATATTGGAATAACCCCATAATAGTTGTTAAGAAATTTACCAAGTTCTTTTTAAATGTTCCCATATTATTAGCATCATCAATAAAATCATCATTAGGTTGAGATGCATTATATCCAGCAGCTTCACTAAGTTTATTGATATTACCACCACCTAAAGTAGCCATCTTATCAACCATATTACCAAATTTATAATTACCAGAATATATAGCTAATAAAACTTCGTTAATAAACTCTGATAATTGTTTAATATCTTCAGGGTCATTAGGGTCAACTTCAGTAAGATAACTAAATTTTGTTAACATTATTGGGTTTGAATTTAATTGCTTTAAGAAATTATTTATATTTGAATCAGTAGTTCTTCCAGCCATCTTTTTAAGTACGTTTCTAAGGTATTCTACTCTAGTTAATAAATCTTCGAAATTTTTAATTTTATCAGCACCTAAAGTTTTTGTTAAAACTTGAAGAACTTTTTCATCGTTGATAAATTTACCTTCATTTAACGGAGCAGCATTGGTTCCAGTATTAACTTGTGTTTCATTACCCATAGTTTTTTTATTGTTAACAATAAATTGGAATAGGTTTTTTAAATCATTATATAAATCATTATTAGCGGTATCTTGATTTCCTGTATCTGTTGCTGGATTTGTACCAGTATCAGTTCCTGTCGCTGGGTTTGTATTTGTAGCTGGGTTTGTATTTGTAGATGTTCCAGTTCCACCACCAGTGTTAACATTACCACCTGTAGCTGTTCCTGTACCATCACCAGTATTTTTATTCATACCAGTAATATTACCTATACCATTTCCTGTTTGTGTTCCAGTACGTGCATTAACGTCAGTATCATTATCTGGAATATCTAATTCAATATCACCAGTATCTGCAGTTGGAGCAGGTGCTACATCATCACCCTTTGGAGGTGGAATTAACCCTACACCACCGCCTAATCCACGCATCGATTGATACAATGCATTAAGAGTTGCGGCTCTAGATGATTTTTGACCTTTCATTCTAATTAATTTAACTAGTACACCAGCTGTAACTAAACCAATACCTATAGGCCCTAAAACAGCACCAAAACCTTTAGCTAAAGCATAACCAGCACCTGTTTTTATACCTGTTTTTATTACCAATTTTGGCACAGCTTTAATAATAGTGTTTACAACAATACCTTTTAAACCACCACCAGTTTGAGTTACAAGAGAATCACCTAAGGACCTACCTGTACCAGCCCATTTACCTTGAAATATTTCACCTAAATTATCACCATGACCATGAGGATTATTAACTATCTCTGTCAAAGCTTTTCTAGCAGTTTCAGGGTCAGTAAATATACCACCTTGTTGAGTTAAAGCGTTGATACCATCATTAACATTACCACCACCCAATTGTTTAACACCATTGATAAAATCTTCTGGTGTAGAATTAGGATTAAGGTTCATACCATTTAATCTATTCATAATTTGAGTCATACCTTCATTTGGTTTGATTGACGCAAATATTTCTGTTTTTTCTTGAACTGCTTGTTTTATATATTCAATAGATGGATTTTTAGTCACCACATCAAATAAACTTTTAAACCATTCAGTGTTTACCAACCATGAAAAAGCACCCAATGAAGCTCCAATACCAGCCAAAGTCATTGGTAATTTGTTAGACTTAAGTGTATCCATTCTGGTACTTTCAAAATCCTCACCATCACCTCTTCTATCTTGCAATCCAGCTCTAACATCACTAGCATCTATAGGCTCTTCTTCTTCTTCCGTTAAACCAAAATGTTCATCAATACATTTTAATTGTTCTTCATCAAGCTCGTATTCTTCATTCATTAAGTTAGAATTACCTAGCTTATCTTCGTTTTCATCAAAACCAGAATAAACAGCAGCTAAATCTGTATCTAAGAATTTTTTTGTATATTCTTTTAAATGAGCAATAACACCGTTGGCGGCATCAATTGGCATGTAACCAGGTTCTTTTTCTGATTTTTGTGTAGCGGCAACAATAGAATCATAGGTTGCTGCTATTTCAATAACGGTTGTTAAGAATTGTTGTGGGTCTTTATTATTAGGAAATTCAGGGTTTTCTTCTCTGATTTTAGCGTCAAGAGTTTTAATTAATTCATTACCTTGTGTATTTATAATTTGTTGAATTTTTTCGCCAGCTTCTTTGTCAATTTTACCTTTACCAAAGATTTTACCGTTGGCTTTGTATCTCCCTAATTTAGAAAGTCCGTATTTTACAGAGTCCCAAAACCCTTCATCTAATTTACTATTAGATTCAATAGCATCAATTTTTTTAATTGTTTCTCTAAGTATTTCATTAATAATAACAGTGTGTTGTTGTTCTGTAAGTATAATTTTTTTAGCCATAATAACTTTTTAATATAAATATTTGATAATTGATAAAAAGTTAGTATCTTTGCAAATAAAACCAGCCTTATGATTAAAGAAGAACAATTATTAGAAGAATATAATAAATTAATAGATGATATTCTAGATGAATGCGATTGGAAATCACATTTTACTGGTGAAGAAGTTTGTGGTTTGGTTCACCATATATTTAAAAGAGCTGGAAATGAATTAAATGTTACTCCAGAAGAATTACATAAAATATATACAAATCAAATAAGTAATTTAAACCTTACTGATGAAGAATGGCGTAAACAATACGGTATTCCAGAAATAATTCATATGATTTATGAAATTATTATTTCTTTAAATGATGCAGATTTACCAACGCCTTAGAACCTAATTTAACATCAAAACCATTTTCTTTTGATAATTTATTAAATTTTGAAATTAGTTTGCTTTTATCATCTGATAATTTTTTTGTTGGGTCTGGCATTCCTTTAATCTCAAAAGATTTAATCAATTCTTTTATTTTATCTTCTGAAGATAAAATTTCTTCAATACTCTCAAATGTTTTAACGTCTTTTAAAGCCTTTTCCGCTTTGATTTCATTATGACCAGTAATGTTTAACCCTAGGATAGTTCCAAGAGCTAAAAGCACGCCTAAATCGATTGTAATTGCGTTATCACCTTCGTTTATAGAAACCTTAAGTTGTTTAACATGCTCAAGTATTGCATTGTATTGTTTTTCGGTAATAATTAACTTTGCCATAATATTGTTTTAGTATAAATATCTATATAAAATAAAAAAACCCTCTTTCGGAGGGTTTAATTATTTGGTTATTATTTTAGTTAGATATTTGAGAAAGATGCACCTGTGTTCATAATTACAAATTCTAATTGGATAAATTCTAAAGCACGTGTTGGTTTCAAGAATATTTGTCCAGTTAATTGATTTCTATCAATGTCTTCTGGGCTGTTTGAAAGCACCACTCTAAAGTCTGTAAGACCTCTTTCACTTCTAATGTTATCTAAGATTGGGTTAACAAGTCCTAAGAATTGGTTTCTAACAACTGAATCGTTTTGTTCGAAAAGAAGTCTGATAGATACAGCAGAAATAAGTTTTCTTGCTTGTAATAAAAGTCTTCTAACGTTAATACGGTTAAGAGCTGATTCTTTAACTTGAAGAGTTTTGTTACCCCAAATTTTAATACCATCACTAGTAAATGTTGCGATAGGGTTGATTCTATTTTCGTATAAATTATCTCTTTCAGCAAGAGTAAGTTTTTTACGAGCTTTGATAGCATCAACATCCCCACGTTGGATACCTGCAGCTGCAAACCATGGGAATGCAATATTGTCAGTTAAAGCAATGTTTCTTACAACATCTCTTGTTGGTGGAACATAAATCAATACATTGTTTTCAGCATCATTGATTTGAATCCATGGCCAATAAGTACATGTGTAGTTACTATCAAAGTTACCATCCATAATGTCAACAGCTTCTTGTACAGACAATTCAGCACCATTTCCATAATCTGGAGTTGTAACAATATAAAGTGAATCTGCTCTTTCTTGTTCAACCATTTCTATTGCAGCTTCAACCAAGTTTGTGTTGTTAAAAGTATCAATACCAGGTGTAGCAAATACGTTAATGTTTACCGCTTCTGGGTTTTGGAATGTGTTGATTGCTTCTAAATAAGCGTAGTAATCAGAGTTGATTCCTAAATCACCATTTGGAAGTGTTCTATATTTGAATGCACCTTGACCACTTCCACCAGCAAGACCAGCAATACCGTTTTTACCGTTGATAATATCTAAATCAGAATTACTTCTAATGGTTCTATAAATATCCCATCCATCAAATCCACCATAAGGTGCAAATGTAAATTTACGAGCAAATATTTTTTCATATGGTGTACCAATTAAACCAGCATCTGTTCTAAACTCAGCATCACCTGTTTGGAAAGTAAAGATTGGGTTATAAGTTCCACCAGTTCCTAATGGCAATACAACATCATCAATAGTAACACCTGAGGCATCCATATCCATGTGGAATCCTGATGTTAAACCAGTCCATTCGCTATATGATAAGTTATCAGGTTGACCTTTGTAATCAAAGAAATCAGAATCAATACCTAGAGTTTCAGAAAGACCTAAATAGAATTTACGTTTGTTTTCAAAAGCACCATAAGTAGTTTTGAATGTCATAACTGGATTAACAACACTAGTATTAGCATTTGATTGATAATCTCTAATTGGATATCCAACAAAACCTGCTGGGAACGCTTCGCTTGTATCAGATTCTTCATCTAATTCAACAAGTACATAATTTGATTTTGATGAGTATAAACCATCTAGAGTACCAATTCTTCTACCAATAAAGTTAGCTGAAGTTGGGTCCATTGTACAACGGCTGAATGATTCTAAAACAACAGGTTGAGCATCTGTATCATAGAAACCTCTAACCAATACATCAAATTCTTTAGCATCTGGTTTAATGTTTACAATTGACATTTTGAATTGTTCATTTGCAGCATTACCATCAGAAATTGTAATAAATCTGAAAAGTCTTAATACTTTATTACCACGTAACTCAGAAACAATATATGGAGTTTGAGCTGGTTGGAATTCTTTACGATATTCTTGGAAATCATCATTATAGTAAATTGGGTATTGTTTAAGACCTCTTACTTTATCCATACTCATTGCATCAGCTAACATGTTAGGGAAAAATTCTTCTAAGAATAAAGCAGTTTTACCATCTTGAGCACCTCTACCTAAAACTCTAGGTAAATAATTCATTTTAGTACTATCTAAAGATACAGTATATCCAAAATTACCTTGAAGAGTTGATTTACCACTCAATGAAAAATCACCTAATGGGTTTTCAGTTGAATCAATAAACGCTGGGTCAAAAATAACTTGTGTTGAACCTGTTACCTCAAAAGCTGGTAATTGAGTTGCTGGGTTAACAGTTCCTCTAGAACGTAATAAACCAACTATTTGGTTCTCAACGTCAGCATAAGAAGCACCTGAATAAGTAATAGTTACACCACTAGTTCTACCAGTAATAAAACCACCACTAGTACCTTTATTAACCAAATTATAGGTAAATGATTCACCTACAAATACATTTCCAGTTTTATACATCAATACTGGGACACTACTAGTAAAACCAGTATTTTGAGTACCAAGTGTACCTAATGCAGTTGTTAATAAATCTTTGTTCCAAAGATTTTGCAGGATTGAGTCAGCACTAGTTAATGTAGTTATTGCACTATTTGCTCCTGTTGTTGCGGTGAAATTAAATAATGTTGAAGCTGTTGTTGCAACACTAGTAGCACCACTAGTAGCAGGGTCTAGATTCGCATCTAAAGCAATACCCCATGCTAAACCAGCCTTATAACCAGAAAAACCTAATATTCTAGTTACAAATAATTGATTTGCTTGAGATAAATATGATTTTGCAATATAAGGTAACTCATATTGTGGGGCACCAGTATCTTTTACCTTGGTAGCATTTAAACCACCAAAGAATGATTGAAATTCACCATAGTTAGTGATGAAAATCGGTTGGAAAGCTGGTCCAATTGTTGTTTCACCTACTAGACCAAGAGTTGTTACACCTACTTGACGAGTGATGAACGAAATGTCTTTTTCTGAGGTATAAACACCAGGACTTACGAATACATTTTGTGACATGTTCTTTGTTTTTTATTTTTGTTATTATTTACTTTATTCTATTCTTTATTATAAATATTCGGTTTTTTTCAAAAGAGATATGTAAACCTAATAATAATTTCTTTTAGTATGAAAAAAAGCATACTTTCATCATACTAAGTATTTAATATTAGAAATTTAAGTATATATTTATCATTATGATAGAAATTAAAAGTAGGGTAACATACATTTATGCATTGTTGGATGGAACAAAAATCAATTAATTTTATAAAAAAAGATAAAAATTTAAAAATCACTAGTAAAACTCATGATATATTACTAAAATATTGTAAAGATAACAAATTAAAAATATTTGATTTTGTTGAAACTATAATAAATGAAAATTGTAAATAATAATTAAAAAGAATATGAAAAGAGATAAAAACCTTAAAATAACACCTATAACCCATGAGCTTCTTAAAAAGTATTGTGAAGAAAATGGGTTAAAAATGTTTGCTTTTGTAGAAAAGCTTATTAAAGAAAAATGCACTCCTAAAAAAGACTTATATGGTGAATAACACTGCTAACAAAGCACCGATGATACCACCGTAACTTCCCATGTTTAAATCAGTAAAGTCCCATGGTGCACCATACTTAATACCGTAGTACCATTCTCTAACAAAGTTAACAGCATAAGCTCCAAACCCACCAATAAATAATTGAAAAGGCATTCCTGTCTCAGCCAAATGAGCATATGATAATAATAACCACATACTAAAGAAAGTTAACACTAGCGAATAACCTAAGTGTTTATGATAATTTTGTTTTACAAAATCTTTTGAAAAGATTTTAGTTGTATCTGTTAGATACTTTTTGATGTTGTTCCATAAAATTGGACAAATTGTACATTCAATCATGATTTTTGTTTTTAATTATTGTTATTTTTTAATTCTTTTATAACTGATTCTAATTTTTCTATTCTAATAATACTTTCTTGTAATGCTTTAACTGTTAATGATAAAATTCCGTCATAATCTAACCCATACACACCATTTTCTTCATTACCATTACCTAAAACTAATTCAGGGTATAGTTCAAGTATGTCTTGAGCAATAAAACCATGTCTTTTAATATTTTCATTATTTTTAAACTCAAATTTAACTGGTTTTAATTTTTTAATTAATGTTGTTTTTTCATCATAAATATATTCTATATTTTTTTTAGTTCTTAAATCAGAAGTTCCACCACCAGGAGTACTTAAAACACCAGCATCTGTAAGACTAAAAGCTATATTGCTGTAAGCACTATTAACAATCTCTAAACCACCAGTATTATTTACCCTAAAAGTTTTATTTATATTGGTTGCACCAGCTGCTGTATTGGTTACTTTAATAAAATCATTATATCCACTACCACCAACAGTATTACTACCAACAACAACAATACCTGATTGGTCATTAGAACCATCTATTGTTGTTGTTGTTTTAGTTCCTGAGTTAATTGTTGTGGTTGCTGATATTGTATTAGCTGTTAACCCACCTTGTAATCTTGTATCACCAATAACGTGTAATTTACTTACAGGTGTTGTTGTCCCTATCCCTACGTTAGCTGAGAAATATCCTTTACCATCAAAATAACCACCCCAACCTGCACCAAATGAGGCATCACCGTATATGGCTTTTCCACCAGATGTTTGAACTCTTCCTGCTACACCTACTTGATTATTATAAACAGTATCTGTACTAGTATTATATCCAAAAATAGCAGAAAGAGAATCATAAGAAAGTGGTCCAGATAAAGATGCAACAGAGTGCAACTTTGATGTTGGCATTATTGTTCCTATCCCTACCTTGGTTCCATTATCATAGATAACGTTTGTTTGAACTGTTGTCCCAGAAATATTACCATCAGCTCTAATAAAACTAGTTGCATTTCCAGCAGCATTTAAACCTTCAAATAAGTTGGTTACGTTATCAGCATTTCCAGTACCATTTTTAATACTTAACGCACCTTCTACCGAATTTGTTACTATTTCAGGTGTTGCTGAGTTGTTGTATGCTTGTTGAAGTGTAGTGGTTGAAATACCACCCGTTCCACCTACTGTTTCACCAAATTTTGATGCAAACGTAATTTTTGCTTGTGCTATATCATTTAAAATTGTTGCATCTGACCTAACAGATAATATTGCAATTAATACTGCGTTATCTCTAAAATTTGAAAATGTTGTGAATGCTTCTGTATTAACCGCTGCAATTGCGGTTGTTAAATCAGCATATTTAGTTTGACCATATTGTATTCTAAATTGACCATTTTGTAACAAAAATATTCTTTGATTTGTTGCTTGTTTTGCTGGTGACCCAATAGTTGTAATAACTCCATTTAAATCATAATTAGCTGGGTCAATTGTTGTTCTATTTGTAGCCGTACCACCTGTTTGTGTTCTATATTGGAATGTTGTTGGTGAGTTCCCTGACACACTTATACTACTTGGGTTAAATTGATTTGTCGTAAACCCAATACCTAACCCAAATAAAGTTCCACTACTAGTATTAAATGTTAGATTTGAATTAGGACTTGGATAAACATTTTCATTTATTAATTTAATTGGTGTAAACATATCACGAAGTTGTGATAATGGTGACACATCTAAATCAGGTTCGTTAAATGCGTTAATAAGACTAGTTCTATTCCCATGACCCATTTTACCCAAATAAACATTTTGTCTTCTTTGTTGTGGTGTTGGAAATGTTGTTTGTTGTGTTATAGTTCCAGCACTAGTAAGCAAAAGATATGTTTCTGTTGCTGTATTATAATAAAGTGATGGGATATTTGTTTGGCCAGAATAGTTAACATAAAGAACTTCTGGGATTAAAGGGTTAGTTGTATTGTCAACAAACCATGCATCTACTGGTGCAACGTTAAATGTGTTGCTTGATGCCAACGTTATTCCAGTAAAATTAAAAACACCTGTTGATATCGTATTACCTAACAAAACGTTTACCTCTTTTTGTGTTAAACTTTCAACCTTGTTTTCATTTGAAATAACAACAAGTATTTTACCGATGGTTGGACTTGATTCCAAACAAAAACCTACAGTTGAAACCCTTGATGTAAGTGCAATATTATCTGGATTGTTGGTTAAAGCTCCATCAACAGTATCAGATAAATATATTTCATCACCAGCTGTAAATGCACTTGTATTTAAATCTCTAACAACACCAAAGTTTGTCATAAACCCATATTGTCCATTAGGTATATCGTGAGTTGCAACACCTGAAGTTTGTGCTAAACCTATTGTAGTTATTGTAGCAAGTTTTGATGCGTTTGCCAACGCAACGGTTGGCACACCTGAAGTTGAGCCCGTTATATGTAAAACTTGGCCATTGTTGATTTGATAACCTAAATTATTATAAACCCTAATTAAAGATTCTTGTCCCAAATTTACCGTAACGTCATTTTGATTTGTTAACGGCTTGTACGATAAAGCGTTTTCAGTCGAATCAAAATACACTGTTCCACCTGTAGGGTTTGGAACTGTAGGTGTGGTATCAAAGTCAATGTAATTAACAGTAAGACCACTAGTAAATGATGTTGAACCAGACACAGTACCACCAGTAAATGTTGTATTAGTAATTGTTCTTGCCGATAATTCACCATTTGGACTAACAATAACCATTCTGTCACCACTACCAGCTAATCTAGGTAATATGGTATTGATATTATTATCTCTAAATCTAATATTACCACTACCATCCGCAATAATTATATTATTGGTTGTTGCTGAAGATAAACCACTTGGTTTACCAAAAATAGTATTGTTTGAACCATTTATCACACCTGATAATAAAGTTCCAATGATTGTGTTGTTTGAACCTGAAACCAAACCAGCATTAGTGTTGTTTGAATCTGAACCAATTAAAGTATTATCACTACCTTTTGTTGCTGAACCAGCATAAAAACCTATTCCAATATTCCTAGAACCAATATTGTTATATAATGTGAAAGTGCCTATACCAACATTTCTTTGTGCTGTTGTATTATTTTGTAATGAGGCAACACCAATAGCAGTATTATAACTACCAGTTGTATTATAATACAACGCATAAGAACCAATTCCAAAATTTTGAACCCCAATTGTGTTATAAGTTAAACTACCAGCACCAATACCTGTATTATAATTACCTGTTGTATTAGCACTAAGTGATTCATTACCAAAAGCCGTATTAAAAGTACCACTTGTAGTAGAAACCATGGCATTTTGACCAAAAGATATATTGCTGCTAATGTTACCAAAACCATTATTCCAAATGGTTGAGTTTGAATTATTGTATTCTAAATGTGGTATGTAAGTATAACCAGTAACACTAAATGTTCCACCTGTGTTGTTGGTAAATATTGTTGTACCAGTAGAATATATAGCACCAGTAAACGACCCACCAGCACCGCCACTTTGACCCATTTCAACCCAATAATTTAAACCATTTTGATTAACATATTTAATCACCGTGTTTAAATCGGTATACTCTGAACCTACTGTAGAATAATGGTTAGGTATTCCATATCCAGATTGGATATAAAAAGGTGCTAAATCAAATGAAATTATTTGTGTTGACATACTATATTTTTAAATTATTTTACCAAAATAGTAAACATCTCCACATTTCTGCTCCAGCATGTCTCATAACATATAAGAATTTTAAACCATCAGGCCCATTTATAATTTCCATTCTGTTTCCAATAACAGCAATACCATGACCATAAGGTACGGTACCTGAATTAACCATTTCTCTTGTTGTCATATCAAAATAATAAATTCTGTTTGTGGCGTTATGGTTTATGTAAATTCTATCAATACCATCATAAGCGTACATACTACCTGTAGTAAACGATTCAAACTGTGGTGGTATAAAATTACCATATTGCCATGTATCTGTTACAATATCATATCTATCAATATTTGATGCTCCACTACCTCTGACACTCCATATATACCTTCCATTATTGTGACCATAAGCAAATACTAAACCTGTTGCTAAACCTCTAGGTGGGATACCTAATATGGTATATTGAGTAGTTGTGTCAGGTGTAAACGTTTGTACAGCAAACGTTAAAGTGGTAGTAGTATTACTTACTATAAGTATTTCATTTGATTGACCTGTACCACCTGTAATTCTAACTCTTTTACCAGCCCATTGATTTACTTTCCAGTTTTTAGTAGTGTCTATAAGTGTAGATGTACTACCACCAGTAGCAATACCAAATACTGCCATTATCTGATATCTTGTTGTTGTGTCAGGTGTAAATGATTGAGTAGCGAAAGAAAGGGTGGTTTCTGTGTTTGCTGTAATTACAAACTCCGCTCCAAGCCCTGTACCAGCAACAACTCTAACTCTATTATTTGTCCATGAACCAGGAATCCAAATCTTTGATGAATCCACAAGCGTTGATGTAGTTCCACTAGTAACAGCTCCAGACGCACTCTGTTGTGCTATAGGGTATTGTAAATCTCTACCTAAAGCTTCAGCTTCAGTTATTATATATCTAGACGTACCGTTTACCGCAGCTGTTCCTATAGTTCCTCCCAATGTTATTGAAGTTTGAGTATTAGATGTAATTCTTCTGAATTGATAAGTACCAGCCAACCCAACTGTTGCGACACCTATAGTTTTACCAACAAGTTCGTTTACATCCCAATTAGCATTAGCGTCAACTATTACTGTAACTGATTGAGCTATTGAAGCTGTCATACTAGCTACCGCTGTTGTAACAATGTCAAAAGTTGTTGGTGCTGTGGCTGATACACCATCTACACCAACAATAGTTGATGTGGTGTTATAAGCGGCTTCTGTACACCCTGATATAATTACTGATTCACCTATTTTAAATTGATGTGGGATTGTAGTTGTTATTAAACAAACACCTCCAACAGAAACTATATTTACAGTAGCTAAAGTACCACCACCACCTGTTGTTGCGGCACCTGTGGTAACAGAATACCCAGCACCAGCTCTCATTAAAGATACTGATGTTATAACACCTGTAGATGTTATAGTTTCAACATAAACTTTACCATTGGTACCACCACCACCACTTACTGTCAATACATCACCAATTCTGTAACCTGAACCACCGTTGTTGATAACAACAGACGTTATACCAGTTGTGGTTCTAACACCTGAACTGATACCAAAAGGTAAACCTTTATCTCTTCGTGCCGTTATGGTAGAAGTAACACCATAATCATATATGTTTCCTTGACTCCACAAATCGGCTTCAACACTATATTTAAGTAGTGAAGAGTTACTATTTCCAGCAAAAAAAATAGAATCTGTATCTGAATAAATAGCATAAGTAGATGTGTTATCAGGGGTTATATCCCATTTTTTAGCCACCTCAAAGTAATTAGAACCATTAGCTACTATTCTTAATCTTTGACCAATTCCAGTTCCACTTTTAATTCTGATTTGATAATTTACATACTCATCAATAACCATTGTTTTAGAATTATCGGTTAACGTTCTAGTTGTTGCAGAAGTTGTTGTACCTGTTAAGTATTCACCATCATAAGCACCTGTTCTTTCTATTGCAAAATCAGTAGTAATAGCCGCAGGAAAAATAGCATTATTTGCTGTTTTAGTTATCCAAATATCGTTGGCAACATCATACATTTGCCATGTAAAAAATGGTGCACTTGTAGCTGAAGACACTAACCATATTGTTCCTGTTTGAATTATAATTTTAGAACTTGTGTCAGCACTTACAGTTAAAGGTGTGTTTAAGGTTATAACTTGTGATGTGATTAAAAAACTAGATTGAGAACCAGCTACAATAGTTGGAGCTGTTGAAAACCCTGTGTTATCAAAAGATTCATAAGGTTGATAGTTAATATCTGAAAAATATAGGGTATCAACTGTGTTGTACAATATTGTTCTTTGTAATTGAACACCACTAGAAAAAGTTATCCTACAGTTAAAACCAACCCATTGATTTGGTTTCCATCTTTTAGTTGTATCTGTAATTATTAATGCTGTTGCGGAAGTACATAAACCAGAATCTTCAACAACCTCTGGGTCAACAGCTGTTATTGTTCTTTCTTGACCAAGACCTGAACCATATCTAATAACAAGATTTTTACCAACAAGTAAGCTTCCACCACCAATATATGGTATTTTTAAGTTTGATGTGTTTACTTGGGATAATACTCTTGCTCTATTTCCACTGTATTTAGAATACCTTAATGATAACGCAGTATTTGGTGCTGTGATTGGTGATGATAATTGTAAGTATGAATCTGTAATTGCGTCATATCTATAAAATAGAGACCCAACTAAATAATACATATATCTATCATCACCATCTTCCGATGTTGTTAGTGCACTTTGTGCTGATGTAACTGTTGGTGCAAATCTTGACCATTCCCATACAGGAATGTCTAATACTGGTTTTAAATTATTTGTTAATGCCATTTTGTTTGTTTAATATGTTAAATTTTGTCTTATTCCGTTTGCAAAAGCATTTCTAGCAGCGTCTATGAATTGAAATCTAGAGTCCACACTACCAATTGCTGCTATATTACCTACAGTACTTAGAAGGTTCATATTCGCTATTGTTTCTACAACAACTCTTTGTCTTTGTTGTGAATCTTGTACAGCCATAGGTTCCATTAATTTTACCATTCTTCTTAATAAAAGAACGGTTTCCTCGGTTGCTGGGTTTATTGTTGCTCCACTAGTATTTAAAACATTTAGTGAATCCGATGGTGGTATGTATGACATAATTTTTATTTATTTATAAATATAGGGTTATAATGAAATTTGTAAATTAAATTAAGTACCAATTATTATTATATGATTGAAAATCTAATGAAACATTTTTTCTAGCCACTATAACCGAGGTATCACCATCAATTAATTGTCCACTATAAGGTAATATTGTTTCAATACCTGTGTTTATATTTTTAATAGTTATTTTTGTTCCATCTACAATAATTTGTGGAAGTGTGATTGTAATATCTGTTGATGAATCAACAATAACTGTTTGGTTAGCGTTTGTTAAAACACTACTAGTAGTCACCGCTGTATATATTGGTGTAACACCACCACCAGCTACAGTTACCACATTACCGTTTGAATCAACACCAATTGCTTGACCTGCTGATGTAGGGCTTGCACTTGTAAGTGTTTCAAGTCTTAAACCAGAATCGTTAGCTGTTTCACCAGAAATATGTAAACGTTTTGTAGGGTTAACAACGGCAACACCAATTCTACCAGCACTACTAGGTATAATACTTGGTGTACCACCTGTTGTACTATAAGTACCAGTCCCAAATAACACACCACCTAAATTAATACTATTTGTTGTTCTAGCTGATAAAGTAATATTTGTACCAATTATTATGTTATTTGAACCAATACTAAGGTTTGCATTAGATGCATAACCAGCTTTAAAACCAAATAAATTTGAAAAACTAGCACCAGTTGCAGCATTACCACCAGCGGTAAAACCTAAAAAGTTTGAATTATTAGCGTTGGTTGCACCATTACCAGCACCCTGTCCTATAAAGTTAGATTGACTTGCACCAGTTGCTAAAACACCAGCACCCTGACCAAAGAAATTTGAATTATTTGCATTTATTGCTGAGTTACCAGCACTGATACCAAAAAAATTAGAAGCATTAGCATTTGTAGCACCATAACCAGCTGTATTACCAAAAAAGTTTGAGTTACTAGCACCTGTTGCAAAATAACCAGCTTGAGTACCCATAAAGTTTGATTGACTAGCACTTATTGCATTTTGACCAGCTTGAGAACCCATAAAGTTTGAGTTATTAGCACCACTAGCGTTACTACCTGCTTGAGAACCCATAAAGTTTGAATAACTTGCATTATTTGCATTACCTCCAGCACTAGCACCTAAAAAGTTTGAATGGATAGCGTTGATTGCTCCAACACCAGCACTTAATTTAAATGAAAATAAACTACTACCGTTAACTATCTCAATTGGTAAATTTTGATATGTTGTTGCACTAAACGTATTGGCACTTAAACCACCAGTAAAATTAGTTGGGCTACTTATTGTTCCACCAGTAAAAAGACCTGTTCCTTCAGGACCTTGAAGACCCATTTGTCCTTGTGGACCTTGTTCACCAGTAAATAAACTAGTAATATTTAATCTACCCTCAACAAAATCTTGAGACCCTAATGAATCAACAACTAAATAAAATTGTTCATTAGGTTCTAAAATAATGTCACAAGAAACCGATGTATTATATTGTTGACTTAAATTATTAGCCACATTTTCGGCAACTGAATCACCTTGAATATACCCTAACGTACTATGAAAAATATTTAATGTGTGAATATTTTCAATATTAGGAGTTCCATTACCAACCCAAATAACAGATGCGGCCACGTTAAAACTTAAAGTTTCTAATGTATTGTTTGTCCAAACCGAACCATTGTTTGATAATTGAGTTGAACCATAACTTCTGTCTAAAGTATCAAAAAAGACATTACCATTATAGCTACCATAATCAACACTCCACATTTCAAGACCTGGATTAGTACTAGTACCACTACTAAATCCACTTACACTAAATGTACCACCAGTATTGTTACTAAATACAGCTGTTCCTGCTGAATAGGTACCACCAGTTGTAAACACATCTTTCGGTAAATTATTATATGTTGTTGCACTAATTGTAGTTGCAGTTAAATTACCATCTACAAGCGTATTTCCAGATACGTGTAACGCTTGACTTGGATTAACTACGTTGATACCAATTCTACCTTGTGTTTGTCCTGTTATACTTGGGTTACTAGTTAGTGCACTATACGTCCCACTACCAAACAAGACACCACCAATATTAATACTATTTGTTGCAGCATTTGGTAATGATATGTTTTTACCAATTATTATATTATTTGCACCAATATTGTTACCTGTAAAAACTCTACCAACATTAAAACCAAATAAATTTGAATAATCAGCATTGGTTGCACCACTACCAGCAAAATTACCAAAAAAGTTTGAATTATTTGCACCTAGTGCACCTAGACCAGCGTTATTACCTAAAAAATTTGAGTTACTAGCACTTGTTGCACCACTACCAGCTCTATAACCCATGAAGTTTGAACCAGTTGCATTTGTTGCTCTATCACCAGCTAGTTGTCCAAAGAAGTTTGAATTACTAGCATTTATTGCAGCATTACCAGCACGATAACCCAAGAAGTTTGAATTAGCAGCACTTGTTGCTCTATCACCAGCTTGACTACCAAAAAAGTTTGACCTAGTTGCAGCACTTGCAAGATTACCAGCATTATTACCAAAAAAGTTTGATTCATAAGCATTTCTTGCAAGATTACCAGCTTGACTACCAAAAAAGTTTGAATTATTAGCATCATTTGCCTGTAATCCAGCTTGAAACCCAAAAAAGTTTGAACTACTTGCACCTGTTGCTTGAAAACCAGCTTGACGACCTAAAAAGTTTGAATATGGAGCACTTGTTCCACTATAACCAGCTTGGAAACCTAAAAAGTTTGAGTCATTAGCATTTCTTGCAAAACCACCAGCACCATGACCAAAGAAATTTGATTGAGTTGCACCAGTTGCGGCATAACCAGCTTGTTGACCAAAGAAATTTGAGTTACTAGCACCACTTGCAGCAGCACCAGCACCTTGACCTAAAAAATTTGAATAACTAACATTATTTGCATTACCACCAGCGTAATTACCAATAAAATTTGAATGAATACTATTTCTTGCTAAACTACCAGCACCTGTCCCAAAGAAATTTGAATCTACAGCACCACTTGCATAATAACCAGCACTATTACCAATAAAATTTGAATAGTTAGAATTTGTTGCAACATTACCAGCATATTGACCAAAAAAGTTTGAATCCGTAGCATTACTTCCAGCACCAGAATTAAAAGCAGTAGAAAACAAACTACTAGTATTAACAACTTCAATAGGACTTGTAGTTCCTATAAAAGTACTAACGTCAACCTCAACCAATTCATTATCCAAGATACCAATTACTTGGGGTGCTGAATTATTTGTTATTAATGTGTTTGTATATATTCTATCAGTTTCATTAATAGTGTCATTT